TACGTAGCTATATAAATACCTAAACTATTAGGATCAACTACAGATCCATTTACTCTTAAACTATCTGCATATCCAGCACCATTAGCATAATTAGAGCTATTACTATAATTCGATGATGCAGCATAATTTACACTAAAGTTAGCTGGGTTATACACATATATGTTTTTAGAATCATTACCACCCCATAACTTTTTTTATTATGCAGGAACACTACCATTTGTATAAATAAAATGAGCTTCTCTACTTGTAAAGGTTACATTAGATGCGCAATTTATTGTAGCTTTTTGTCCTTTTGATATTGGTAAATTCAAAGCTATATTTGAATTATCTGAAATAGGACGATCCACTGCATATAAAGTTGTAGTTTCAATTGTTAAAGAAATCCATGAATTAGCAGTTGTAGATACTGCACGGTATGAAATCCATCCAGTTTCTGGAGCTGTATATGTTGTTGATGTTCCTGTTAATGTAATAGTAATAGTTTTATTACTTGGTCCTGCTGCATGTGCAGCTATTTTTGATATATCTTTCCATTCACCGTCCCCACAAAGCACGAAATCAGTTTGCTTAGTTGTCGCAGGAGGAACAAGTCCAGCTGTTCCTGCAGATGAAGTTGTGGCACCTTCGTATTCAGGTACAGATATTTTATCGATTTCTAGTTTTAAACCATCACCTATTTGTTTGTTAGTAATAACAAAATGCCAATTTGACCAACCAGCATTATCTCCTGAATAAGTTCTGATAAAAATTTGATAATCGTTTACATCATAAGTTCCTAATCTATACCATAGTTGTTTGATTCTTTGTTGGTTAGGTGCAAATACACATAAAATACCATTGCTTCCATAAGTAGGAGCATTGATAGGTCTGGCAGCTTCATAATCCCAATATAATCCGTAAGTACCAGATTGAGTATATGTATTGAAATCACTCGTGCTATTTAATCTTGTATATGTTGGATTGCCTAATTGGCCACGCAAAGATGCCAAATCGGATTGGTCGTTATCAACTGCAATATCTGCTGGATATTCCCATTCCCCATTAGCTCCTAACGATTTTCCAAGATCAGCTATAAGTGGAGGTGGTACTAATCCAGAAACACCGTTTGCTTTAGATGTAGCACCCTGCATTTCTGGAATTGAAATTTTACCATTTGTGAGTCTAATTCCATCACCAATTATATTGTTTGTAAGAATTTGTCTCCATTCTGTCCATGTATCACCATTATCAATAGATGTTCTCCAGCAAATAGTATTTTCCGATGTCATAGTTTGGAATAACCTATTATTGTCACCAGTACGTCCAGAAACTACTAATACTCCAATTCTTGCACCATCTATACCAATATTTGATGGACCATTAGTCGGCTCACCCAACGTACGGTAAATACCAACTTCTTTTATTGTATTGAAATCTGGATCGACGATTTCTTTTGCTTCTCCAATTTGGCCGGGACCAAACTGATCTTCAAATGGTAAAATACGCCATGCAGTCCATTGACTATCGCTATTATTAATATACATTCTCATGGCAGTACGACATCTTTGTCCTTCTGCATTATTGATTGTCGAAGCTGCTGTTACGTAAGTTGTAACATACTGTACAATTCGAGACCAGTAACTTACAGAACTAGACGAATGAATTCTAACGATTTCTACTGTACCATCAAACCATGAAGAATTACTACCAGCAAAACCTGGATTATTGGCGGTAACAGGCGTTTCACGTCCTTCAGCATCGACTGCATCTGTTCCTTCACGCCAACGGATATGATATTTACCTGGACGAGTAAATTCGTTAAAATCAGAAATAAGGTAAGTATCATTGGGTGTTCCCTGATACCAAGGAATATATTCGTCATAGAAAAATCCTCTAACACTAGCTAATTTATTAATATCTCCACTTATTGCTATATCTTTGGCAGTAACAACTTGATCATTTTTAACGATGGTAGTATCATCTACAGAATGCATAAATTGTAACATTCTAGGTAAAGCCATATAAAAAACCTACCTTGTTTAATAGATTTTTGAATTTTGTTCAATATAATAAGTGTTTGTTCCGTGTTTTTTTTTGTAAAGAATAACATTTTGTATCAGATGGGGACTTTATTCCCCATCTGATACAGGAGCAATTATAATTCAAAAGAATATAATTTTTATATTATCATATTTAAATAACATTTTATTATAAAAATAATCATATTATTTTTATAATAAAACATTTTGTATATTGAGGATTTTTACGTATGCTGCCTAAGACAATGCGTGAATTACAAAATAAATTATCGTTATCTGGAGGAATAGTAACTGGTGATGTTACTATTGATGCTTCTTTAATAGCAAATCAAGTAAAAGCTAAAGCTGAACTTTTAAGTCCTTCTACATCATCAACAACAGATTCAGATATAAATGATGATCAAATTGCTACCACCAAGTTTGTTCATTCAGTAGTGTCCATTAATAAATATATTCATCCGACTTCTACTGCAAAAGGTAATTACGGAACAATTAAAGATGCAATATTGGAATATGAAGATTCATTTTCAGTACCATACATTACAGTAGATGAATTAGGACATATAACAAATGCTTCTTCAGTTAATTTTACACTTCCTTCTGCAACAACAGATGAAAATGTAAAACAAACTTTATCTGCTGCACAAGATGAATATCCATTACTTGCTTCAAATTCAATAGACATTACTTCAAAAACAGCTTCTGCAATAATTGCTGATGGCGTTACATTAAATCCTGCAACAAAAAGTTTAATTGCATCGCTTTTTATTGGTGATTTACAAGGTAATGCAGATACTTCCACTAAATTAAAAACAGCAAGAACAATTTCTTTAACAGGAGCTATTTCTGGAAGTGCTGTTTTTGATGGTAGTGCTAATATTAATATAGCAACTACTTTAGAACAACCAAATATATCAATATCTACTGCATCTCCTTCTGGCGGAAATGATGGTGATATCTGGTTTAAAATTATATAATTTATTTAATTTTTAATAAAGGAGAATTAAACATTATGGAAAATATTAATTTACTTACATATAGCACCGGACTTTGTAGAGTAATAAGTCGAGGAATAGCTTTTGAAAATAATATTCCTCCCCAGCTTTCATTTTCTTTTGATTCTCTTTATTATGAACCTGTTTTAAATCATACCATTAAAATTATAGATTCAATGACGTATCAATTGACTGAAGAGGAAAAACAAGAATGTGAATCTTTTGCATATACATTTATAGACGTTGCAGATTATTCTGTTTATACGTATGATTCTAACTTTTTATATACTGGCACAATGTTAAAATCTGAAGCTATATCCAAAAATAGTAATTATAGAATTGTTGAAGCTCCAGATTCGTTAGCAAGCAAATGGAATACGACTAAGAAACAATGGGATCGGATTGTTTCTGTTGTTTTAGATGACGGAACTTTACATTTAAATCCAGAAATTATTTGTGAAAGATGCGTATTATTTTTCACTGAAGAAGAATGGACTCATGATAAAAATAGACCTCAAGTCATATATCCTGATGATGTATGGAAATATAATTTTGTTACAGAAACATGGTACAACGACAAAGACTATGTTGTATATGCTTATGATGATGCTTTTTGTTTCATCAATGAAGTAATGAAATCTACCGCAATAAAAGAAGGATATAAATATACTACAATTAAACCTGAAACTTATGTAAGCAAATGGACTGGATCTACGTGGGAGATTATTGTAGCGTCAATTAGATCTGATGGAGTTCTTATATTAAATCCTGTAGGAATATGTCCTGAATGTGTTGAATTTTTTACACAATCTGAATGGGATGTTCATAGTAAACCTTCTTTTGATGACATAGAAAAAGATATATGGAAATATGATTTTGTCAATGATACTTGGATAGATATAAGCGAGTATCAGATATATGCTTATGAAAAAGAAAGTAAAATATTTATAGATACCATGCCGAAAAGAATTGCATTACAAAAAGATTATGGCTGGACATTAACTGAAATACCTTCTTTTGATAAATCATATAAATGGACAAACAATCAATGGGAACCAATTGTAGTTATTATTAGATCAGATGGTTCTCTTACATTTAAAACAGAATACATCTGTGAACAATGTGTTTTGTTCTTTACACAAGAAGAATGGAATGAATTTCTACAACCTCCAACATACCCCAACGCATCTTTATATGGATATGCTTATACGGTATATTCGTACGATTTTGCTACAGATACCTGGGTAGATAAACGTGTATTTTCTGAATTATTTAAAATGGTTGAAGCTACATTACGCAATTATTTTGAAGATAAACGTGTAGAGATTTGGGGAGCACATATAAAATCGTACGAAAAGGAAACTTGGCAAGATCAAGTATATGAAGCTAGAAACTATATAAAAGATAATACTTTTGAAACTCCAGCAATTGATACTTATCTTCAATATATTGAAAACAAAATGGATAAGATTGATCTTTGTAATCGTATTATTACGAATAATCTTGATTTTAGTAAGATGGCAATGCATGTGAATGCTATACAAAAGAATTGGTTGAATAAATTGAATCTTGTAACCAATAATTCTGAAATAGATTCCTTATTTGAAAAATTTCATGCTGCATTAGCTAATGATACTTTATTATAGAGGAAATGCGGCATGCAAATAAAATCTTCTAATAATTGGGAAACTGGACAAGTATATGCCAAGGTTTCTGGTGTTTGGAGAGATATTTTAGTTCCTTATGTAAAAACTGGAGGTACATGGCGTGCCACTTGGAGTTATTCATGGTCAGTAAGTAATTGGTCTAATTGTTCCAATACTTGTGGCACTGGAACTCAAACAAGAACTGTAACTTGTAAACGAAATGATAATGTTATTGTAGATGATAAATTTTGTACTGCGTATGGATTAAATAAACCAGTTACTTCTCAAACATGTACAGAATCAAGTGGCTGTACATACGCTTGGTATACTGGTTCTTATGGATCGTGTTCAGCAACCTGTGGAACAGGAACACAAACTCGTACTGTATATTGTCAGCGAAGTGATGGAACAAAAGTAGCAGATTCATATTGTTCTGGAACAAAACCAAGTACATCTGTTAGTTGTTCTTCTACTAGTGGTTGTACATATTCCTGGTATAGTGGTTCTTGGGGTTCAAAAACCTGGATCTCTGGAACAGTTAATTGTGGAAGATCAAGCCAAAGTAGAACAGTGTATTGTCAAAGAAGCGATGGTACAGAAGTTTCTGATTCGTATTGTAGTAGTACAGGATCAAAACCTAGTACAACTCGTACATCTACAAGCTGTAGTAATTGTATATATACGAGTGCAAGTGCATCAGATTGGGATGAGACCAATTACATATATGCTAAAATAGAACAGTGTAAAGCTAATCCTCCTTCTAAGTGTGAAAACGTTGCACATTCTGATTGGACATATAGTAAGATGAGAAGCATACTTATACAAAATTGTGGTAGTGTTTACAATCATTTTAAAAAGTATGGAGATTCTGAAGGAGTATGTCCTTTAAAGTTTTGTGATTGTTGTTCCTCAGAAGGATATACATATATGTACCCTTGTTAAACAGCTGATGTGTAACAGAGTGGATATTTTTCCACTCTGTTACATGGTAATTTATTGTAAAACAAATTTTAGTTTAAGCACCATTACAAGGAATAAAAGAATAATCAAGAACTTGTATATCATTTGGACTATTCATCCAAAGCATAAATTTATTTCCTTTTTCAATTGGAACTGACAGACGATGTCTGATTGAATTAACAGTACCAGTTTGACATAAAATTTCTTTTTCTATCATAGATGTACCATTTGCCATACTAGTAATATCTTCATTTGTAGTTGATGAAGTATATGTTGCTAAAATAACACCGGAAGAAATACTCGCATCTGCAGGATCTATTATAACTCGCACATATCCATCTGTTGGAGCAGTGTGAAAATTGTCTAAAGATCCGTTGATTGGTGTTACTGTATAAGTAGTATATTTAGTCTTATCACTAACAGGCATAATAGCACGAGTTGCTAATTTTTCTATTTCTGTAAATTCATTTTTTATATAAATAAAATATCTGTATTTTACATTATCTGGAGTTACTGTAGTTGAATTTCCATAAATGGCATTGGCACGAGATGCGTCAAATGTTACCTTATAAGGATTATTTGTTCTAGTACTACTACCTTCCCAGACATGTTCAATAGCATCTAAATTTTTGTTAGCTATGGCACCTGATGTATTTACAGTAGGTATGTAAGCATCTAGCCATCCAGTAGTCCATGAACCATTGATATTGGGAAGACCTGCATTTTCAACTTCCCCTATTTCAGACACGGATTCAGCATTTTGAATAAAAGCTTTTATTTTAGGCAATCTTACAGTTTTAGTAGTTGTATTTAAACCAAAATAACCACATTGTGAATACTGTGATATTGTAGTCTCATATTCTTCTAATGTAATTGTTTTACCATTGTTAATAACCCAAGTATAAAAATCAGGATATACAACGTCACATTCTGATATAATTTGTCCATCAAAAGGAAGAGAGTTGTCTGGAATATCTGTTCCAGCATATATAAATATTTCCCCAAGTTTTCTCACATAATTAATTTCTCCATTGTTGGTAATAGATTTAAATTCACCACTTGCATGAAGATATCCATCAGTTCCTGCTGGAATATATGGAATTAATCCAGGTTTACTAGATGTTGTTGACGTTGCACCTGTTATTGGTTGTGTTTTTTCTATAATACTAGGAAGCATAGTTTTAAATCTCCTAATTATCAATAAGTGTTCATTGTATTCAATAGTATTTATATATTTCTTGTTGTTTTTTTTTGTAAAAAATAATATCTGTATAGACGTGGTTCAAACCACGTCTATACAGATATTATTTTGTTATATTGTATCTTGTGAATAATAAAATATTAAACTTGCGGATGCTGGATTAATATTACTGTATCCTACCGTAACTGAAGAATTCTTTGCTACTGGTAAATACGTACACAATAAATTACCTGAGACAACACTTATACAAGTTGACTGTAGATGCCCACGTAAATATATGTATCCAGAGCTGGCAGTAGCAGTTGCTGTGAATTCTAACCAACCGTTGGCAGGTATGTTTATTTTGCTGTAAGATGTTGGAAGTTGGTATCGTAAGTATTTGCCACTAGGAGCAAAAGTTTGTGCTGCAATTTTAGATATTTCTTGCATTAATATTGGTAACATATATAAATATCCTTGATTAGCTTATTTTTAGCACGATCTCAATATTATTTAAATTTAAATTTGTTTTTTTTTTGTAAAAAAAATACATATATAACTAGAGGATCATTATGATCCTCTAGTTATTTCATATAAATTTTATTCATATATTACTACCTTGTAATAATTATATTCTTTAGTAAGAATTTGTGATGTAAAAAAGGAGGTATTATTAAAATAGTATACTACTTTTTATTGAGGTGTCAAATGTCATTGACTGATGGTATAATAAAATTAGCCATAAAGGAATGTAATAAATCAACTTATAAAAAAAAGATGTCTGCAGTTATTTTTAATAAATCAAGAATTATTTCGTATGCTCATAATGAAATTCGTGGTTCTTCCATTTGTATGAAATATCGATTGTGGGATAGATCTCTTCATGCTGAACAAGCAGCATTGCTTGGTCTTGATTGGACAAAACTTTCTAATTGTGATATTTTTGTTATGCGTCTTAATAATTTTGGAGAATTTAGGTTAGCAAAACCTTGTCAAATGTGTACTGGTCTGATCAAATATGTTAAATTAAAAAATATTTATTTTACAACAAGTGATGGTAAAATAGAAAAAATAAAGGTAAGTGAATTATAAAAGGAGTAAGTAATGTACATTACAGATAAAAATGGATTTTATGATCTTCCTTATGGAACATTGTATTCTAGATGGACTCCAGTTGTATTTGGATCATTGCAAATGAAACTGAATAATATTCTTGATGAAGAAAACAATCCGTTTGATTTTTCATATATCAATATAAATGAACCTAGTGGTGCGTCAGATGCAATATTTAAATTTCTTAGTTCTCCAGATATAAAGACAGATACTTGTTTCTTACCTATAGATAATTCATACATCGGTAAAATAATTCCCAATCAATATGACAACATGTTTGAAGCTGATAATGATAATTGTTATGACAGTAGTGAATTGTTTGTTGTTTGGGAAAAGAAGGATGTTGAAAAATTTATTGAATTATTTGAATATATTTTAAAAACTGGATATTCCAAAAAGGAATAAGTGTATGAAGTTGTATGACTTTACTATTGAAAGAGGAAATTATTTTAGTATTAATATAGTAGAACAAGATAAGAAAACATTAGCTCTATTTATATATCATCGAGCTCCTGGATCAACATCACTTAGATGCATTCACTCTCAATATTTAAATATTGATACTTATTATCAATCTGATATTAGCAAACTTAGTTTTATTCCTAGTATGAATAAACAAAAATTTATTATAATAAATTTTTTAAAATCGTATATTAATCTTAATGAATATAACAATCAAATTATTGAAATTAATTACGATATAATTTTTAACAAGTGTGAAGATCACAATGAAACACATTATTTCAATGTTCTTATTGTAGATTTAAATGATGAAATTTTTCAACATCTTATTAACGAATCTACAATGTCTTATATTTACGCGTTCAATGATTCATTGTACCTCAGTACAATTTATACCTTTTATATAAAAGATCGTTCAGAATTTGATAGTTGTATAGAAAGAGAAGAATTTATTAATTATTTAAAAATGCTGTACAGGAGAAAATATGAACGATAATAATTTTAATTTTGATTTGGAATCTAAATTTAGTATAAATATATCATCAGAAGATCAATTTGCAGACTATAACAAACATCATTTTGTTCAGGCGTTGATTGACAGTACTACAAAACCATCGTTTACAATAGATATAACCGAATTAGAAAAATATATAAAAACAATTCATGTGCATCCTGATGAATCTAGATGTATTCAACAACATACAGAAATGGAATTGGATTTACATTTAAAAAATATACGTTTACTTGAAATACTTAAGTATAAACTTTTTGCACCAAAAATGAATTGGTACAATACTGTTGGTGATATTACTTTTTCAGGTACTATATGTAAAGATTTTACAACATTTAAAATTTTTATAATTGATATAAATGCTGCTTTTTTATTACAAAATTTTGTGAAACAAGATTCGGAAAAATATATTGAACAATTTCAAGGTATGTTAGATGATTCTTTATTTGAAAATATGATATTTATTTGTTGTAAATCTAGTTATGATGAAGATGATTTTTATAAGTATATGAAGTTTTTTGATAAAAATAATTTTATTGAGATTTTAAAAAACTACAATGAACGTGTACTGAATATAGATACATGGTTTGAAATAAGTTGTGGTCTTAATGTTTCTTCTGAAGATTTACAAAGTATATATCAACGTATATACGCAGAGAATTAAAACATGAAATTAGTTACTAAAAAAGAATTATTGAATTGTCCGGAAGGAACGTATTATACACAATTTAAAGATACAAAAATACTTTCTATTGGAAATATTAAAAAAGTTGGAAAATATAACAATATATTAGTTTTACAGTTTTCAAAATTTTTAAAGGAAGCATTGTTTTCAAGACTTATAGAATTTAAAAATTCTCTTATAAATTGTTCAGAACAAACTAATTATTGCATTTGGACTGATAAAGAAAAACGATATTTAGAACGTGTAGAATTCATGCTTCCTGTATGGATAAACAGAAGAACAAGAATTCTTACCAAAAAATTTCTTGCTAAAGAAGCGAATAGAGATCCAGATGTTATCGTTCTAGATATTTGTGGACGACCGTCTATTGAACAGCAAGTTGAATCTGCTATAAAAAATGAATTTTTCTTTAAATTCATAAAACCATTTATTGCTATTGATTATACATACATAGAAAAAATACATTCCTCTCAACGAGTGATATGTGATGTCAAAAAATGGCCAATTATAACAACACCTATAGGAATGCATCTTACAGAAACTGTGATGAAACAAATTTCTGAACTTCATATAAATTTAAATCGTCACAGTTTAATTAAATTTATAAATGGAATAAAACATAGACCAAATATTTTTAATAGAAAGAGAAGTGTATAAATGCATTCTATTTTTGATGTTCCAAACAATAAAATTGTTATTCAAATTAAACGTAACAATTTTCAAAATGGATATGGAAAGATTTTAATTTTTCATAATACCGAACAAACAGAAGAATGTAAAAAAGACGTATCTTTTACACTTTCTCCTAATTTGATATGTGACATACTATCAAATTTTCAACATCGTAAATATGACAATATTGTTGAAAGAATATTTGAAGAAACATTTAGATTTTTTAATGATGATATTGTTCATTGGGTTCAATATGAAGTTAGTATAGAATTTGAAATAGATAAAAATACAATTTATTGGAAAAATGCAAATAATGTGATATTTGTTACATATACTGAGGATATTGTTACTTTATTTAATAAATCTTATTGTGAACTTAAATTTAGATCTGAAAAAACAGACGTATATTTAAAAAATTTTATTAAACAAATGCGAAGAGAATTGGCAAGATGTAAATTTTATCACCATCAGTGGAGATATAGTGTTTTTGAAATAGTACATTCTATTAAAAGAGAATTGTTTTCTATCAAGTTTAAAGGAAACTTGATTGAATTTTGTGATCTTTCTGAAACACAACAAAATGATATCACAGCGTATTTGTCAGTACTACTCGATTCAAATCAATATAGATATTGTTTATATAAAAATCAAAGAAAATTTAAATCTATTGTGAGTTGGATACAGGAAACAAATAAAAAATTACCAATTCCCATTCATTACATGAATATAAACCGTGAATTGGTGGTTATGGTTCCTGTAATTGACTAGTTACAAATCAAGGAGTAAGACTTATGGAAGAACGTATTGATTCTGATGTGTATTCGTGTGAACCCGATCCTAATGTAGAGGTGTGGAAACCGATTTTTAAACCTCATCCATTAGAATTTGATATTAAAAGATTTACCGATGAAATCAATAAGATAGAAGTAATTATTGCTCCATTTTTAAATTTTGGAACAAATATTATTTTAAAATTTACTAATATTGTTCCTACTAAATTTGATTATAGAAATGAGGGCAAATCTGAAGAAGATCAAGTTGCTGATGACATATCACATGTAACTCAAATTCCATTTGTCATATTGAATAAGAATGAAGTAGATTATATTAAAAATTGTATTCAACACAATAAGTATACAAAACTTTTTGTTCATCTCATAAATTTCTATTTGAACGAAAACTGCAAGTATGAATTTATTTATGGTAAGTTACACAATGTGGAATTTGTGTATCTGACTCCTGAAAATTCAAATCGAGAAATTCTTTCGACTGAACAGTTTATTTTCTATACAAGTTATTCTCATCAGCTTTTTCCAAATAATGTACAGCATTTAACACATACTAAAGAAACACGACGTATGTTCTATAAACAATTTGGAACTGTTTTTGAACGTGTCCGTTTTATCAAATACGATCCTGATAATGAAACTTGGACTAATTATAATTGTAAAACAACACTTGAAATGATGAAACGTGTTTTATCTTATTACAATTCTAATCAGAAACGTTATGATGGATGCACTACTATTTATGGCTATCTTGATCAATTACAATTGCCTAATGGTAAAACTAGAGAACAACTTATGTCTATTCTCAGTAGTAAATCGAAAGCTTTAGGTTATGTACTTTCTCATAATAGTACAAATAGTCATAAGTTAGGATTTTATTATTGTTCTACGCAAGATAATAAACAATTTCGTAAACTTCAAAATTGGGTCAAGAAACAATGGAAAAATAATAGACATCGTGTTGTAAGCACGGTTATAGAAAATACATTTATTGTTTGCTACAAAGAAATAATGCTTGAATAGATTTTTATTATAATTACATCTAACAAGAAGAGAATAATTCTCTTCTTGTTAGAATAAATATTTATTTAAAAAAGGAGAAATAAAGATGCCCGATCTTGACATTTGTCGTTGTGAATTTAGTGAAGTTGAAACTCAATTTTATTTTGTAGCATACACTGTACCAGATGATATTGAAATAGATGCTAAAATAGCGGTATTTTCATTTTCTGCAAATAGACACAATTTTAAAAAGAAATTTTTAGATGCTTTATTTTCTAACGAATCTATTTCTTCTGTATTGGATCAAAGTATTGAAAATTGTTATAATATCAAAGATAACGTATGGAATATAATATTTAATCAAATAACTGAAGATGATTATAAAATAGCTCTTGAGGAGTTGCAAAATGCTGACAATATTAAAAATAATCATAACGAATGAAGAAGAGGGATTTTCTGAAATATGTACTTCTGAATTTCAAATTCACAAAAAATCAGTAACTAAATCAAAGCTGTTTTATCATACATTGCGACGTTATTTCTTGCTTACATATGGATTGTCAATTGAACCAGAAGGAGCAACAACAGGAATATATAGATTAGCTCAAAAATCTCCGATTAATGGTCAAATTGTTTTTGGTATTGTAAAACAAAATGATCAAAGTTGGCTTCCGTACACAATACGTGTATTTTATTTGTCAAGAGAATATTTATTTGAGGAGTAAGTTATTATGAGTTATATTGATACTGAAGTTTCTTTGGAAAATTTGATTGAAAATAATTATATTGTTATTTGCATTGATGATTCTGGTACAACTTCAGTTTATGTTAAACCAGGAACTACTCCTACCAATTATGTTGCATTTACTTCTTTGGATCTAGACGATGATGATGAAGCAGTAGATACCGCTAAAGAAATCTTAACAGAAGCTGGATATGTTGAACTAGGAGAAGTTGAATTTGATTCTGTATTCGATGTTAGTGGCGAATGTAGCGGCGATGAAGATGACGAATAAATAAAATTTATGTAAGGAGAAATACTCAAATGAAGATTACAGATTCCAATAACGAATTAAATGCTGCTGTTGAAAATAATGAGACAAAAGATCTTGGTTATGTATTCAATACATTAGAATTGTATCTCATTATTCCTGCTATTGGAGTAACACATCGAGAACTCAATAAATTTACTACTAAAGAAGAAGTCAATCAATTTATTTCTAATAAATTTTTTATAATTGAAGGCGGGAAATATTATTCTATAATTATTTCCAAATATGAAAATATGGTTGTATATATTCTTGCTAATGCTGACAATAAAAGTGATATGACTATAGTGTTGCAAGATACTGAAAATCAAAACCAAAAAGGAATTCAATTTATTGCCCTTAATCAAACAGTAGCTAGTGATTTGTACGATATATATGTTAAAGAAATGATTGATGTTTACGATAAATTTAATCCTGAAGAAGAAAAGAATCAGTGATCTAAAATTTCGTAATAAAATCAATTATATATAACTTTAATGATAGAGCTGAGGTATGTATCGAAAGATACATACCTCATGCATTAAATAAGAAGAAAAGAAAATCGTTCAACTAGAGAGGTTTTACATGTATGGGAATTACAAATCCAAAGGAGTTTAGACGTGTACTGAAATCGATAGGGTTTACATGTACATTGAAAGCAAAGCATGAAGTATGGACATATCCGTCCAGTAACGAAAGAATTACTCTTTCATATGGAACGAAAATGAGTGATTCTGCAATTCAAGGTGCTAGAAGTACTTTGAAAAGGATTTTTAAAAATGAAAAACCCCCTATCACATTTCTGTTTTCTTATTGACAATGTTGTTAATTTAGTGAACGACTTCAAGCAATCGATTGTGAATAATATTATTATTCCAGATCAATTGATGAAGTATATTCCAACTAATCTTACTCCACGTTTTATCGTACTAAAAGGTTTACTTGCCAAAAATATCTTAACTAAAGAGATTGTTTGTTCGCAATATTTACAACAGGATGTAAATGAGGTTTGTGGAATTGTTGTAAAAGATAATCCAATTATCAATATTCACAATAGTAAAAATAACTTATTTTATTTGGGAACCGCTGAAGCTCTTAATGAAGATCTTGATCCTATCCCACTAGGTTTTTTTGGAGGGCTCCAATATTTTGTAAATATACCCATATATCCAAAAACAATCAATACTATTTTTAGAGGTACGTATGGTGCAGTAGAAAACTCATTTAAAACTGATGTAGATAAGAAACGAGAAGAAGTATCTAGATTAGAAACAAATATTACAGAAAATGTAATGTTTACATTTCCTAATTTAAATAAATATTTTAAAGGACATTTATTTGAATGTAAATCATTGGGGGTTCTTTTAGCAAGAAAAAATGTACAAGAAGTAAATATTTCATTGAGGCATAGGTTAGGCAAAAAATTTCGACGAAATAAAGAAGATGAAATTATTGGATATACTCAGACTCAACTTGAAGACTATTGGGTAAATCCAATGTTGTATATTTTGGATTATCCAAAAGAAAGTTGTAATGGATATTCACAAATATGTGATCTTCTAAATAAGTCGAATAATTTGTCAGGTATGGGTACGATTGATATACCTAATTTGTATATAGAAATAGAGCAGAGATGAAAATTAACTCACTAAAACAGCGAATTTGCCACAACTTAGCATAAATTACATAACAAACGAGTTTATCAGGAACGACTAATTAAACCAGAATGATTAAAATTTTATCATTGATAGAGAAATCAACTCATTATTTATTAATTTATCATTTGATACAAGTACCCCACCGTTTGATAATGTAAAATTTATCACAAGTAGTAATTAACCCAGGTGTTCATTATTTTATCAATTAAACTTAATCTATTCCATTAAAGTGAAATTTATTGTTATATAAATTTAGCAACGCGAGCAAAGTAAACCTAAATACTCTATTTTGTCACATTGATCCAAATAAAACCCAATCATATTAAATTAAAACATTCACCTTTAAAAAGAAGGTATACGATGAAACTGCGTATTTGGCAACGACTGTTGATCGGAACTGGTGTAGTAACATTTATTGCATCTGCAGCATTTTCAGGAATTGAGGATTATGCAAGTGCAACAGTTCTGCCACCAACAGTAATGAAATTAAGAACTCCTTATCCACAATTACAAACATTTCCATCAGTAAGAGGAATTGTTGATCACACACCCATTGAACCTGCATTAATTCCTACTGCTGTAGCAGCTCCACCTCCTAAAGAAAATACTCTTATTAAGGAAAAATTAATAATTAAAGATCAGGAGGATGACACTGAAGATGAAATTGCAATAGCAGAAAAAGAATTACGAGCAATAAAGAAAAAGAAAAATATTCATTCTACTAGATACACTGGAAAATCAGTAGAACATCGAATTAGAGTATGGTCTTGGAAAGGAGGAAAACCTATTAAAACATCGCTTCTTTCATCAACAATTTATAACGTCATGGAGCGATTGTCTATTTGTCCCACAAGTAAGGAGATTCATGATATTGTTTTGGAAACAGCAGCAGTAGAATCATTGAGAGGTCAACTTGTCAGACAAAAGCGTGGACCTGCACTTGGTATCTATCAAATGGAACCAGAAACAAGAGAAGATCTTTTGAACTGGCTCAAATATCGTCACAAGGATGTGTACAATGAAGTAATGGTATTTTGGGAAAAGAAACAAACTGATGAATGGAATTATGTTCACAATATTCCATGGCAAACTGCCATGTGTCTTATTAAATATTGGTATGTTTCTGGTCACAACTTGCAAGATCTTTGCAGAGATAGATCTTCTCGTGCTGTTCTTTGGAGAATAAGATACAATACACTTAAAGGAAAAGGTAGTGTACAAGCATATATTGAAAATGCAAGAATGTATGCGGATGCTAGTCGATAATCGAATAATTTAATTACAGAGAGTGGAGTAAAATACTCCACTCTCTAATTATAACTTATTTATCAAACACTCGAAATGATAGAACCCAGCACAGAACAATTTATCTCTTTGTGATAGTAAACCAATGTGAAACAATTTTGTCGCAAATGGTTATTAAAACATGAGTGTTTAATTTATCACCGGGTGTGATAAATCCAGTATTAATAACTTTAGCACTTGGCAAAAATAACTCACAGAAACTGATTTTATCAAAAATTTAGATGTATTAAACCACTAAAGGATAATTTTATCGGACTTTAGTAATAACACATTGGAATTAAATTTATCATCAATATCAAAGAATTCATCGTTATGAGATTTTATCATTACCCTTTAATAATAACCCAGATACCTCCAGTTTGTCAGATTAAAGTTTAATAACTCAATGGACGATAATTTATCGGAAAAATTAAAAAAAAACAATTAGAAGCATTATTTTATCAGGCTTCGTTAATAAAACTCAGAAGTAAAAAAAATTTGACAATGGGCGTTAATAAAACCAATCATTATTAATCTTATCACAGTTCATCAATAACTCAACACAAGCTTAATTTATCAATTTGGGTGAAATCAACTCATATGCAACGAATTCATTAAAACATTTAGATTGTACATTAATTTTTATAAAAATAAAAAAGGAGAAATAGAAAATGTCAGCACAACACATGGAACTTGTTACGATTGGTGATGAACAAAAACTTGTATTTAGTCATGGTCCCGATATTTTTCATTATACCGATCCTGAATTTGGCGAATGGATGAATGCCGGTGATACTGTTTCTTATGCTGAAACGATACTTAAAAGTATCGTATCATCAGTGTATGATTTTCAGAAACTTCGAGTAATGGTTGGACAACGTATTTTTGCTTTGTACAATCAATTGCTTGGTAATGAACCAGGCACTCCTATTTATTCTCGTATTTCTCCCGGAGATATTACTAAACCTATTGCTGAAGCTGCTGGTATGCAATCAATGATTTCAAGTGAAAGTGATTTGGATGATGAAGAGGTTTCAGCAAAGATTCAAAAGGAACGTCAGAAAAAGGATAGTGCCTGCATTAAAATCATGGATCGTATCTGTACAGAATATCAAAGAATTACTGATCGATTAGTTGCCAGTCGATTGGATAAAAAGCTGATGGATGAAATGGTAAGAGCTGGTATTGCGATTGATAGTGATACATTAGCAACATTTGAATCCTCTGCTGCTACCAAGGAACTTGATCGCATCATCAAAGAAATGCGAGATGAAACATCTACGATTCAAGATAGCATCATGTATTTTCTTGTTAAAGAGTATATCACGCTCCTTAACTCTGAAAAGAAATTGGTAAAACAATTTCCAATAATTTTGGATAGGTTTCCTATTTATAGGTATTTCTTGAAATATGTTCCAGGTTGTGGTCCTCAGATGGCGGCCTGCATTATTTCAAAATTTAACCCACATAAGGCTAACTCTGCTGCTTCTTTTCACATGTACGCTGGACTTGATGTTCTTCCTGATGGAACAGGAAGAACGAAGGCTAAGAGTGACATGATTGATAGAGAGTACATTGCTGCAGATGGAACAGTTAAGATAAAAAAGTCTTTGACTTATGATCCTTGGATTAAGTCAAAATTAATTGGTGTTCTCGCACCTTCCATCATTATGTTGGATAGAAAAGGAGTGTACAGGAAGATCTATGATGAATATAAAAATCGATTAAATAATGAACCTTGGCGTGCAGAAGCTTTGATCGAATGTACGTCTAAAGGCAACATTGTTTATGAGGAAAATGGTCGTCCGAAGATGCGGCCTGCGTACCCCAAGATTCGCATTGAAAACATGTCTAGAAGATACATGATCAAAATGTTTCTTATTGATCTGTATATCCATTGGTGCGTTCTTGAAGGTATTCCTGTTAAAACTCCGTATTGTGAAAGTAAGCTTGGTCTTCAAGCAAAACTTCACACTATTTGGGTTAATGATCAGAAGCCCAAAGATGTACGGATGGTTTATGTGCATTGGCATCCTGAAAAAATTCCGGCAAGCATTTCGTACAATGTCAACATATTAAAGGCATATGAAGAAAAGTTAGCAAAAAGGGCAGAAAAAAGAAATGCTAAGTTAATTGGTGAATAAAACAGCAATATAAAATGAATGACCAGTGACTTTTTACACTGGTCATTCATATTTATGAATCTATATTAATTTATGTAAAATTTGTCATTCTAAATTAATAATACAAAATGATCGAATTTATCTAGGAATTTGATTAACTCAACTGGTACTAATTTTGACAATGTGGGAAAATAACTCAAAAGATATTTAAATTTTTCAGAGGAAAAAATATAATCCGTCCTTTTTAAATTTATCACCATTTACTAATAAATCATTATAAAAAAGTTTACCATCGTGCGGCAACACAATAAATCCAAACCCATTCAGTTTTTTATTTATTTTAATACAAGGAGGAAATAATAGCAATGGCTACTACTGAAATTGAAGCATTTATTTATCCTAAACTTAGAAAAGAATTTAAGAAACGTCAAGATCAACCTATGACAAAAGAAGAACTTCTTGAAGTTCTTCGTATTTATAAAATTGATGAATATGGGTATGAAGTTGATATCGAAACAATTGTATTACCCGCTCTTCTTGAAAACGGATTTCTCAAACTTAATGACGATAATTTATATGAAATTGGTATTACTCAAGATGAAATAATTACTGAAAATATTAGAGCGTTTTTGAAAGAAACCAAAAACGATACTCTTTATAATAAAGCATGGTTGTTTAGTATTTTTGGTATGCCAAAATCTCCAACATATGAAGAATATTTATTTTGTGAACAGAAGCTCGATGAATTTCTTCGTGATGGAAAATTATCTATTAAGCTACAATCAGCTATGAATGTAGGATATACACTCGTATACAAAATCAACAAAGAAAAATTTTAAAAATGCATTTTTATCAAAATTAGAAGTTAAACCATCAATACATAGTTTATCACATCCAAACACTCAATTCAGAAAGGATATTAATTTAACAAAGTAAACAATTAACCCATTAATTACCAATTTATCATAAGTGTAAAATCAAATTCAGAATTTTTATAATTGATCAGAAGCCTTTATATAAAACAAAGCTCCACAAGTTTAACAGAAGGACAGATTAATACCTGTGTTAGCAGTTTATCAGATATCCTAATTAAATCAGCTATAGCAAATTTATCCAGAAGAAAGAAAATAAACCATTCCCGAATCAATTGGACATGCTAAAAAAATAACTCAAAAGGATTTTATCTATTAATAAATTTTAATAGTTAGTAGGAGATCATATAGATCTCCTACTAACTCAATTTATTGATTCATTTTTTTTTTGTTTTCGTGTATGATCAAATTTGTTATGAAAATGCTATGCTTATTGAATTGATGAAACCAAGAATATGATTACTATATACATTAAAAAGGATTAATAAGTATGATCTATGGATTTATCACCGACACTGTATTTCATCCAAAGTCTACTGTAAGTTTAAAAGAAAATATTCCCAATGTTTGTTATTTAGATGATAACATGGTAAACTATTTTCATGAACATGGAATAATAACTGATCCAAGAACAAGTAGACTTTCTTATAACAATCAAACTATTTCTGGAGTTATTCAATTTCATTTTGATACAAGTAAACAAGAAGATCCGGAAATTTTTTCTTCTAAAATAACTACAGCTGAGTATCAAAAATTGTTTGGTATTTTTGAAAATGTCTATCTTGCAAATACCAAATCATTATCTACTATCGAATCTATTCTTTCTACAGATTCTAATTGGAAAGATGTGTATGTGGCAAAGTCATTGACTTTATCACCAGTGAAAGTAACTGCCACTATGATTAACCCAGCTGGTACATTACAAATGGCCACCTGGTTTAGATTTAAAGTAAAATTTGCAGAAATCTCCGATCCATTAGAATTTAAAATCTGGGTAGGACGAGATGCTTTTAATGAAGATTATCCATTATCAACTATCTGTAAAGTAGTTCTTCCGGTAGATCCGAGATATATTCTCGATCCATCAAAAGCTTCTGGTCCAGTAGATATGCTTATTAAATCAAATGAATATTCTTTTGGTGAATTAGAGATTCCTGTTGCTGGAGGAGATCATTCAGGATTTCTAACATATAAAACAAAATATGTGTTACGAAATCCAGTATCAACTCAGTTGTTGCCTTTTGGTATACTGTATCAAGGTGCACAACCTACAACTATGGAAATTAGAGAGGCTATTAGAGATGTTCTTTTAGATTTAGGTATCGCAAGTCAACAACAATGGGAAGATGTTCTTCCTGATCTGTTTGTTGTTGGTATTTTTTATATGTTACCTATTTGGGATCATATTACTATTCGTCCAGAAAGAAAATTTTTTCCATCTGTTATAGCACTTAATTTATTTGATAATAAACTTAGTCAACTATTTCCTTCATATGAAGGTACTTATATTCCTGATCATCAAGAATTGCTTACTTGTGCACAATCTGAAATATTTATATTGTCCTTACCTGATATTCTAAATGAATCTGATAAACAAAGTATTTATGAATTACACCCAACATATCAATTCCATAATCAAATGGATAGTGCATTTGCAAATATGGATTCTACTACTCAAGATTTTGCTATTCGATTAAATCGCTGTATGGCGGTTGCTATGGGTGAATCAACTCTGTCAGATGTTACAACCAATATTATCGATGAAAAAATATGGTTCTCTTTCGTAAGTAACAAAATAGAATATCACATTTTGAGTAAGGAAAGTTACAATGAGGTATTTGCTGGATGATAGGAACATTCGGGTATAAAGGTCAACATTATTTGTCTAAAGATCTTATTGATTTTTGTCAGCATAAAACTCCAACAGATTTTTATGTCAGCGAATCTTTTTTAAAAAATATGAAAATTGGTCATTATTGGCCCAAATTTAAACAAACTGAAGATACTCCTGAAAAAATTCCTATGGATATGTTTGATTTGATTAAACATGTTAAAAGAATGTTCAAAGCGGATTATTCATATCCAATCATTATGTACAAAAATACCATTCTTGATGGTGTACATCGTGTTGCACATGCTGCATTTGATCAAGTACAAAAAATACCATGTGTAGTACTTTCAGAAGAAGAAATGCAAAAATTTATACGATTGTATAAACCATACGAAATCAAGAAAAAATCAGATTCTACACCTCATATTTCTTTATAGGAGAAAACTATGTATACACCAAAGTATGTAAAACTTTATGAATTGGTTCCTGAAAGTTATTACAATGATATTGAAAAGAAAGGTCTTTTAAGTAAAGGTTTTATGATTTTTAATCCTCTGGTATTGGAAACTATTGATATGCTTCGTGAAAAATATGGTCCTGTTACCATAAATAATTGGAAAAGTGGTGGGTCATATCAATATAGAGGATTTAGACCAACAAATTCTTCTGTAGGTGCATTTCTTAGTGCACATAAATTTGGTGAAGCAATGGATTGTAATTTTAAAAATGCCACTGCTTCTGAAATACGTAAAGATATGGAAAAATATGGTTGTTTTAAACCTGGTTTTAAAACAAATTATTCAAAAGAAGCTGAATGTTTTAAATATATAAATCGTATTGAAGTATATAGTAAAGGCGTAGAAATTACTTGGTTTCATTTTGATATGGCTAATGATTATAATGATGATGGAAGTATTAAAAAGGTAAACGGATAAAGGACACTATTTATGAATACTGAAGTTGAAGTAAAATGTCCCAAATGCAATTGTGATACAATGTATAAAATGGAAACTGTTGGATATGTGTGTACTCGTTGTGGATATTGCCCAAACAAACATTCATATCTTAGAGCAAGTTATTCCCCTATAGAAAATCACAATCCTGATGATGTACCATTTGTTGATCGTGACGCAATCATAGAGTAATACTTAATATAGGACAGGAATAAAAATTCCTGTCCTATATCTGTAATTTTTTACAAAAAAAAACAAATAACACACATACATTATTTGAAAAATCAATCTATATAAAGGATGTTTATTATGGCAATAGTTATGTCTTGTTCTTCCGCAACTGCAATAGCTAATTTATATGAAAAAGATACAACTTTACCTTCTGGTAGAAAACTTTATAGACATGCTACATTACCAGGATCAGTATTGTGTTTTAATGATAGAGTAGATAGAAGTGTATTAGTATTAGATGCAAAATATAGAATAGGTGCAAATGATACACAAAAAAAATGGGGTTGGTTTGGAAGCAGACACAATGGAAACTATGTTCTAAATGCTCCTATAAACTGGAATTTTAGTGATCTACCTGATTATCCAAATGTTTTAGATAGCACCCTTGATTCAAAAATAAGAGATAGTTATACATCCAGGGCGCAAACATCGTGTCTCATTGCACCTGGATACAAAGATGGTTATCCACCAGAAGCAGCACAATACTGTAGATCAGTTATCATAAGTGATAATATAAGCTGTGATCTTCCTAATATTAATACTCTTATGAGAATTTATGTTGAACGTACATATATAGATGAATTAGATCCTACACTCGAAGAATATCCAAATAGAAGTTTAGAAAAGATATGGGAAGAAGGTGGAGTATGGAGTTCTACTGGTTCTACCTCTGCTGAAGCATATATGATAGAAAAAGGAGGAATATTTAATAAATACATGATTTCAGAAGTAGGATGTGTTGTTCCAATATGTGAACCGCAATAGACTTATAAAACATAACAAATCTTTTTCTTATATTGTTTTTATAAATACATAGAAAAGAGAGACATACCCCTTATATAAGGGGTATGTCTTCTTATATAGTGTTGTTGTGTAATGCTATGATATTACAGTGATTAGTTTTAATGATATAGAACAATGTAATAAGAGAGGTCATAATAGTATGTTTTTAAAACCTAACTGGACATATAAATTTTCATTTATCTCAGATTTTTCTTCTTTAGATGGTGTATACACTGTTAAAAAAATATATGCTTATGTTGAGTTACTTGACGATAATTTATCATTACTTCCTACATACGAAGCAGTTGGTAAAACACAAACGGATCTTGAAAATGATGTAAATACTTATAGAACACAAGAAATTTATAAGCTTGTAGATCCTGAAGATGAAACGATTGTTTGGTACGTTCCAGAAGGATTGTTCTCTACAGTACCAAATTACAATGTAAAGAAATATTCTGATTTTGCAATAGCTCTTCGTGTTGGTATTTATCCAGATGAAGATAAGTTGGTATATGTACAAAATATCTTGCAACAACAATTAAGTGCTATGCTTGGATTTACTAATGGTCCAGATATTATCAGTATTGGTGAAAAATGGCTTACTGATGAAGAATACAAAGATGCTGTTGCCGATAGAGAACAAACAGCAAAAACAATTGTCAATTATTTTTCAGAAAATATTGAATTGAGAAAACAGATTGATCATTTAAAAGATAGATGCAATGCTTATGAAGAAATTATTATTGGTATAGCAAATGCAAAAAATGAAGCTGAACAAGGTCAATAAATCATATGCTCAAGAATTTTTCATTCGTATATAAGGAATACAATATATGTCACAATATTTAATTCCGGATTTAACAGGTGAAAATGCCTTATATAAAATAAGTAATGATATCAAACGTATCATCAAACAAGATCAAGTTGTTTCACTTTACGACAGCGTCTTTAAAGATACTCTTGTAATAACATTACTTGGTACAACTAATAATAAAGATACTCAAAGAACATTAGTAGAAGGTGACGATTGGGTTATACAAGATAGTGATATCGACTATAGCGCAATGTCTGATATGAGACTTTTAGATGATACTTTTGATAGAACACTTATTAAATCAGTTACTTTTGTAAAACCATTTGTAGCTGATTATACAGTTAATTTTTCTTATCAAAGATTATATCCAGTAACAGCTGAAGTTCTTATAAAACAATCTGATCACATTGTTGAATTTACGCCTGATGTGCTTCTTGCCATGATGCAAGATTTGACAATGTTAAAAAGAATTACTCAACCAGTTAAAGATAATATCAGTGAGGTTGATGGTACTCCATTATTATTGGAACCTGACCCTCACAAAACAAAACCAGAAAATTTTATTTCAAACGAAATACATGAAGTTAATGTTCCTAATCAAGTAGATATTATTCATCCTCTTGCCGGCACATTCTTTAAAGATAGTCTAGAAGTATATTCCGTAGGTGCAGAAAGAGATACTCTTCTTGTTGAAGATGAAGATTATAAGGTTTGGGAACCAAACTTTTTTAAACTTCACTGGACAACTAATACTTCCGGATTATTTAATTTTATTGTTATTATTAAACCATTTGTTGGGCGAATCAAGATTAATTATCATGCCTATGGTGGTCAGTGTACACTGTATGATTTAAGAGAAATTAGAGAGACTCAGGAAAATATCATTCGATATATTACTGATACCCAAATGATTACTGCCGATACAATCGGGGAAACTAAATTTGCTCAACTTTTATTGACAAGAATGGCTGCGTTGGAGGAACAAATGCGTATACTTGCTAAAAATGGGTTGCCTTCTTATGGTGATGTTACATCAGGTAAAGCTATCCTAAGAAAAATTCAATCTTCTGATACTGATTTTCATTGGTGGACTATCGCCAGTCTTTATAAAGTAGCTGGTTCAGATACGGTATTTACTGCTGACACTATGAATTTACATATAGAAACGGAACATACTAAATTCCTATTTGATGCTAATATTGCAGTGAATATTGAAAATCCTGTAAATAAAATGGATGTTGGAATTATATCTGCTGTTTATCCTCTTGGATATATTCCATTTGAAGATTATTCTGATCTTGATAATATTATTCGTCCGCAATTTAGAATTATTTGGAATCAAAGTGTAAAAGAATCTTCAGGTATTTATCTGCAAATAGGACTTCGTTTAAAAGGAATGTCTGAAGAAACTATAGCTATTCAAGATTTGTCTGGAAATGAATCTTGTTGGAAACTTGTTGATCCCGATAATTCAGATGACCCAGGATATGTTGTTAATCCTCAGGATACTGAAATTTACTTACCTAATGAAAATGCTCTTTGGTCTATATCAAATCCTGATAGTAAACAAGATTCTACTTTAATTCCTTTCAAAGAAGGAAGTATTGTTTGGGCAGGTACAGAGCCTCTTAATAGAAGTGCCGGATGGGTACATCTTGATCTTGAACATTTTCTTGAAGATGAAGTTGACATTACTAAGATTAGAAGTATTCGATGTGATCTAGAGGAATCCGAAGCAAATAGATTTCCTGTTTGTTTGCCTGTTATTCATGGTCTTAGTACCCTTACTGGATCTACTTCTTTTACCTACAATGGTAAATCAGGTTCTTTATCTACTACGATAAGAAGAAATCCTGTATCTAAAAAAATAGAAATAAGTTTGGATGCTGAAATCCTTGCAGGCATTGCTAGTACTGCATTAAATTTAAAACATGTAATTATTTATTGTTAAAAATCTCTTTCGTATATCACACAGGGAGAAATACTCCCTGTGTGATATATTTCATATAATTTTCATACATATATAATTTATTTGAATTCTCATTTAATCTTTAACCCAAGGAGATTGGAAAATGTTGACTTACACTAAAGGAAATGAAATTAATGTTTTCAGAGATGGTGATTGGATATTTTTGAACAATCCTTGTTTGACTGATGGCGAAAACAAAGAGAAAGCAATACTTGCGGAACTTTTTAAACAAAAATTTAGAACAACAAGAGTTTATAAAACAGCAATGATTCCTATTGCAAATACCGTATGGAGAGATATTAGTCAGAATAAAAAATCAAATCCAACAAAAGCACTTGATATTACACGTGCTTTAGCATCAATAATGTCAGATATCTTTTTGGTAAGTCGTATTTGGGTGAATCAATCAAGTACGTATACTTTAAGTGATTTTAATAAAAGTCATTTGAGGATTACAATGAATTCCATATATTCACACGCAATCGCAACAAGTGAAACTGGAATTTTATTGAAATCTAAAGTTTTGTCTAGCTTTGATAAAACATTCTTTACAGAAATCAAAAGCAATGCTGTCTTTGATAGTGCAAAGAATTATATCAGAGCACATACGTACATGTTGAATTACATCACCGCAGTAATTGACGAATTTATTGTAGCTAAAAATTTGGAATATTATTTAACTTCATTTATCAATACATGTAAAAAATGTAAGTTTGAAATTCCTAATTACAATTTACTTCGTCCAGTTTATACTGATGGAACGGATGTATCTAATAAATTGGAAATCGATACTTCCAAACTTATACTTCGAGAAACACCAAATGAAAAATATGCTCCTAAACCAAGTCCTGTTATTGATATGCCCCCGACAACACCAGCAAAACCCACAGAAACTCAAGCAGTGATTGTTACTACACCTTCTAATGAAATTTTACCGGAACCAAAAGAAATGGAACCAGATATTCCTGCACTTAGTGAAAAAGCAGTTCATCTGCTTGAAGAAGGGGATGTTGAAACTCCAGAAGTTGTTGTCGATAATATTGACGATGTTGTAACTGAATCTGTAGTAGAATGTGAACAGAATAATCAAGATCAACAAGAAGAAAAATCTATTGATCTTAGTTCGTTTACTACAGAAGAAACAGATCTTATTTCTATGATTAAGGAAGGATGGCATGCTGCAGATATCATAAAATATTTTGGAATTCGTTCCAAAAATGTTCTCAAAGTACGTTTGTGCGATCTTGCTATTCGTGGTATTGATATCAGCAATGTTGACTGGAATCCCAGCAATAAATTTTCTACAAAAGTGCAGAAAAATGGAAGTATTATTTTGAGTGCTTCCAAGTTGCACAATTGTAATTTCATTCTCAATCCTGGAGATGAAGTTCAAATTCTTTGTAAGGATGGTAATCTGATTCTTACTCATAATAAATAAAAACTAATTTTTATATAAGAGAGGAAGCTTAAAGCTTCCTCTCTTATATTTCATATTTTATTTTTTTTTTATTTTTCAAAATGATTTAAAATACGAGAACATCTCATGTGTAATAAAATACTATACGGAAGCAATAGCCCTTAAATATTCTCAATATAAAGGATGTTTTGTATGACTAAAGTGGTTAAAACAAAGGCTGAGAATGTTACTGAAATGGTTATTTCTCAAGAAGTTACACCTAACTTAAACTGGATGAAACAAACTGGTGTAGCTAGTGTTGAAGAAGTTCAGAAATTACGAGATGTAATCGAGTCTGGTGTAAGTGGTGGTGATACAATTACTGCCGCGCTTAATGCTCATATTTCTAATACCAACAATCCTCATGAAGTAACACCAGATAAGATTGGTGCAGCCCCAAGTTCTCTTACTGAAACTGTAGCTGCACTTGATTTAAAACTTACCAATCAGATATCTACACATATTGATAACAAAGACAATCCTCATGAAGTAACACCAGATAAGATTGGTGCCGCTGCAGCTGAACATACACATACTGCACAAGAAGTTACTGGTATCTTAACTGAAGAAATGTTGCTTGCTCATACTGAAGATACTGATAATCCCCATAATGTAACAACTACTCAAATTGGAGCAGTTGCACAAACTGCATTTGACGGACTTAACCAAACTGTAACGAATCATATTTCAAATCTTAACAACCCTCATGGTGTAACTACTACTCAAATCGGGGCTGCTACAAAAAATGAAGTAGACAGCATAAAAACAGATCTTGCTGCGCATACTGGAAATAATGATAATCCACATGGAACTACAGCAGCTCAAATTGGAGCACCAACTACTGAAGAGTTTGATCTGCTTGAAGAACAAGTTATCACTCATACTGAGAATACCAATAACCCTCACAATGTCACACACGAACAGACTGGTGCTGCACCACTTGAACATACTCATAAGGTTGCAGATATAACTGATAAAGAAAATCTTGTTCAATATTCTACATTTGCTGAAACCAGAAAAACTATTCAATTAGCTAATTATGATAGTATTTCTGGTTTGACTACTGCTGGTGTTGGTGCAAATCTTGTAATGTTGAGCAAATGGAACAAGGCAGATTTTGGTTCACCTGTCGTAACCATGAATCTCAATACCTTAGATGTTGTAACTATTAACGATGACAAAGAAATTGCAACCACTGATCAGATTCCTGATGTAAGTAATCTCGTAACAAAAGCTGAAATTGAAAGTATGGTAACTGAAGATAATTTAGACACTGTACTTGATGAAAAAATTCAGACTATTAACATTACTTCTTCTCAAGTTTCTGATCTTACTACTACTATTACCAATACTAAAGTCAATGCTGCTGCAATTGCAGATACTGCTTCCAATGTAACTTGGGAGAATGTAAATAACAAACCAGAATCTTATACCCCTTCTGTACACGCAGATAACCATAGTTTAGGTGGAAGTGATCCTATAAATATCGATGCTTCTCAGATTGTTTCCGGTAAGATCTCTGTTGATAGAATTCCTGCAGTTGCATTGCCTGATCTTGTTGAAGTGGAACATGATTCTGAACGTTTTGCTCTTACTTCTGAAGATGTTCAAAACGGAGATCATGTTAAAGTACGTGAAAACAGTAAATTATATTTAGTTATTGATGCAACCAAGCTTAATTCTGAAGATGGGTATGTTGAATATAATGCTCAAGTAGATTGGGTTTCTATAACCAATAAACCATCTGAATTTACGCCTTCTGCACATACACATAGTTTTACTGATCTTACTAACAAAGATGATGTTGTTACTTATTCACATTTCTTAGATGATCCTGAAAGACGTGCTATTCAACTGAAGAATCATGATGTTATTTCTGGCATCATGACTGACGGAGATGGCGCGAATCTCGTTATGCTAAGTAAATGGAATAAAGCTGACTTTGGTTCTCCCAAAGTTACAATGAATCTTAATACCATCGATAATGTGACCATTAATGATGATAAGATTATTGCGACAACAGATCAAATACCAGACATTTCTTCACTAGCTACTAAAGAATCTTTATCTTCTTATGTAACTACTGAAACTGCAGAAGCTACTTATCGTAAAAATAATGTTAATCTTACAACATCTGATATTACTAATTTTACCAGTGAAGTTGCAAAAGTAAAAGTAAATTCTGCTACTTCTGCGGATATGGCCAGTTCTGTTGCTTGGGAAAATGTTCAAAATGCTCCCACTGCGTTACCTAACCCCAATGCTCTCACCATCAAATACAATGGTGTACAGGCATTTACTTATGATGGTAGTAAAGCAGAAACCGGTAATTTTATAGTGACCGCTGAAACAGTTCCAGGTGTAGCAAAAGCAGCAGATTTGGAACTCTATCGTAAAAAATCAGATGTCTTAACTTCTGCTGATATAAGCGATTTTACTTCTGTAGTAACGAGTACAAAAGTAGATGCTGCTCAAGTTGCAGATGTTGCCAATTCTGTAAGTTGGGATGACGTTACCGGAAAACCAGATATGGTTATCACGGCGGCAGGTAATGTTCAAGCACTTGCCGATAGGTTAGATCTTGTTGAAACACAACTTACTGATCTTAAGAAAACTAATGTTGTTCCAGTTGTTATAGATTCTGAATCTGAATTAAATCAACCTACAGCAGATATGGTTATCACGGCGGCAGAAACTCCTGTAGAAGATGCTGTAAATATTGTAGCTAAAAGTATTGATGTTAAGAGCATGAATGCTACCAATGCTGTAGTCAGTATGACTGCAACAAATGACGTTACAGTACAATCACTTTCCTTAACTGGAGATCTTCCTAAAGCCACATCTAATGCTCAGGTTAAAATAAATACTTCTGAATACGTAAAAATTACAAAGAGTTCATTTGCTCAGACTGGATATAATGCTGTTGAAATTGGTCTTCAGACTGCACCCAAAAATGTTATTATTGATGGTCTTGATTTTTCAGCAACTCTTAGTAATAATGCTATTCTCATTTTCCAACATCAAGATGATGCAGTTATAACTATTTCTAACTGTCACTTTGCTGATGTTTCTAACGCTGTTCGTATTTCTAATAAACTAAATAAACGTGCAACTGTAAATATTATTAATTGTACTGTAGATAAATGGGAAAGTAATCCTGAATATACAGGATTCCTTATTATGCAAGACTATACGTCTGGTTCAGTTGAAGCTGAGGAAACAAACAATCTTTTTGCTCCTGATAAACTTACTATTAATTTCATTAATGTTGTTGGACCAGATGGCAAAGTTATCAAACCTACAAACCTAGCTGAAGTCTGTGGTACATCTGATGAAAATCAGATCATTTATGTGTGGAATAGCAAGGGCGGTACCATACCTTATGGTGATGGTTCTCGTTATCCAACATTCACTTTTAAATAAAAGTTTTCTTTGAAAAGAGAGTGGGTATGATTGTTGTAACTTTTAAAAAAAATCCTTTGACTCAAGAAATTGATGTTCAGTCTTGGTTTCATACTACAAAAGAATTAGGAAAGAATGTAAAATCCATACCAGGAGTTACTATGATCTTTTATCCAGATCAGGTACCATATGGATTTTATGCAGCTCCTAATCAATACAAGTATTATGATGGAAGACTTGTAAAAAAGAGCTAGTACAATGATAGTGATGGTAGGGATTATTTCCCTACCATCACTATCAGTCATTTATTACAGAATAAAATCATAATACAGAGAAAATATTTAAGGAGAGTAATACTTCATGACATTTTCAGAAGAAGATTTTGTCAAGTTAACTTCTATGATTGCAGATATTTTGGAATCAAAAACTTCATTAGATTCAGATAAAATTAAAGATTCTCCACTATATGAAAATATTTTAATAATAAGAGGATTCCTTAATACTAACAATCCTTATATATTTATGTTTGACAATGAGCATGATAACGATTTGTTCAGAACGTTTTTACTCACATGTGTAATGGATTATATAATTCATAAATTATCTTATCCTGAGATTGAATTCAACTTGAATGATCCGGAAGAAATAAATTTTGAAAAAATTCTTAATGTTGATATTGATGTAGAACAAGTAATTGTTCTTATTTTACTCAGAATAAAAAATGGTCAACATTTTAAATGTTTATCATTAGGAGAAGAATATTATTCCATTACGGAAGCGGATAACGATATTGTTTGCACAGGAATTTTAAAAGATATTTTCAATAGTATTTTAGTACAAGAAGAGTTGTACTATTCAGATATACCAAGTATTAAAGAATATCTTTCTATTTCTGCAAGCAAACAATTCAAACGTATTTGTAGAGTTATTGATAAGTGTCGTATTTGGAATGATAACAGATTAGCTATTTTAACCAAAGAAGCTACTGAAAATAGATATAGTCCTGCTGGATATTTATTTACCAATTTGTTTATAAAATTTTTAAGTATTCGTACACAATATCCTTCACCAACCATACACAAGATCATACTTCTTTTTGAATACTATATAAGTACTGATATGGTAGAATTTGATGAAAAAGAAAATACTTATATCTATACTGAAAAATTTATAAATACTGCTAAAGACATTGTAGAAAATGTTAATATAAATAATACTTCTTCTACAATAAAAGATAAATCTAAAATGCAAGAAATAGAAATGAATATTTTTAATTTTACTCAAGATAAAACATCAACTATTCAGTAATATTCGTTTTATATTTAAACATATATAATTTATTTGATAACCCTATTTTATATTTAAAGGAGGAATCATGATGTGATCAGCTGTAAACAATTGGCTAGTAAAACCGGATTGCCTATGCCCATTTTTATTAAACTTGTTACTGGAGAAAATATTGATAGTTTATCGGTAATTCAACTTGAAAACACTATCCCGTATATTGGTGATGAACTTAAGTTTGTATATGACCCCAATTTAAAAATGTTTGATATTTCATCAGATGAAATCAGACGTTTAATCAATCTTGCCAATAGGCATTGTGTACAATTAAACAAATGTGTGCGAGAATATGAATCTTATATTGGATTGTTCAATAGAGAATATTTAGCACGACATCTTAACATTCCCATTTCGGTACAAGGAGTATTGACTAAGAAAAGAACAACTAATGAGTTTCTTCATGTTTGTTGTACAAATGTTGAAGAAGTAAATGATCAAATTCTTATAGCAGAACACATTTGGATACAAATACCAAATGAATTTCCAAAAAACTATTATTATTGTTTTGACAGTGATGTCATTGTTTCCTTTATTGGAACCCCAACTAAATATTATCATAAACAACAACAAAAATACTCATTGGAGAATGTGTATGATTTAAAGATTGAATTTATTCCTTATGAAATTGTGGAGAAATACAATCTTAAAAACAAACTTGAAAATAATAAAATCAAACAATGGTTTTCGGATGAATGTTTGAAACTTTTATAATTAAAAGGAGATAATGAATTATGTTTGAAGTGACTGTTTATACACGTTTTTATGATCATCGTGCTCATCTGGGAATTCCTAGTCATATTCTTACATCGACTTTGCATGTAAAGGAAAAGAAAGATATTTCTAAAGAAGTTGAGCAATTGCTTACAACTACTTGTACAAAGTTAAATCCTAAAATCACAAACATTCAGATTCATAAAGGATATGAACAGCACATTGGTAAATTTTCAAACCTTTTCAAGAAAGATCCGTATGATTTTACCAATACATCAGATTGTGCGGTTCTTCAGAAATGGAATGATCACGAATACCATTTGTGTAAACGAGTAGCACCTTTGAAATATCTTCCCAAAAGGAATTGCTACGCAGGACTTTTGGAAGATGTTCAATATAACATTTTGGTACATTTTGATTATTACGAAATGAATACTGAAAATTCATAAGTTATAACTATTACTTAATTCACTGAAATAAGAAGGAGGATGTTAAATCCTCCTTCTTTTAATAAATAATTTAAATATAGGAGAACACAATGAGCAAAGAAAAGAAAAAACTTGAAGAAAGAGCAGCTAAAATTTGGGAAACTATAAAACAATTTGAATATAAAGAATACTCATTTTGGACAAAACCTAATATCACTAATAGTAAAATAATAACAGAATATCCAGAATTTATTATTTATGCAATTCATCCAAAATGTCCGGCATTAGGGTCATATGTTGGAGGACCACAATTTTATTGTGAATGTAAAGAGAAATTTTCATCAATAAAAGCAATGTCTCTTAAAATACCAATAATAGAAGTCTCCAAAAATGGTAAGAAATGGTTTGAAGAACAATTACAAACATTGCTTAAAAAATGAAAATATTTTTGGAGATATACATTATGAACACAAACAAATATTTTGGCGAAAAGACCAAATTGGAACAAGCTTTTAAAATATTGATTCAACGAGTTGTACCAACAGATGAAAATCGTGGTTCTTTGCAACAGTTCAATGATATTGTAGAAAATAGTTGGAAATTGACAATTGATAAATACAAAGAAACAAGAGCATCCAATTGCTTATCACAAGTAGATTACAAGAAAAAAGAACTATTGAATTGTGGTTATAAACTTAACTCTAAATTTGCTGGGGAAAATTCATATATAGATGACAGACTTACTACTGGATGTTTCTGGAAAACTTCTACTGGAAATCGTGTACCATTAATAGATTTGTCCAAATATTAATTAAAAATGGAATTTTTAATATGACTTATTACATTGCTATAGTAATCATACCAGAAACTTGGACTACTGGACTTCTTTCTAATCGTAAGGATGAATATGAATATTACGATGGACTCTATCTAGCAATGACAATGATGCATCCGGTTATTTCAATCAGATGTACATCTTCAAATATTGAAAAGGATATTGAAACTGTAGTAGAAATATATAAAACTAAAATAAAAGAAATACTTAAAGAAGATAAAAATTATGATTTGAGTAAACTTACTAAAGAAAATATGGAACAAACAATACAGCGATTCATTGCTGAGTTGCCAATTGAAAATATGAAAAATAGTCGCCTTATGCAGTTTTCAATTAAACAAATTGAAATTTAATATATAAACAATATACTACATAGAAGAGGGATAAAATCCCTCTTCTATGTAGGTTGTTTTATTTTTTTTATTTTTGAGGGGTTCTAGTAAGATTAAAAATAACTGATTTGCATAAGTTAATACTTGCGGTAGCTAAAAATTTACCATCTACAGTTACCAGACTTCGTGCAGTTTTATTATATTCCATACAACGTCTATTAGCTTCTTCTGACATAATACCATTAAAACTAATGGTATCTCCATCATAATCCCTATGTGTTCAAGAATATTCGTCAGATATTCTTCGCGTAATATTACGCAGCTTCAGGCTTTCCCTGAATGAGCAGACTATATCTTCATCCATATAACAAATTGTTATATGGAGATTCCCATTTCCCACTGCCATTATTGACGATTGCAGGGTACTCTACTTACTACTAATAAAAGATAATTATTAATAGTGTTCGATAGTCGTTGAACCTTTACCATATCTTACGAATGAGTAAGACTTAGGTACTTGGATGCTGATTACCCATTGATATATTCAATTGTTTTTCTAACATATCACGCTTAGATTTTCATCTTACGTTGTAGTACAATTGACTTTAGGATTTTCCAGCAATTAGAGAATATTTTTTATACTACATTGCTGTAGCAGGTGCCGATTGCTATATTTGTTTTTTTTTGCTACGGATATAAAAACCTTTATAAGTTTTATTTGTATTATTTTTCATTTTTGAACTATCCATAGCAACATAATTTCAGCACCGAGACCAGGAGTTCTGCTTGGATGTAAAATACAACTATCAAGATAAGAACTTTTATCAATGATAGGATACATAGGCATTACAACTTCCTGTTCTGGCATATATTGAGATTTAAATTTAATTGTTCTACTTGGAACTGTTGTGGCTACCTTTACTTTAGTAGGATAAATACTTCCTATTTCAATAGCAGGATATCGTGTGACAGTACCATGTCTTCCAAGAGTAGCTTGATAAGTTGCAATATAAATCATTTCAACATAAGTTATTGGACGAACTTTCTTTATATCAAATGCATTAGCTTTTTCTGGTTCATTTTTAGCTAAAAGCTCTTTAAAATTATCTATATTGGTAAATGAATATATTTCATCACCAAGATCATAAACAAGGGAAATGTAATAAGGTTTATTTTCTGCATCTTTAATAATTACAGGTTTATTCCTCATATGAACATTTTGAAAAAGTGCTATGAGATCTTCGCTTGTCTTAGTAGACATTGCTTCTGTTACTTGAGCAGATGTAACATCTACATATAGAACTTTAAGTGTTTTTGGATCAATAGCTGGAACTCTTGTACTTCCTAATGTAAATATCTGATTGTAAAAAATTCGTTTTAATTCATGAATAACTAATGGTTGAAAAGCTTTTGCAGCTTGAAATACTGGAACTATAGTTTCATCATATTTGTGATAGGCTGGATCATCAGGAGTTTTTCCAAGAAGTTGTGAAGAAGTGATGACATTTCTTGTTCCATAAACAAGAGCTCTGTGTGCATATTGTCCTTGACCAAAACCTTTTTTCCCTTCATAAAAATTTTTATAATACGCATAAATTTCATATACTTTTAATTGAACATTGTATTTGATTCCATCGTAAAATTGTTCAATGACAGGATTTTCTTTAGCTGTTTTAACAGAATCTGCTGTTCGTAAAAGTGAGCTATATTTTTTATTAATTTCTTCGATGGATATTCTACCACCTATTTCTTTGGCATCTCTAACTCCTGCTGGAGATACAATCATTTTATTAATGATAGCAGTTCCATCTTTTTTACTTAATTCGATAGTTTTGATTTTGTTGTTTCTTGTAGCAGAAGATGTTTTTTGAAATACTAATTTAGGAAATTGTTTCATAAAGAAGACAAATCCTGTTCCTGCATTTTCGTTTTCTCGTATGGATGGAATGAGTTCACTTGTCACTTCATCAAAAACAGCATATACTTTTCCTTGCATGACTTCATGATAAAATGGTTTTAAATCAATAACATTTTTAAAAATGTGTGGTGATAAAACATCAATATTTAAATTAATGTATGCAAATGTAGTAAGACGTTGTGGTGAATTTAATTGACCAAATATTTCTTCGCTAAAAAATCCTTGTGGATGAAATAGATTAGAAGATGGTGCATATATAAATGTTGATGTTACTTCTTTGAGAGCATATCTTTGAATAAAATTATCAACATTCATTAACCATACATTAGCTGGACTTAGTTTACGCATATGTTTTGTATCTTCCTTATACTGTGCTTAACAATTAAACTTTTTGAATCGAGGTCATACCATGATTGAAACTACCGACAACAAAGAACAGTACTGTGCTTTTGATGATTATCTTGACGAAATCATGGAAGAAACATTTGGTCCTATAAAAAATGTCTATATTGATTTAAGATATATGCAAGATTTTTATCTAGGAGCAATTCTTGCTCTTTGTAAATCAAAAGATGAAATTCAGTATGTGATTGACAATATCGATTATTATAACAATCGATATATTGAAGATGTAGTTGAAACAGTATTTCCTAAATTACATCTTACTGAAACTGAAGTTCAAGAATATATACATGATCCTAAAAATCATTCGTTTCTTTTTAGAACAGCTCCAGTAACTGATTTTTGTCGTATGCTTAAAGATATTAATGTTGATATAGAAACTCAGAATATCGCAGCCTCTTCTAATGATACGAATGTTGTTTGTATATACAATATAAATACATATCCTCTTACTCTAAGTTATAGAGATAAAAAACAACTTAAAGAAAAATTACAATGGTTTACAGATAGAAAAAATTTATTGATTGCAACTATGAATGCACCAATTGAAAATATAAACATGGATACTTATAAAGAATTTCGATATATGTTTGCTTATGATTTTTATAGAATTATTCAACCTACTCCATTGCCAACAGCAGGCTTTACAGCGTTCTATGAAAAAAGATATTTATATAACAATTTTGTATTTGCACCATTTAGAATTGTCAATGATAAAATATTGGAAGAAGTGAAATATTACAATGCAGACAAATTGGAAGAACTTGTTCTTAATACAGCAAGATATCTTTCTATTTGTTCCAAATTTTCGTATATTAATCCCAAGATTACAGTTCGATAACTTTAAGGGGAACGCTTTATGGCTCAAGATAGTTTAAAAGAAAAACTTGCAAACAAAAAATCATCTAATTTTGATATTCAAGAATTTGATAAATACGATAGTACATTAGAAGATTATAATTATCGAGACATTTATAATAGCAATACAAAAGCTAACAGAGAACCAATTGAAACAACAAGAATTGGTCTTACTGATGTTTTAAAAAGTTCTTACAAAATAGTTGCATCTAATCTGGAAGATCGTATTCGTCAAGCTATGCCGAATACGTTTGAACTCATAGATGAAGTTACATCATTTAAAAATGATTTTGATTATCTAAAAAGTGATTTTATTCAGAAAGTTCAACCAACTATCAATTCAATTAAGCGTTCCGGTAGAGTTTTAGAACCAAGAGTTAAAAGTATTTTACCTCCAAAACTTGCTAATAAATATAGCAAGTTAGTTTCTGAAACTGATCACGATTATTCATATTCTCCTCCTTCAAAAGAAGAAGCTAGAGAATACGCTATTGCTGCAGAACTTTCTGAAATATTTGAACAACAACAAAAGATTTTAGAAAAACAACATATTGAAAATAAAATTGATACAGAACAAAACAGACTTATAGATAGATCAATTTCAAATAAAAATACACAAGATACTCTACAAACTCTCGAACAAATTCGTGTTGCAAATAACTTCACTGCCGCATTTGTTCAAGATTTTTATAAAGCTTATCTTAAAAAAGATCTTGTTTTAAAATATAAACATTTGTTTGTTGCTCAAGATACCCTAGCTTCAGTACAAGCTATTGCTAAAGTTACTGAAGATAAATTAGAAGAAATTCGTCACAACACAGCACTTCCTGATATTCAAAAACAACAAAAACTTGAATCTTTAAAAGAAGTACGCAGACAAAGAATCAGTAATTTTATTGTTGATAAAGCACAAGAAAAATTACTTCCTTTTGTAAAGAAAGCGGCTTCTACACTATACAGCAGAGCAAAAGATCGATTTGCGGCAGGACTTGAACTCGGTGCTTCAGGTCTTGATATGGCAGCTACTGGCGACCAAATGGCCAATGATATGTTTGAAACGGAAAATGGTCCCCGTAGTGAAAAAGATTATCAACTTGATGCTATAACAAGAACTGGAAAATTTGTGGGGTCTCTTATTACTGGAGGTGGAGTCAATAAAGTTGGTAGAAAAATTTTTGGTGATGGATTTGATTCAAGAGCTTTAGCAAGAACATTACAACATAGCGATGAATTTGTTGGAAACATGCAACAAATCGCTATGGATAAAATCAAACGTTATAGAGAAGATCATCCAGAGAAAAATTTTTTCACAGATCTTATTGATGCTGCTGGGATTGATGTTAATCGTACTGGCGGTTATATTAAAGACGTGAGTACAGAACCAAATGAAGTCACATCTTTTGATAATCAAACAAGAACAAGTATTGTTGAAATCATACCTGGATATTTGGCTAAAATTTTACAACAAGTAACAAATATCGCTACTGGCGAAGATAACGAAGAACTTGTTTTTAGTAGAACGCAACGAGACTTTTTATCAGAATCTGATTTTAAACGTGAAGCATTTTTTAACATGGGTATTTCCGGAATTAGACCTGGAACCATGGTTCAAGATGCTCTTGAAAAATTACGTGGAGCGTATTCATTTGCTACTAAAAGTGATGATGCAAAAACATTTGATGAACTAAAAACATTTATTTCTAAATTTATCATTAATTCAGGAATAAGTAGATATAATCTTTATCCTGGAACATTGAAGAAATATATTGAAAATGGATATGATTCTTTAGGTCCAGGAGATAAAAAATATATTGATTCTGTATTCAATAATATCGGGGATGAAACAGAAGAAGGACAATCGATAAGAAAATCGGTTGCCCAAATTTTAATTGATATGGTAACAACAGATGGTCGAATAGATCCATCTCTTGTAGTTCTTGTTGGTAATATTATTCAAAATACTAATAAACAAGGATACAATTATCTTGAAGAACTAGATAAGTATATTACTGGATCTGGTCAAGGTAGATATCTTAAAGACCTTTTCACGATCAAAGATGGTGTCTATGATATTGATCCAGAAACACTTGCTAGAGAACGAGAAAAGAATTTAGATCTTGTCGGACGAACTGACGAAGACTATATTAAAAATTCAAATAGAGAACAAGAAATACTTCGAAGAAGAAAAGAAGATCTTGATAAAGCACGTGAAACACTACAAAGTGGTAAAGAACGAATTATAAATGTTGCTAATCAAGTTGGTACAAAAATTACTGATAATAAATTGGCACGGAAAATAAAATCTTATATTCCAAATACAAAAGAATCTGCTGAAGAATCAAAAGCAGTTGATTCTGTCGCAGAATCTTTTAATACAAAAATTATTAATAAGTTATCAAATATACTTGATAATTTTATTTTAGACAATCCTATTCTTAATAGCAATCCTGAAGAATATGTTAAAGAAACTATTGAAAAAGGAAAAAAATTTAGAGAAAAGTTCTTTACCGAAGAAGAACTGGAAAAAGAAGAGAGATTAAAAGAAGAACGTGAACGAGAAAAGCAAAAACAAAAAAATCTTAAAGAACAAGAAAAGAAATTCAATAAATTATTTTCTCAATCATTTCGATATAAAAAATCTCCTTCTATTAAAAGTAGCACTTCTCTTACAAATATTCCTTCAGTATCTTCTGATATTTTAAATAGTATCAATGACAATATTTTAAAACATATGGAACGCCAACATGACGTTCCTGATATTTTATTTGAAATTTGGAATTTCTTAGACGAAACTCACGATGAAAAGAAAAAGCTTTTTGATGATGAGAAAACACAAGAAACTTCCCGTTCCGAATCTTTTAAGAGTGAACTTATTAGTGCTATTAAAGATGGGATGGAAGATCTAAAACAGTATCTTGGTTCTACAGAATCTGAATCAGAATCCGTAGATATTCGTCCTGGAAATTTGGATGGTGATAGTAGACGAGATACTGTTTATGAAGAACAAATAAGAAAAGAACAGGAAAAACAAGAAAAGAATCAAATAAATATTGAAATACAACGAAATGAAAAAATAGATGATATTCTTAGTGCCGTACACAAATTGATAAATGTTAATGAAAAAGGATTTAAGAAAAAGGATGACGGAGGAGGACTTCTTAGCGGATTACTTGGAAACAAAGGTGGCGGAGGATTTCTTGATGATATTTTAGGTAAGATACCTGGAGCAAAATTCCTTAAAGGACCTCTTAGTAAATTAGGAGCATTTGCTAGAAATCCATATGTGCTTGGTGCATTAGCCGTTACTGCTGGCGGTTATATGGTTACTGAATATATGGATAAATCCAGAAGAGAAGATGTAACTCTTGCAAATAAAAAATATGGTTTTGAAGAAGAAGATTTAGATAAATTTAATGAAGATTATAAAAGATCACAAAATGAAGCAGCATTAGATATGCTTAATGCTGGTTATAATCCAGCAGCAGGATGGCAAGATACTACTGTTGTAGATAATTTTCTTAAAAAGCGTGCTGAACTATACGGCATTGATGCATCCAGAACAGCAAATGGTATGTGGAATTTTATTTTCCGCAATAAAGATGTCGATACCATGCTTGATATGGAAACTGCCGCATTTGGCATGCGTTTAAATGAAGACATTTCAGATAAACAATTACGTAAATGGTCAAAAAAATTTGGATTTGATCCAGACGATGTTGAACAACTTGATTATTTTGCTCGTTGGTACAGCTATAGATTTTTCAACATTTATAAAGAATGGTATTATATTTGTCGAAATTATAACGTATTACCAAAAGATACAAATCGTTTATCTCCTGAGCTTGTTTCTAAAATTCAAGAACAACTTGAAAAAGTTGCACAGAAACATTTAACAGGGGAAATGAAAGAAGTTACTCCATATCCAGAAACTTATAAAAAATTTAAAGGAAAAGTAGATTCTATTACTCCATCTAAGGGTACTGTCGATATTAGTAAAAACATTACTAAAGATGAAACATCTGATACAAAATCAGGAACTGGAAACGTTGAATCTAATACATCATCTAAAAATACAACTCAAACTCCTGGATCTTCATCAAGTACAACACAATTTAATACTGCCTCAGTTACTGTTCAGGATGTAGCACAATACGGACAGGGAGCTAATGTTACTGATGTGTACAATACTCCATCCGTACAATTTGGTCAAGGCAGTGAAGGAAGTATTAAAGATATTCCAGTACCAAAAGGAAAAGGCTATGACAATGTAAAAGATACTATTTTAGCAGCTGCTAAAATGGCTGGAGTTGATCCTCAAGCCATGATTGCATTTGCTGGAATTGAATCCAGTTTTAATCCTGGAACTGGAAATAGTTCAACATCTGCACAAGGACTTTATCAATTTACCGATGGTACTTGGACAGAAGTACTTACTAAATATGGATCAAAATATGGTATTCCTTTAGGAACTTCCAAATTTGATGCAAGAGCAAATGCGTTAATGGCTGCAGAATACATGAAGGCTAATGCTGCCATTATCAAATCAAAAATTGGTAAAGATCCTTCTTTGGTTGATTTATACGCTGCACACATGAGTGGTCCTGGTGGTGGACCTGCTATTATGAAAGCTTTTTATAGTAATCCTAATATGGATGTTATATCAGCTCTTCGTAATGGTGGTATTGCAAATAAAACAATTGCTGGTATGATAAATGCTAATCCAACTGTATATGGATCACAGCAAATGCCTAAATCAGTTGGTCAAGTTGTAGCAGTATATCAAAATGCTGTAAATAAATATAGTCAAGGAGAATTTAAATATAGTACGGATCAAGCAGCAGTTAATATTGATACTAAATCTGCACAAGCTACTTCATTGACGCAACCTAATGATGTCAATGTTACAACTTCAAATTCAAATACACAAGGCTCTGCTTCTCCAGCAGCAACATCATCTGCAGCATATTCAGGAGCAGGAGGAGGAAGTTCTTTCTCCACTTCAACTCCTGGAACATCTGGAACTGGGCAATCTACATCTTCAACTACAGCAGGTTTAAATGCAGTAGATCAATATATTGATGCTAAGGGAGATGTTAATCGTCCAACAAATTCAAATGTAATTACTTCTCCATTTGGTCCTAGAAATGTTACTGGTGGTTCTAAAAATCATAAAGGTATTGATCTTCGAGCAAGAACTGGAGATCCAGTTTTTGCCATGTCGGATGGAGTTGTAACCAGTGCTGGTGGACAATACAATACCATAGCTATTAGTCATGGTAATGGATTATCTACCAAATATCTACATTTATCACAAATTGGACTTACCCCAGGTACAAAAGTAACTGCTGGGCAAGAAATTGGTAAAGCTGGTGGTACTGGTCCTAAAGGACCCAATCAATATGTACCTCACCTTCATTTTGGATTGTATAAAGATGGACAACCTATTAATCCGGAACCATTCTTAAAACAAAATAAAGTTGATCTGGTTAGAAAAGGACAGCCTGGAGAAAAAGCTAATGCTCCATTATCAGATGCAGATACTGCAACACAATCAGGATCTCCAGCTCCAGCTACTGGAGAAACTATTCCTGTGGGAGAAAAAGGAGAAGCTGCTGCTAGAAAGGCATCTGAAAAAGCTGCGGCTACAGATATACAAATACAGCAACAAGGTGATTCTGCACAAAAAACAACTAAAAATCAAAATCTTGCTCCTACTGGACAAGTTAATATCAATACGGCAAACGATATTTATAACGAACCAAATTCCAATACACCAACAATAAATGATACTACTGCTCCAGCTAATATAGCTACCAGTGTAGCTTCAGAAGTAAAACCAAAACTTGAGACTACTTCTGATAATGTAGAAAACTTGTTAAGTCAAATTCTATCCGAACTTATTAAATCCAATACAAATCTTGCTACTATTTCTGAAGCACAAACTTCCTTCAAATCTTTGGAAACAACATTGCAAACTGGATTTACTGCTATGTCAAACTACTTGACAAGAATTCCAAGTAGTTCTAGTAGTTATGCTGAAACAGATTTAGCTTCTCCTACTCGTTCTCAAACTAAACCAGCTTCAACATCCAAAAAAGAAATAAGACCTAGTATACCAATTTCATCTATAAAACCTACTATTAATATTTCAAAACCAAGAAGACAAGCTGCAAATGCCATTACGGTATAAGCCCTTAAGTTAGAGTGAGAAATTTCTCACTCTAACTTATGAGAAGTTCATTTAATTAAATTAGATATAGGTGTGCATATGTGTGCAAAACTATTAGCTTTTGATGAAAATTTGAGTTATCCAAAATCTCCATTTATATTCGAGTTATCCAAATCTCCAGACGATTATTACGATGCCGCAAGAATAGCATATGTATTAGATGATGATGATCCTATCAAACAACTTATTGAAAAAGATCCTACAGTTGGAGAAAAACCTGAACTTGCGGTAACTATTCAAAATAAAGGAGATTTTCCTACAGTAAGAAATTGGATATCTTCTACAGAAGTAGGTAGAAATGAAGCTATAAACTGTAGATGGGGATTTTGTGAAGATGATGATTTAATACACCCTTTAACAGCTATTCACGGGAAACCTGAACTTGGTGGACTTGGAAGAGTATATTCAGAAGTATATCAAAATACTCAACAACTTATCCATATTACCGCTGGAGTTATGCAATTTTCAGCGATGGCGGATTTTTATTTAAATTCTGTTGATGGTACAAGTGTTGAAGCCATTCATTTTGGTAACTCTGGCAGTTTAACAAGATGGGTAGGCAAACTTGTAGGTGGTGCAATAGACCTTGCTGTTTTTTTCGTAACGTTGCCTATTCGATTCATTCGTGCAGTTGGAGCTTTATTAGACCCTTCCAATGTGGTAACGAAATATTACGATATCAAAACAGCGATGCCACTCTATTATAAGCATGTGGATACGATTATTACTACGCTTGCAATCAATATGGGTCTTTATCCAAATGCGTATTATGAATCTATTGATAATACTACCACTCAAACACAAGGAACTCAAAATAAAGAAGGATTGGTTGCCAAGTACACAGGTAAACATGGACAAGCAGATTACACTGTAAAAGAAACAAGAAACCCTATGGCTGATCCTGGCGCAGATGAGAAAACAGCTAAAATTGTAGAAGCTAGACGTAAAAGAACTTTTAAATCACCATCCATTTTAAGAGACGGTCCGTCTATTTGGCATATTTTAACAAAACGTGATACAACTGATGGAGGTGACTTAAATAATTTGCCTCCATTAAAAGAAGCTTTTTATGATAACAAATATGCTAATGATGCCAGTACAGAAGAAGTTCGTTCTCAATGGGATATTTTTAAATTCAGACTTAAAAAATCAGCTTCAGGTGCTGATAAATTTGTGGCATTCAGAATTAATAAATCTGTAGACTCATCTGAATCATTGTCAAATCAGACAGGGGAAACATCCATCTCACAAACTCTTAACAGCGTTTCAAGAAGCGCTAAAGATAAATATGTTTCTGTACAAGGCGGAAACGTAGCTGATATTCCTGGTTTATCAGATGTACTAGGTATGGCAGCAAATGTTGTCGGCGGATTCTTAAGAGAATTTTCCATTACAGGTATGGCATCATCAATTCTTACTGGTACCATATTTGTAGATATTCCAGAAATTTGGCAATCCAGTAGTTTTTCTAAAAACTATTCATTTAATATAACATTGCGTGCACCTTATGGAGATAAAGTTTCTATTTTCCAATCTATTTATATTCCATTGGCAATGCTCATTGCACTAGCATTTCCACGTAGTGGTGGTCGAAATGCTTATGGTACACCTTTTCTTATTCGTGCATATTCAAGTGGCATGTTTGCTATTCCTCTTGGAATTATAGATAGTTTTTCTATAACTCGTGGTTCTTCAGAATTCGGATGGAATTTAGATAGACTTCCTACTACTGTTGATGTATCTTTTACTATCAAAGATTTATCGGCTGCAACACACTTAGCTATTCAAGATGCTAATTCATTAGGGATGTTGAATATTTTGGGTACAAACAGTTCTTTCCAAGAATATATGTTGACCCTTTCAGGTGTTGGTCTAAAAGAAAGATTATGTATTGCACAATCTTTAGCAAGAAGAATACAAGCTGTAGGCGCAATTGGTTTTGATAGTAAGTGGGCAAACTTGGGATCGTATGCTGGTACTATGTTAGGTGATGGTATACTTGGTCGAATGGCATATGGACTTTCACCATCAAAATGGCTTACTATGCGTACTGAAGGATTATCTGAACATTAAAAAGGTTGTTATATGTCTATAAGTATAGATTTGCACAATTCTTCTGATGTACTTTCTGGTATGGAGAGATTGACATCTCCTATGTTTTTTAAAAAATTTAACTATTTTAGACCTTCACAAGTCAATACAAGATTTAGTCAATATCCCAATGATATCCAATTACCTATGGGAAGTATGCTACATCTTCTTGATAATTTTGAAAATTTAAATTTAAACAAACCTATTGTAGATGTTCCAGATTTTAATAATCCTAATAGTATCGGATCGCTTTTTGTCAAAAACGAACCATTCAGAAAATATATTTGTCACATTGTAGAACCTTTAGTTAAAGGGGAAAATGCAGTTATTGAAATTGATGATAAATATGTTTTTAGAACGATGGGTCTTAATCAAACTTTAATGAAATATAAAAGAGAACAATCATTAAAAGGATTTCTTTTTACTCCAGATATTGAAAATTATCAAAAAACACCTACAACTCTCACCATTGTTAATCACAATCCTATTTTTAGATTGTTTACTCGTGGTGTATTAACAGCATACAGAAATTTTAATCTTATTTTAGCTTCTATCCTTAATACAATTGCTAGAATACCAGATAAAAATCATTACATAGTTCTTCCTTTAGTAAATAAAATTTATACTCGCGATATGTTTCGTATGAGTGAAAAAGAACTTAAAGGAAACACTCTTAAAGACAGAAACAGTTATCAATATCTTTTTATGGTACAATGGTTCAATTTTATTAGTACAAACACAAATCTTTCCTTATTTGAAAAATTTCCACAAGAAATGTGGGATAAAGTTACATTTGTATTTAACGTTCCAAACAACTATGCCATGTTCTGGACATTGTCAGATGTTGTTTCTGTTAATGTCAGAAATGCTTTATATAACAGACTGCTCAATCAATTTAATGCATTTATTCTTACTGGATATATTTCAAAGCACGGTGATCAGTCTAAAGATGATGTTTTAAAAACACTTGATAAGTTATCACAACCTGAAGAAACACCTTCTATTGATCTTGCAATTAAAGATAGTTTAGAAACTCAGGCTGATAAAGCACAAGTAAAACCAAATACAAAATCAGAAACATCTCAAAATACTTCTGTTCCTATTCAAAGAGAACTTGCTATCAACAAACCAGCTGAAATAGACAATCCTAAAAAAGAAAAAGATAAAGATGATTATACTGAAAAAGTAATTGTTGATATCTTTAATAGTTCCGCAAATAAAAATAAAGCTCCAAATACTAAAGATGCTGACAATAGCATCAATGCAGAAGCTGTTACTCCAGATCAGTTAATAACAGAAGAAAACATAAAACCAAATCAAGTTGAAGAATTTGATAAACCATTGGAAGAACTTAAAGCTGATACAACAACAGGAGTTCCTACTTATGTAACGCCTTTTAAAACTCCTGAAAAAATCAGTGCAGTTAATAAAGCTTTTTTATCTGGTTTAATGAGAGATACAAAAAGATTTATTGAAGATAACAAACAACTTACTGCTAAACAAAAAGATAGATGTCTTCATCTTGCAGGAAAAATAGATACTATTCAAATCAATGGTCAATCCATTTCCAATATCATTACGAGTAGAGCCAATCCTAATATAGATGAACAAACTGTAGATGTACTAAAAGATTACGTACCAGATGCATCTATGCTTAATTCAAAAGTAATATCCATGGATAAAGCCTACATGAATAATTACTTTTTAAAAGATATGTTATCTATAGGTACGAGTTTTAGTAAACACGGTATGTTTTTAACAGGCATAGAAGAAACAAAAACATTTACAGAATTGACAAGACTGAGAACTTTTAAATTTTCATACGAAGATTATAAAGGAAAAAAACACACTATTAAGTTTTCAGTACCTGATCTTGCTGAAGACGGAACTTGTCTTGTCAATGGAGTAAGAACTTATCTTAAAAAACAATTTGTTAATGTACCTATTTGTAAAGTATCAGAGACAAGAGTATCTCTTGCCTCTAATTATAACAAAACCATTGTTGAAAGAAATACTGCTAAAGCACATAGTTTTGCCCAATATTTTAAACGATATATAGAATTGCTCAATAAGGAAAAAACAAATATACAAGTTCAATACGGCAATTCTCACAATTCCAGAGAATTAAGACTTCCTTATGAATATTGTGAAATATCCAAATGGTTTACTCGTATCGCGTTCAATAACGATAATAATGAAGCAGGTAACACTGAATGGCTTTTTGAATATAAAAATAGATTTATAGGAGCTAATGAATCGACTAAAAAGAAACTGGAAGACATGGAAAAACATTTTGGCATTTATATTGGAAAAAGAATATCTGGTGATCCTGCTTTGTTTTTTATGGATATTAATAATAAAGTTACTCTTGTTGATCCTAGAACATTTAAAAGAAAAGAAATTACTACTTTAATGAATCATTTGTACAAACGATTTAAAGTACAACTGAGTGGTAATCAATTAACAGAATGGACGAATATCAAAATACTTGATAAAAAATTTCCTATTGGATTTATTCTTTGTTATAAATTTGGTATTACTCGTGTTCTTGAAATGCTTGATTGCAAATATAGAATAGAATTAAACAATACAAAATCAAAACGTAGAACAGATATTTCGTCCACTATGGAAGTAGCTATAAAATTTGAAGATAAAACTTTGTATATTCCAAGATATCCATTGAGAAATTCTCTTATCATGGCTGGCCTTACATTTTTTGATACTTCTCTTTATCGATATGAAGATCTCAATTTTCCAGATGCTTACTACATGATGCTAAAAGATAAAGGCAATGGATTTAAAATCAATTATCTTAAAGGAATTGATGATACATTTAAATTGTTCGTTGATCCCATTACTTTTAGAATTTTAAAACAAATGAATGAACCCACGACAATGGAAGGACTTCTTATTCGTGCTACAGATATGTTAACTACTTTGCAGCACAAAGAAGCTTCTTCTCTTGTCAACTTTAGACTTCGTTCATACGAACGACTCAACGCTATTCTTTACAATGAAATGGGAAGACAGTTTGCTGCATATGGAAGAAGACAAGGTGCAGGAAATACTTTTTCCATTAACCCAAATGCTGTCATACAAAGAATTCTTCTTGATCAAGCAATGATCAATGTTGAAGATATCAATCCTGTTCATGATATCAAAACATTTACTACTGCAACATATACTGGTGTTGGTGGTAGAACAAGTGAATCATTTACAACCAATGATAGACGATATCCTAAAGATGGCATAGGTACTATTTCTGAAGCTACTCCTGATAGTGGTGCAGTTGGTATTTCAGCTACACTTTCTATGGACCCAGTTGTAGCTAATGTTGATGGATTTATTGAAACTCCTGAAAGTAGAGGATATCAATATAATCCTACGAATGTGCTTTCTATTTCAAACGTACTTATGCCCTGTACAACACAAGACGATAGAGCTGCTTAAATAATAAATGTTTTGTTTTACATTCTCTGAATATATTTTAGTTAATGCAGTATATACCCTGCATCTAGTTTCGTAAATATTCAATCATTATGGAGAATGTAAAATGGGTAAGAGAAATGATCAGTTAAATCCGTTCAGACTTTTGATTGCTCCAGATTTTTATCCAATCCCAGGTTTTAGTAATTATGGCATTTCCGAAGATGGAAGAGTTATTAATTTAGCTACTTTAAAAGAATTAAAACAAAACGAATCACATACAGGATATCTTAGAGTAAGTGTTGTTAAAGATGGAAGTAATTATTTTAATAATATCGGCGTTCATAGACTGATGGCAAGAACTTTTCTAGATCCAGGTAACGATTATTCTATTGACGAATTACAAGTCAATCACAAAGATTGTAACAAGAAAAATAATCATATCGACAATTTAGAATGGGTCACTCCATCTGAAAATGTTCAACACGGTGTTGAAAAAGGTAGATATACAGATAACGCAAGACCTGTTACTATGAGAAATGTCTTTACTGGACAAATACATAAATTTCAATTTGCTTCAGAAGCTGCTCGATTTGTTGGTTTAAATAAAGATGATATAAAATTTAGACTTAATTGCTCAGAAAAAGATCGAGTATTTCCTGAAGGATATCAATATCGTAATGGATTTGAAGATGACACTCCTTGGAGAATACCAGAAGACATTCATAAAGAAATGTTGCGTTATGGTAATACACGAAAAGTTTTAGTTAAATATCTCTTGACTAATGAAGTAAAAGAATTCAATAGCTTAGGAGATGCAGCTAAAGCACTTGGTATTAAACTACCTACTGCCAGTGAATGGGTTCATGGTAGAGGTAATACAAATCAACCTGTGTGGCCAGGTTGTGTGCAACTTAAATTCGCGTACGATCCTACACCTTGGAGAGAAGTTAAAGATCCTTATCTTGAGCTTCAAGAAAATACAGGAAGAGCTGTAATCCAAGTTGTTAACGATGCTACAGGTGAAAAGATTATATATGAGTCCGCAGCCAAATGTGCTAGAGCACATGGGATTGGTGTTACTACACTTGACTGGAGACTTAAAACACAAGGTAAAAAAGTTTATCCTGACGGATTTAGATACGGATATTATCCTTATTAAAATTTATTATTTTATTTAAGCAAAAGCTTACTGTCCTACCAGGTAGTAATATCTGGATAGAATGCTCTTTAACTGCTGGAAAATCCTAAAGATAGTTACACTACAACGTAAGGATGAAATAAGCCTAAGCGTGATATGTCTAAAAAGTAACTGTATGAGATATAACGAAGTGTCTCAATGGACAATCAGCAGCCAAGCTCCGAATAGGAGAAGGTTCAACGGCCATCCGAGTTTGTCGCGGTTAGCTATTCATTACGAATAGTGAAAAGGGAGCCATCCTACTGCAAGTAGGAGAACAATTTTACTGTTCTCCTACTTGTCAGGGATGAAGATATGGTCTACGTTTATATGAAAATATAAATATAGTGTGGGTAAGCGCGCAAACTTTGTTAATATTCAGCTATCACATCAAATGGCTACTACTAATAGCGAATGTATGAGAATACGAACTGGATATGAAAGAGTAATGGCACATAGAGTCAGTAAACTTTATGCGTATCCAGCTGAACAAGATGGTAAAGTTATAGAAGATGATAAAGTAGCCAAACTTATTAAAATTCAATATAAAGACGGATCACTTCACACCATTCCTTATGGTGAAGAATACGGTAATTGTAGTGATATGATTACTACACAAAAAGCAGAACTTACTGTAGGTCTTGGTGATACTTTTAAACGAGGTGAAATTCTTTGTTACAATCCACAATTCTTTGAAAAAGATCCTTATAGTAAACAAGTTGATTGGAAACATGGAACAATGGCTAATGTAGCTATTATGGAAATCAGCAACACATATGAAGACAGTAATGTTATTTCCAAGCAACTTGGTCAACAATTGGGAATTGAACCTGTACAAGTTCGAAGTATAACATTAAATAAAAATACATTTGTTCATAAGTGTTGTACTGTTGGAACAAATGTAGATATTAATGATTATCTTATTGTGTTTGAAGATGCCAACACTTCTATTATGGCAGACAGTTTTAAACCTGCAGGGCAGATAGATGATGAAACTGTAAAATATTTGGCTAGACTTAACAGACAAACACCTAAAGCAAAATTCTCTGGAAAGATTGTTAAAATAGAAGCTTATTATGGTTGTCCTCTTACTGAAATGCATCCTACTTTAGCTAAGGTAGTAAAGATGGCTTGTAAGAAGGATGTCGAACGTAATAAGTTTGCAAGTGAAACTGCATCAAATACATTATATCCTGCATCTAAACCACTTCCTGAAGGAAGTAAGTTTAAAGGTATCAAGTTTGATAAAGAAACTATTGTGATCCGATTTTTCATTCAAGAAAAACTTGATGCTGGTATTGGGGATAAGATTGTATTTGACTCTTCTTTGAAATCCATTATTTCAGATGTTATGGAAGAACCATTACAATCTGAGCATGGAAGAAGCATAGATGCTATTTTTAGTGGTACAAGTATCAGTAACCGTATTGTTACAAGTCCTATGCTTGTAGGAATAACGGAACAAGTATTGGAAGATATAGAAAATGAAATTGTAAAAATGTATTTTGATTAATATTTTTTGTATATTAACTTACCTGGGTTTTAAAACCCAGGTAAGTTGTATATTTTTAATGAAATTGTTTTTTTTTTACATTTTTAATCTATAATAAAACTGATAAAGGAGAGGTATTGATTATGAAAATTTATGAGCTTAATAATTTTGATACACGTATTATTTTAGAGGATAATACATTTGATTGCATTTCTGTTATTGGTCATCACAGTGTAGTTTCTATTATTAATAAAATTCCTTATATATTTGGTAAATTTGTACAAGAAGAATTTAAAAGACCAGTTATTGATCTTTTAAAAAATAATTACACTACGAATAAAATGACTGTTTTTCATATTAATCGTCCTGAACAGTTAATTGCTGATGGACGTACTATCAATATAATTTCCGAATATGATGTTACAGTAAGTGTACAAGTAGTTGATACAAACAGTATATCAATTCCAAGTAAAAAAGTTTTTAAATTGTCGATTGTTACTAAAATTAAAAAGAATGTATATGAAGATTTTATATATTTTAAAATTCCTTCTATAAATGATCTTATTTATCAATATGAACATCGAACTGATATTACCGGAGATGATAATTATCATTTAATCGAACGAAAGATAGACAGTTATTTAAATAGTCCAAATGGTCAAATTATTACACGTGATAATTCAATAGTTACCAGTGCTTCTACAAACTACAAAATAAACTAGGAGAAGTATGAGATGAAATTCCCTGTTACGACTTACTTTGGTGATGTTTTAACTGAAAAGAATGTTATTGATCTAGATGGGGATTGCTCCAGATTTTTTGAAGATGATCCACAAAATGAATATGGAAAACTTCATAATATTCTTAATTTGGGTAACAGTACAGATGATATTTTTTATTATATAAAAGATACTATTACAAATATATTAAATAATGGAACTAACTATTTGTTTGAATTGTTTCGTAGTACTACAAATGCATATGAACCAGAAACTATTATAGATGGAACAAAGATTAAAAGATATGCTCGTCGTAAAATATATTTAAAAGTACAATATTTCTCAGAAAAGGATTGTTTAACTTCAAATACTTCTACCAGAGATCCTTTGTATTATGTAAAATATGAAGTTTTTATATCTGATAAATTTCATGCTGAATTTTTTGTGATTCTTCCTAAACCTATTGAATACTATAAAGATTATAAAAACAAAACCGATATAGAAATAGAGTACTACTAATGAGAATGTTTTCATTTAAAGATTTGTTTTATATTTGTAAAGTAAATGTTCGTGATTTGGAAACAAAAGAAATAGTAGTACAAACTTCTATAAAGAGTGATATATGGGTACCATATTCAGAACCTTCTGATGAAGAATTTTTAGTAAAAAGTGATTTTGAGTTTGATCTTGATCCGTGTATCAAACGTGTTTTTATACAAACTTTTGATGAATACATATATCCTAGAATTGTAGCTGAATATGCTGAATTATTTAAGAAAAATTTTAAAATTTTAGATAAATATTTTAAAAATGATTTTATCTGTGAGGGTCCTGTACGAACAGAACATTATACACTGGGATATCTTAGAGTTCCTGAAGAGCAAGAACTTGAGCAAGATCCAGATTTATATGCTGTATTTTGGTCTTGTTATTGTTATACTAATTTTAATTTTGAATTAGCTTCACGAAAAAATATTCCCACCGAGGGTAAAGAATGTGGTTTACTAGATTATAAGTTTTATTTATATAAATGTGTTACTGATGAAAAAGAGTAATTCTAATGTCAATTACGAATATAAATCTTGATACTGAAGTTGTATATTTTAAAATTAATTGTGAAATTGAAATTTATAATTCTGAACGCGATAAATTTACAATACCTCACGAAAAAATTGGTATACCTAAAGAATGGATTGAATGTAAAGATAAAGAAGGTGAACTTATTGATAGATTGACATACTTGTTTATGGCATATACAATTACACAAAATTCAGAATGTTATGCTAAATTAAGACAAATGCTTAATTATTTTGCAAAAGACGCTAATGATTTAAATTCAGATGTTTATAATGATATTATAAAAATTGGGCATTTTGGAGAACCTACAGAAGAAGCGTTGAAGAAATATCCTGAAACTAAATATATGTATAATGCCAGTGTAGCATGTAGGTCTACTCCACTTGCAGATAATAATTTAAATCCTGATCCTGCCCACCGTATATGGGATTTCACTATGTTTTTACAAGAACTAGAAGGATAAATAAAATGAATGTTGATACATTTAAAAATTCATATTACGACTGTTATGTTCAAGTTTATGATTTAGAAACTAAAAATATTACTATAAGAGCTTCCATAAGAAGTGATGTGTGGTATCCACATACTACAGTTTTACATGACATTCCTATTAAAGATAGTGATACCAATGAAATAGTTCGTAGTGTTCTTTTAGAAACATTTGATAACTATTTATATCCTAGACTTATATTGTCATATCCAGAACAATTTAAAAAGAACTTTAAAATTCTGGATAAATTTTTTAAAAATGATTTTGTTTGTACTGGATCAGCAAGAACTGAACCAATTGGTATACCAATGATAAAAAGACCTACAGAAGAAGAACTTACTATCTATCCAAATTTATGTTTAACATTTGAAAGAGCTTATATATTTTGGAATTGGAATGATGAATTAGCTATGCGTAATTCATCTATGAATAATAGTAAACGTCCTTTATTAGAATACAAATTTTATATTTATAACAATAAAACTGAATTAGAAACAGTTGAATGTGACACAGCATTTTTTCACGATGATGATTCTATAATCAAAAATAATATTTTTGGTATTTAATGTTTTGTACAATATCTATAACACTTTCCCATATGGGAAAGTGTTATAGATTACATTCAATTCATGTTATTCATTATTTTTTACTTATATATAACTCTTTTGAATGTGGATATAAATGTTTTATATCTGCTGTTATATTAACCCTATAAATATGGAGAATAGATCATGGCTGAGAACAACACGAACACCAACGCGACTGAAGCTAAGAAGGAACGTACTCTTTTCGGTATTTCGTACAGGAAGATCAAGGTTGGAGTTGGCGCTAGCGTCACTGTTGCTGCTATAGGAACCGCAGGTTATTTTCTGTATAAGGCTTTTGGCACTAAGCCCGTACAAGTCGCAGTAGAAACTGCTGGTCCAGTTGTTGATGCTGCTCTTAGGAAGGTTTTTAAGAATTAATCATATGAAAGAAAGAGTAGGATTTTGTCCTACTCTTTCTTTCATTTAATTTAACTATTTATTTTTTTTTTGTTAAAGATAAATATTCATTGTAATTGACATCATACAAACAATCAGTATCTTTATATTCTTGATAATACGGAATAACATCTAGAATATATTTTTGTACAGAATACATTCTTTCAAATGTATCTGTATATGTGTTAATAAGACTGATTAATTTAGTTGCCGTTGCATTTCCTTCTGCAGAAAGTACTTGTAATTTTTCAAGATAGTTTGTATCCTGAAGAGCACTGTATTCTTTAGAATTGTAAATATTAGAAATATGAGATTGATATAACGATATATCTTCTATTTCTGTATAATGTAAATCACTAAGAGAAGATAGAAGTTCAGAATCTTTAAATAATTTTGCAAATATTGTAATTCCTTGTTCTGATAAAATATTAGTATTAGTTTTAGGATTTGCTAAAAAGAATTTTATATCTTCATATAAAGATTTGTGACAATCTGTATATCCGGATACAAAAAGATTCAAATTTTCTTTTGTATATGTATAAGGAATTTTGATATAAGAAAGTACATCTGAACAAATATTATTTGTTTGATGTGTTTCTTTCAAATATTCCATAGCTATTTGTTTTGATTTATCCACGTAAAATGAGAAAGTTTCAAAATTTACTGGACTCATTTTTCCAGATGTTTCATGAAGATTAACCAAATCAAAATTAGCTACATCTTTATATGTTACAGAATTGATGTGTTTTTCTTCTGGAACAACTTCTTCTACTTTATTACAAAATGTTTCTATACCAGATGTACTTTGTTCTTGATTTTTTACTGTGTTATAAATTTCTTCTATAATGTTCCATTGATATTCAGATAAATATGATTCTTGATAATTCAATGAATATGCAGCATGTTCGCAACCTTCAATAAATTGAATTCGTTCACTATTGATTGATTCTAACTCGGAATTCTTTGGATCATCCGAAGTAATATAATTGTTTTCATAAAGTTGATCGTAGTCTAATGTATCTTCAATTAAATGACCAAATTTTAATATATCCGGAGTAGTAAATAAATCATCTTTAACATCTTCAATAGATGAATATCCAAGAGATTTTAAAGATGGCACATAGTTTTCTGAATCGATGTCTCGAAAAAATGAATTTGTAGTAAATGTCAATGGATATTCTAAATCATTAAAATCGATTTTAATATTAATTGAACTTGCTAAAGAATAAATTTCTTTTATTGGAGGTATTTGCAATCCTAATTTGGGGGATTCTTTAAATATAGTTAAAAGATGACCATCTTTATTGCAACGAATAAGTTCTTTCTCTACAATAGTAAAAAGTTTAATAAGTACAAGAACGATATGTTTATAAGTTCCTTTTTTACCGGAACGAACTCCTTTTGTACAATTTTGTACTGCATAAGAAACAAGATCTTTATTGGGATGTTTTAATAAATAATCCAGCATTTCATACTGATTAAGCTGTTTTTTTGGTATTTCTTTAGATTTTCCTTTAAATATTTCTTTTATTTTATCAATAACTCCTTCAACACCAATATTTATTGTAGAATTTGTTTGAGTTATTTGTGGTGCATTTTCCATATATTTTATTCCGTGAAGCATACATTATATCCTTTTTGATTGTTGTACTATCATGTTATTTACGACTTGATTTAATGTGCTAATATCATTTGTAAATGTAGATGTAAACAAGTGATTCATCATAGTAAGAACAAGTTTTATTCTTTTTAATCTTGTAAGAGCAGCTATGGAAACACCAACAGTATCTCCAGTATATTCAGCTGAACGAATTCTTTCAAGCATAATTCTAAATTTTGATTTGTCATAATTACTTGTATCAAACAATTTATTTAATCCAGTGTAATATTTTTCACACAGTTTTAATGATATATTAGAAAATCTAAAAATATCATTCACTTTATATTTAAGTTCTTGTAAATTTTTTTCTAATGTCGGAATAGTTGGAGATTCATTTTGTATGAGCTGAAGCTTGGAAGAATAAAAATCAAGAATATTATTTGTACCAGGAACATTTTGTTTACAGTACGACATTTGTTTTAATGCTTCATCAAGAAGTGTTCCTAAATCATTTTCATATTTTACTGGTTCTGTGACAATTTCTTGCATACGAACAAATAAATCAAGCACAATGCTATAAATAAGCATTCTTGCATTCATATCTTCATATTTAGAAATATTTTGAATTTTCATATTTTGAAAATGTTTCAGATCAATTTTATTACTATTGATCGTTTTAAGTTTATCTGCTAAAAGAAGTTCTTCTATTTCAATGGCATGAAAAAATGCTAAAGATCTAGCATTCATTGATTCAGTAAGACGAAGAAGTTTATCACTTAATTTTTTAACAAGTGCCATAGATTCAGAACTAACCATCTTGTCTACAACTTGTTTTAGTTCTGCTGTTGGATATGATTTAGCAATTATTTGTTTTAATTCTTTAAATCTTATATCAACATCATTTTCAGTGTTAGAATATTCACTATTTAATTTAAGGATAAAATCAGTTTTATATAAATCAGTAACATTTTCTCGTATCTTTAATGAAACAACTTCATCGACATTATCTGTTTCATTAATAAGATATTCAAAATATGGATTACTAAAAGAAGTCATATTTTCTTTAGCTCCTTTTATTTAAAAATAAAAACAAGAAACTATAGACATACCATGCTCAATATAAATTTATGATATGGTCGGTACTTAATAAATATACTGCCATACATTATTGTTATAATTTAATTATATAATACAACGTTTAGGAGAAATCCACATGTATACTATTGATAGCTTAACTCAGGGCAAGTCTTGATGCTACACTTGATTCAACACAAATAAGTCCGATTGCAACCGCAAGACCTGTCATCGCCAATGCTATAACTTTTTTACTTGTCCAGATGGCTGTCAATGCAATTGCATCACACAGAGAAGTTGATGCCATTAAAATGTCCAATACCATCATCGATGACATTAACAAATCTTTGAGCCAAGTAGAATAAAGACTTTATTACTTTACTTTATATAAGGATATACTTTATGTCAATGTTTGATGCGGTACTAGGAATTAATTGGGATAATTATGATGTCCGGTATAGAACAGACTCTACACTTGGACAAATTGTAAATAATATTACAGAATCCATTGCACTTAAAATATCTGCTGGTTTATCAGAAGAAGATTATCAAAGATCAATAATCAATTCTCTTGAACAGTATATGGAAAGTGATGAAGGTAAATATAACTATAACATACTTCAAGACCATGCATTAAAATTAGCAGATCAATACAATAATGCTTTTATTACACTTAAAACTAATGTTGCTGAGCAGGTAGAATATCTATCTGGAAAGATATTGGAACAAAGTGAAAAAAGAATGGCTAATTCCACTGGGTATTATGAACTCAATGGAGAAACTATTCCAACTACAGCAAGTTTTAATATGTTTGATGTATCAGGTATTACTGATATCAGCAGCATTGCTTCAGAACTTTGTACTAAATATGAATTTAAAAGTACTGATGGAAAACTGACTCCATTTGGGTTAAAATACATTCTAGAAAAAATTCCAGATGTTGAAGAAGTAAAACTTTCTTCTGCTGCTTATGATAGAATTATAGATCATATTTTTCAGACAAAATTTGATCAATATAAAAATAGTCTCAGTTCACAGATTGTAGATATAAAAACACAGATCAGACAATTTGTGTATTCTGTCACATCACCTATTGGATACAACATTTTAAAAAATAGACTATTTAAGAAAGACATTTATCAAGGACAGATTAATTGTAATACTATTAAGAACTGTATGTCATTTCTTAATATGTATCCTACTCTTAATGTGTTTACTGATGAAGATTTAGAACTTTCTGATCAAACAAAAGAACAACTTAATAAAAATTTTGAAGTTTTAAGTGAAATTAATAAATGCTGTGCAATTGTTCTTGTTCTTGCAGATAAAAAATATGAAGATACTTTAGTTATTGGTGCAGATCTTATCAATAAAAAAGAATTTGATAAATTTCAAGAACTTGGTGGTACACTTGAAGATATTCGGGATTTCTTAAGACTCTATCACAATCAGAACAAAGATGATATTTTATATCACCAAGCAGGTCATTTAGGAATTTCTGTAAATGGTATTAAAATGGATACCATTTATCTTAAAATGCAAAATACAAAAACCAAACTACTTGAAAGTCAAAATATTATTAAAACCAAACTTGCATCATTAAAAAATAACAGTATTCGTAATGCATTTGAATCAGTTACTAAAGAGTATATTAATGATATTGTAACCAATACTCCTCAAATGATAACAACTGATGAAACTCCAATACAATTTAGACATAGAGCTACTGAATATGCAAAAAATGCTTTACAAAATTTGGTAAGAACAGATACCTCAAATGTTCAGGATGCTCTGTATTCTTTTATCTTAAATACTTGGTATAAAGATAGTTTAGTATCAACTATTTATTATCGGCTTGGTGCTGAACTTATTAATAATCTTGAAATAAACGGCACATTTGATGAGGATACTGCCAAGTATGTAGATGCTGCTGTTATGAGTGAAATTATCTGTTCTTATATTTCAAAAGTATATATGACTAAAATGTAACATACATATCTATCTAGGGATTTCCCTAGATAGATATGATATTTCGTTTAAATTGGAAATATATATTACTTTTTTGATGTTTTAATAACACAATTTATAACTATTTTAATTAAGGAGAATTTATTGTGTCATACGCAAATATTCAAAAAATTACAATTGATGATATTGATTATCAGTTTGTCACTAATATAAAAATTTTTAAGCATTCATCTTGGCTTCTTAACTATGCGAGATTGTCTAAAATCATTCGTTTTATTCCAATATTTAAACCCACAAATTTTAATCAATGTCCAATGCTGGTGGGGCTTGATCAAGAATTTCCATTTCCAACTTTAATTCCAGATTCTTTTTCATTAAATGAAGACTCTGCACATGTATCTATGTTCATGAATGTATCACCTACATTTCCGATATTCAAGTTTTACGAAATAATAGAATTGGCAGAGCATATTTATGATCAAAAAGAAATATCTGGTTTTACTAGTTGTAAACGTATAATTCCAAAAAATATACATTGTGTTAGTGAAAAAGATTTTTATATTGAAAATGAAATTTATTCATCTTACAATAAAATAAGAAAATTTATTTTTCTACCTTGTTCTAGAATTGATTATCCTGTATCACGTTTTACAACATGTGTACTACCATACGAATTTTGTAACATTGACGATAATCTTTGTATGGCACGTCAACTTTCAAACATGAAAGAATTGTACAATGGATTTACTTGTACTCTTAAAAATGTAAATAACCAAGAGGATTCCATTTTGACGTTTACTTGGGACACAATAAATGAATCAATAAATGAGCCAAATCCCGATCCTTCTTATCATCCCACATTGGGAGTACACATTGAAAATAGCTTAACTGGGTTAATGGATATCAATACTATTTCAGTAAACAATCAAGAAGAAATTCTTAATAGTATTATTGGATTTCTTTCAACAAATTATAATGATTAATACTTATGAATACCTTATATATTGTCAGAGGACTTCCCGGAAGTGGGAAGTCACAATTTGCAAGAAAGTTAGTAAGTAGAGAAGAATTTGTATTTGAAGCTAATAAATATATGCTTGATGAAAATGGCAATTATAAATATCAAGCAAGTAAACTTCCATTTTGTCACAATAAATGTTTTAACAATGTTAAACATGCCATGATCTACGGCATTGATAAAATTGTAGTAGCAAATACATTTATTAGGAAAAATGACTATAACCGTTATATTAATCTTGCCAATAAATTCCAATATGATGTACGAATAATTACATGTAAACGATTTCAACCACAATTCGATAAATTTATAGTTGCAAGAATGCAACGAGAGTTTCAAACTGATTACAAATCATTAATTCATATTTCATAAAGGATAAAATATAAAATACTTTCATTAGACTTGATAACATAATTTTTATATAACCATAAATGAGTAAGGAGGGATTTGTTTCCCTCCTTACTCATCGTGCTAACTTTTATTTTATTTTTTTTTGTAATTTATTAATCAATAACAAAATCAATATAAATAGATTTTCTAATACTTATTTTATTATCATTAGTAAGATAAAGTTCTTGTGCAATAGATGGTTGAACACTATCATCAGCAATAGAAATTGTTTGTAGATCAATATCTCCATTGATACCAAGTACATCCGTAGCAGTTACGTAAGTAATGCTATTTGTAATAATATCTGCGATATTGGTAAGTGAAATAGTATTTGTTGCAATGAGAGGTTCTATAAGAGTAAGAACATTTTCTTTAATGATATTTTGAATGTCAAGATTATTTTTAACTGCTGTTTCACAATGAAGTCTAAATGAAAATGTCATATTAAGTGGCAATGTTCTTGTGACTCCATCACCTATATTAAATTCAGCAGATCCCAAAGTTCTTGTAGGTCTAAAATAAATACTATCACGTTCAAGAAGTCTATCTGAACTATCACGAATAGTTACAAAATAACTCTCTAATGTTTTAGTAATACTTTTACAATATTCTTGATGTACTGGATATTCTGAAAGATAAAGTTTATAATCAATAAACATAGCTTGAATAAGATATTCTAAAATACGTTCTCCACCATCTTCTAAAATAGGTTCTCCTTGTGCATCAAGAATAAGATCACCTTTAGCATGTCTTATTTCAGGATTTCCATATTCATCATAAATAATATCTCCTTTTTCATGAAGAAGATTAAGTTTAACTACAGGTTTACCATCTTCTACAGTAACAGAACATTTGATTGCTCCATTTTCATTTCTTTCATAAATATCTGTAGGATATGTCGCATATTCATCTTGTTCATATCGCTTGTATAATTTTTGTGACCATGTTAAATTGATACTATTATAAATGACATCGTCCAAAGAATATCCTAAATTAATAGTACATTTTTGTTTGATCATAACCAGATGCGTATTAAGGAAAGTTGCAGGAACACCTTCATAAAAAGAAGTATCTATAGCTACATCTGGAAAATAATCTTTTTTAATCATGAATGTCAAATGATATTCATTTTCAAGATTAATAAGGTGTGTCCAAGATGTTTCATAATTAGAAAGAGATGTGACATTTAAAGTTCCGTCATCTGAAATATAATAATCAGTATCTATTTTAAATTCGTATAAAAATTGATTATTATAGGGTCCTACATAAGTAGCTTGTGCTCCAACAAAAATATTGTCGGCTGTTTTTGTATATACCCAAAGAACAAGATCTTCTTCAGAATATTCAAGAATTTGGGAATCTTTATTGACAATAAATTGAACTTTATAACCATCAACACCATCACCTTCATGAGTGATCACTCCAGACATGGAAACCATTTGAGTCATGATTTTATCATTATCACGTTCAAATATAAAATTATCTATAGTTGGGTCCATGAGATTGTACGAAGATGCTTTGGAATATCTTCCATCTGGAGAGAGTCTGATATGGAAAGGTGTCTTAAGGTAAATATTGTTATTAAATTCTTCTATTTTATTTTCTTTAGACATATAAACAAGAGTATTTCTTTCCGTGTCTGTTAGTGGAATAGCCAACTCTTGCTTTTGATCATATTTATAAATAGTGTTCGGTAATAATGTAATACTGTCATCAAGATTACGTACTATGGTAGCAACAGTATCTGGTGTTTTTTCAGTTACATAAATAGGTAAGTTAGTTGCAGGAATAATAGCATTCTCACTATCTGTCAATACTTTATAACTAAAATATATAAGATTAGTTAAATTATCTCTATATTTAACAATACGAAATCCTTGATCTTTATAATAACTTTCTATATCAGCAGGAGTAACAAGTACAGTAGTGTGAAATGCATTGTCGATAACTCGTTGCCGTAATTCTTCAAATGTATATCCATCTCCACCACCAACAAGCTGTGTTGTTACTGGTGATACAAAAAAAGTGGTTCTTGCAAGAACTTGAGAAAATCTGGAAGTGGATTTAGTGATATTAAAATTAACTTTATACTGGTCACTACTTAATGAAGATACATCATAATTGACATCTCCTTTAGTAGTATATACTTCCAAATATAAATTTGTCCCCAACATATCCTTAGTAAAATAAATTTGAGGAATGTTAATAGAAAATTTGTTTACTTCTGGTTCTACTGCAAGTCTTGCTGTAAGTGCAAAAGGATCATACGCATTTTTAGCTAGAGTTTGACTTAATTCAATAAGAGAACCATTCTTTTCTGTAAAAAGTCTAAGTGCAAAAAATTTATCAGTATACGAATATTTTGAAGCAAATCCGTGTTGACTTGTTAATGTCTCTTGAATTTTTGTTTTTACAAATTGATATATTTTAAATTTAATTTGAATAAAATTCATTCCAAGATAAGTATATTCAGAAAATGGAATAACGTTATAATTAAGTTGATACAATGGATTTGTTACAGAAGTTTCATATTTGACTATTGTAGAGCCTGTATATTTATTGATAAGAATTTCAATAGGGTAAAAAAGACCAAAAGTAATAGTGCCTGCTTTGATAACAGTATCTCTAGGAATAATAATACGTTTGGTTGTTTCATCATAATCTTCACCATTATTCATGAGATAATTTTTATCTAAAGTCATCATGAATTCAATGGAAGCTGGAGATGAAAAAAGGTTTACATAGTCATAATCAGACATATGTTGATACAAATCTTCCGATGTTTGTGCTCGTAATGCAAGACTCGTTGAAATTTTATTTTCTGTAATGGCAGCCATTGCTGAAGTAAGCGTAGATGCCATTTCAATAACATGCATAATTGGATTGTTAGGATCTACTAAAGTAAATTCTCCATTATAACGTTTTTCAACATCCTCTAACACTATGCTTGCCAGATTAGCAGGATTAGAAAGAAGTTCAAGTGTCAATTGTTGTGAATTGATATCAGTAGGCATATGGAGTATTCCTTATAAAGAATATATGCTTTTAATAAATGAGTTCAGTTCCAGGTAAATTTTTAATTGTCAAATAGTCACCATCAAGTTGTTTGATAGCATTTTGATATTGTTCAATAGTTTCTTTTACAGTTTTCATTTGTTCTTTAATAGAAGCTGTAAGATTATCTACACCTTCACCTACTTCTCTATAAAATCCTAATAATGGACCTCTAGGTGTAAACGTAATATATGGAAGACCCATGTAGTTGTCTTCTGGTTTATTACCACATCGAATAAGATTACGTGTTTGTTCAAGTCTTCCTCTTTCAAGACTCTGATCTACTTTATATTGATCTCCATTCAAAACCATAGAAGATGTAGGATCAAGATATTTAAGAGCTGGCCAATATCTTTCTGCTAACATATTGAATTCTTTTAGAATAATGGGATCATTTTCTTCATAAATGTTACATCTAAATGTAGTAGAGAATGTTTTAGCAGCTTCGACGAAATCTTCATTTCTTGATATATCAAAACAAGCACCACCAGGTCTTGCTGTAGGAAAACATCCTGTACATTTAGACCATTTTTGAATATATTGTTTTGAAGGATCTAAAATAAATCGATATATAGAAACAGTATAATTTAATATTTGTCTATCGATTTGAAATGGATATGCAACCATTTCCCCAATGGTCAAAGAAGCAATATATTCTAACCAAAACTGTAGAATAGCCATACAAATTCCACCGAGTGGCTCGGTGAATGTCAATTGTAAATCAAAAGGTTTTCTATTTCTATCAGAACCTATAGCAAAACTTTGACTTTCAGAAAAGAATCCGCCTTCATCAGTATATGTTTCTATAGTTTGGCTTGGAAATCCGCTCACATCAGTAATATTGTTCATAAGTGGAATGAACCACGGTGATTCTTTAGTAAAATTAAGACAATTTGAAACTGATTGTGTCAATCCACTATCTGTAGACATAGGAGCATCTAACCAAAGACGAATAGCAAACTGTATTGAAGTTGGGTCCATGGTATTTAAAATATGCATAAATCTATTTTGACGTAGATTGATGGAAGATAGATTAAGATGTGGTCTGGTCATAAACAACATACCACTATGTACATTGTTATATGTAATGGCTTTAACACCAAATCTATCTATTTTTGTCATATTGTTTTGAAGTTGATTTATATATGTACCAGCACCAAATGATCTATATGTTTGCTCCATGGCTTTTAAATATAAGTCATTGAGCATTGTTTCTATTTTTGTATAATACTCATTATTAATTTCTTTACGACGAATATCGGTTTGTGTTTCACCAGAATTGTTATCTGACATATTTGAATACTCCTTTGAAATAGGAAATGGCATAGTATGCAAATTTATTTTTATGTATGCAACTAGTTATATATAAATATAGGAGAATTTTGTATGGGTCCGCTCGCTGCTGCACAAATAGGAGCTTCGTTAATAAATGCTTTTAGTGGTTCCCAATCAGGAAAATCTTCTGGGGATATGATTAGCTTTAGAGAAGCTATGGATAGTATTCGAAATCTTTATGAACAATATCAAGATGCTAAAAATCTTCATCTACCTAATTATATCAAAAAATCAATGGTATCCTCACGAGTATTTATTCAACGTGCTTGTGCAGAAGAACCAATCCTCAATGATTTACTTGGAAGTATTCAACAACTTTATTTAAGCTGGATTTTAACTGCTATCGATATGAATAGATATGTCGATGGTACAAGAACTATTAGAAATATGCTTGATGTCGTTGCTACTGAAGCTATGGAGTATAATCTTCCTATGCAAGACGATGCTGCTCTTATTTCAGGATTAGCATCTTATAATGGTTATCAACCAAAATTTGATTCAAGATCTCAGAATAATTCAAATAAAGATATAAAAGGAAATACTACTATTGTAGACACTACTCCAATTGAACTTAATCTTTCTTATGGAAGACTTGTTGAAGTTATATTTAGTGATAGCAATAAAGTAAAAACATCTATAAAATTGTTTGTACAAATTCTTCCACTCATCATACCCGACAACGTCATGAAAGAATTTCTCATGCTTAATTATAAACCAGAAAAGAAATATAGAAAATTTCAGCTTTCCGCAGGAGAAATTTCTTTTTGGCGAGATTATATGTTTGAACTTGATTTGGCAGAAAGAAAAAGAAAAGCACTTCGTGATGATAAGACTGGATATCTTAGAGAAATGTATAATGAACTTAATAAAAATCAAAAACAAAAAATGAAAAAGTATTCACAACTTGCACCAAATAAACAAAACATAGCAAATACTATTCATGTATACGACAAAGCATCATTTAACAGATGGTGTGGAGAAGTTCGTATGGATTTTAGAAATCCTGCACATAGAGAAAAATATTTTAATGATACTTTATCTATGATTGTTGCAACTATTGATTCCGACTATGAAAAAATTGATATGTATTTTGCAGGTATTCAAAATAGAGCAGAATTCAATTTTAATCAAGTTAAGAAAAATTCAAAAGATAATAACTATGATTTAACATCTATTATGAAAGCATTTTCAAGTGCATCTGCACCAAGATTTTAATTTATATAAGGATTATGCATATGGCAATTTTTGAAGATGTTTTTAAACTTTTAGATTCGTTTGTACAAGCACTAGAATTACAAAAACAAAAGAGAAAATTCAAAAAAAATATTACTAAAGATCAATTAGCAGAAGTTCTTACTCTTGAACAAGATATGCTCAAAAAAATACATGAATTTTTATCAGCATTCAATCCCAAGAGTATGAATATACTTACTCAAAAATATATGAATGCTAAATTTCCAAAAGACAGTCGTTTTGTTGGATATCTTATTCCTGATTTAAAACGACTTCTTACAGGACGAGCAAATCAGCTTGAGCGTGAAATGACTTTTGGTTCAGTTAAAGTTGCTGCTGAAAGATATCTTTTTATTCTTGATGAAGCAATAAAAAATATCAATCAATTTTTTACTGAAAAAGAAGTCACTATTGACAATATTAAAATTTCCAATATGATGGTATTTGGTGTATTTCAAGAAATCAATATGTTTAATAAATACACCAGTTTTTTGATTGAGAATTTCTCTGATGGTTGCTCTGGAATTGCTCGGAATCCTATGGGGTATCGAGTTAAATTTTTGCAAAAATATAAAGAAGAATATATTGCGGCTATAAATAATGCAGTAAACAATTCTAGTTTATATAGTTTTCTTCAAGATGTTAATAAAATCAAATCAAATAACATGGATTTGATTTTATATGCAGATGGAGTATCCGGACTTCCTATGTTAAATCCTTCTGCATTCAATTCACAGGCAAAATCAAAAATTCGACATGGTATAAAAGGATTTAATGTTGTCGCATCAATAGCTGATTGGTGGAACGATTATAGATTTAACAAATACAATGAAAATAAATCATTTAAAGAATGGTTGGAAGCAAATAGAGCAAGACTTTTATATGAACTTTCAAATACTGATCCAAATTCACCGGAAGTAAATCGTCTCAACAAAATTATTGATGCTTATAATCGTGAAATTGCTGATTATGATGCCAAACTTCGTGAATTTGAAGAAGACATGTAAAACATTAGGGAATCTTACTTTATGAAATCGACTATTTGTTTTAAAGAGTGGCTTCTTAATGACAGTCGCACAATAGGCTCAAGTAAATCTGATTTTATTATGACTTGCATTGACCTTATTGAAAATGTCAATATAAATAACATTACACCTTCACTTGGATACATGTATTCACTTCGTTGTTCTGATGTAGAACTTTGTCCGAAAAGAAAAGATTTACATGCAAAATACACGGAAGAACATAGAAAAGAAATTCAAGTTGATCTTGCTTTTAACATTATAAATATGATTCATCTTCTTGTGGAACCTTTCACACTTCAATATTCCGATTCTGTTATTATGACTATTCCTTTATCTACTGACATAGCTAATATGATCAGAAGATTCTGTCCTAAGAAAATTTCTCAAGTCAATGATGTATATGGTGATTTAAAAGCATTATCAATTATCCTTTGGAATAGAGTGGTTGATACTGTTGATGCACCAATCAATGGTAAATATAAAAACAGTACAAGAATGTATCCTAGTACTACAGAAAAACTAGGTATTAACACTATTATCAATACCTTTTTACCCATGCTTGAACTAAGAACATACGATCCTGAAGAACCTGAAGATATTCGTGCTCTTCTTTTATATTGTGATTCACATCACTTACAAAAAATTACAACTATTCTTAAAATTATGTATCGACTTTTTGACGAAACGAATTATTTAAAAGAAGCAACTTGTGCAAACAGAGTATTTTGTCCATCACAAATTGATTTTATACAATCTATTCCTGTGAGAACACCTGAAGCAGTCATCGGTATAACAGATCGTCGATATAAATGTAGTTGTAATCATGTTATAGAAACAACAAACCCGTTTAACTATAATGTGGTCGATAATTATCTTGCGCTATTAAATTCTTCTTATTAAACAAGATTAACTAATTAACCTTACATAAGGAATATATCACATGAAATCACAAATCATTAAAATGGATGTTGACGAGAATACTGGTGAAATTACTGAAACTGTGGAATATGTTGAAGTAGCTGAACCTACTGCTCCAGCTGATATTGCTCCAGTTGATGAAGATAGTGAAGTTATTTCTGATACTGAAACTGTGGTAACTGAAGAAGAAATAGTTTCTTCTTCTGTTTCTTCTAGTGTTGATGATACTTCTTCCGTATCTGTTTCTGTGGCTCCTGGAGAAACGGTTACTGTAGAATCTGAAATAACTCCTGAACCTCCAGTTGCTGATGTTTCTGTCGTCGCTCCAGAATCTACAGATATTACTCCAGTAGAAGAAACTGAAGTAGTTGTTGATGATGAACATGTTCCTTCTGTAACAATCGACGAAAATGTTGAAAATGTTGAAACTCCAGAAGTACACATTTCTGTCGATGGTGCGCCTGCTGAAAATGTATCCGTCATCACTCCTGAAGAAGCTGTTTCTGATATCAATATTGAACCAACTGAAAATGAAATTGCTTCAGTTTCAGTTGCAGCTGACTCTGAAATGAATCCTTCCGTTACTGATGATCAAACTCCTTCTTCTGTATCTATGACTGCAGATATGCCAAAAGATCCTACACCTAAAGCAGATCCTGACGATAGAAATGATACTCCTGCTGAAAATGTTCCTGCCAACAAACCTGTCATTGATTCTCCAGTAGTTAATGATCAAAAAGTTGGCGAAGAATATAAACCAGAAGAAGTACAAATCGTTGAAGATGGTTCTGCCATTCATGAAGATGTTGAACAAACTAAAGTTATTTCAGATACTATTGAAGAACTTAAATATACTCAGTCTTCCATCAGCAAATATGGCATGTCTCCACAAGCCATGATGCTGCTTAATATGGACAATATGCTTGCTAAGAAAGCTGGTATTGCTCTTCCTGCTCATGAATCTTTAAATTCTATTGGTAGAAATGATGAAGCTGCTCAGCAGACTAATGCTGCACTTGAGATTGTTTACGATAGAGCACTTAAAAACTTTACCAATAAAACCTTACAGATCTGGAATAACACGACTAAGTTTATTAACTCTGCTACCAATTGGAACAAGAAACAGTACAATGCTGTTTCAAATACTGTAAATGATCTTAAGAAAACTCCTTGGAATAAAGTTACTAGAAATGTGTACATGAATAACATCGATGCTACTCGTATGCAGAATGTTGTAACAACTGCTATCAAGCTTGTTACAGCAGTCGAAGATGTTGTTACTAATGGTACCATTAATAGAGCTGAAGAACTAAATATGTATTGTGATCGACTCAATACTTTCCTATCTGATATGAACAACATTAAAACAACTTGGTATAAAGTAAAAGGTGGAGTTACTACACATCTTGAAAATATCAATGTTCTCAATAATGGTTTGTTAAAAGTATCTAAAAAGCTTGAAGATATTAAGAAGAGTGGTTTTATGTCCATTATAGTTAAAACTGAATTGGATAAGCCTACTCGTGAAGCTATTCTTAGTATTGACAATGCTATTCTTTCTGCAACTAAAGCACTTTTCAAAACACAAAAGCTCTTAGGTGCAGCTACTTATAATTTTAATTTAGTAAAGAAAGTAAGATAATATAAAATATAATCAGTAGAGGACATTTACTGTCCTCTACTGATGAAAATCAAAATATAATTTTATAGTACTATAGTTTGAATATACTTACTAATAAATAAGAGGATTGTTATATATGAAATTTAACACTCATTTAAAACGTGCTTTTTCTGGAACAGAAGCATTTATTAATTATCAATTCGATCCTACTTTTCCAAAAAAATTAACAGAATGTTTTGAAGATGTATTAAATTATCGAGATTCTTTGGATTATGGAAAACTTAATGAAGATCAAAAACTTAAATATAGACTTACAAAAGTAAAAGAATATGCTATTGAAAAATTTGCTCCAAAATTATTAGATGTTTGTTATAAATATACAGGGTTACCTTTTGATTCTGTACGTCTTACTACACAGGGTACACCAAATGCAATGATAACCATGTATACAACAAATAAAACAAGTAAAGATGTTCCTATTTTACCTACTACAATGCTTCAAAAAGGTAGAGGTTTTATAGCACCAATTAAGAATTTGGAATCTATGGCTTCCATTATCAATACGTTTGAACAAAGTAAAAATGCCGATGGCATTCAATTTAGTCAAACAAAAGAATTTCAAGAAGTTTGTAATAAAATAGGACTTTCTTTTGAACTAGAACTTGATATAGTTTTTTGTTTTCTTACTACAGATTTATATAAGTCTGCAGAAAAAGAAGACATTATTACACCAGAAGAATTAACTGCAATATATTTACATGAAATTGGACATGCTTACACAAATATTCAATCATTTATAAATAAGTATTTTATTGTCGATAGACTTGTTACACAATTTAATTCTTTAATTGAAAATTCTAATATAGAAACAATGGGAAAAACTTTACAGTCAATTTCCCCTACTTTGACTAAAATGAAATCTATGAATCTTTTATCCAATAAAGAATATGCAGTTATAAATAATGCACTTGAAACTGTTACATATTTTGCAAATAAAGAAAAGAAAGAAAGTTCCAGTTGGATTGATGATGCATTTGTACTTATCTATGCTGTAACAAAAACTATTACTCAACTTGTGTTTGGATACATTACCAATTATATTATCAATGTTTTTTGTTGTGGCATTTTGAATAACATTGAAAATGAAACTTCTAGAAATCTTAATGAATCTAAAACATCAGATGTTTTTAATACATTACACGTATTTCAAAATGATGAAAAATCTGCAGATGATTTTGCTGTAAAATGTGGATATGGTGCACAACTCATGTCTGGTTTAACCAAACTTAATTCGCACATCTACAATAGTAATTATGTTGCACTTGCTAACTATAAACACTATAGTGATATAGCTCGTATGGCATTTAAGTTTTTGGCATATGTAGATGCTTATACTGGAACATATACAGCAGCATTAATGTCTTCGCAAACAGTTTATGAAAAAACTATAGATCGTTATGACAGTATGATGAAAAGTCTTATCAAGGCATTCAAAGCATCTACAAATTCAAAAGAAGAAATTGATGCATTTGTTATGAACTATGAGAATATGAAAAAAGAAGTTAATAATTATAAAAAATCATATGCATATAAATCGGAAACGGCAACATGGAGATTTTTAGAAGTGTGTGGGTTTAGCGCCACATTTATTTCTGCAATATTTACTGGAAGACTTACGAATGATTATTATAAATATCAGCAACAAATTGACAATCTTATAAATAATAAATTATATTACTTATCTCGTAAGTTTAAATCTGCATCTTTTTAACGAGTAAGGATTTCATTATATGCTTAAAAATTTAAAACTGGCTGTAGGAACAACTACTTACATACCAGAAATTGAAGGTGTTATTCCTTTTCAAGAATGCGATTTGGATGAAAATACTAAAGAACTTGATGCCATTATAACTACTATAGATAATGATGCGAATACAATACAAGAATTAAAAGCCTTTCAAAAAACACTTCCTGTATATGGAATAAATCAACAAACCTATGAATGGTTTTTACAAAATATTTATTCTAAAATAGAATTCTTATTTGAACTTCCAGCAGTAGAAAATCTTTCTCCTACTGGAAAAAATAAAATATTAGCTAAACAATTATATTACGCCATTGAAGAAATGAATCAATCACTTCTTCAAAAAATAAAAACTAAAATTACTGAATGGTGGAAAAAATTTATTGCGTTTATACGTGAATGGCTTCAAAAATTAAAACATATGTTTTCATCTTCTGAATTTATTCAAAAATGTAGACTCATGTCACGTCAAAAAATATCAGATCCAAAAAAATCTTCTGCTTCTTCGTCAAAAAATCATATAATCACAGATTCTTTCAAGAAAGCTGTCTCGTCCAAAGATGTACTCGGACTACGAATTATGATGGCGGATAGTTTGCTTATTGATCCTTCGTTTTCTAATTTTGAAGAAATGTATCGACTTGCAAAAAATGTACCTGGATTGTTTGATCCTCATGATGGTCAAGAGTTTGTGAATAATAAATCTTTGTGGAATGATGATTACATGAACAAATTGTTAGTTCAAATTGTTAATAACTTTTCACACGAAAGATTAGACCATCTTAAAGAAGTTATTCGAACATTACGTCCAGTGCGTTCAGGAAATGAATCTTTATCATCTTCAGAATTGCCATATGAAGTTCCGTCCATCAAAACATTTCAAACTTCTATAGATGTAACAAAACAATATTTGAATAGTTTATTGGAATTATTCACAAAAAATTCTCCTATAGATGCAATATTTGAATTTCATCATAAAATTGATTATAATAATACTCTATCAGAACTTAGAAAAATCGAAGATTCACTAGATAAAAATGTTGAACCCCTTACAGCAGAAGATTTATGGAAAAACACTCAACATGACTATTTAGTTATTTGGGATGATTATATTAAAAATATCGATAAGCAATATTCCAAACTTGCAAATCTTTTCTTTAGAATTGATATCAATTCAATTATAGCAAGTATGCAAGAGGAAGAAGATATAAATACATTTTTCTACAATGTTCATGGAAATATGTATGTATTAGTGAATGAGATATTTAGAATAAGCGGTAAACTTGGAAAATATTTCAATTTAATAATTTTAAATATTGATTATTATATTAAAAATAATCCTAAAAATGTTTAAGGTAAATTTTTTGTATTATATGTGTGTCTGTATAATTTTAGGAGTACTCTATTATGGCTTTTAAAAATCTACAATTTCTTCTTGGTAATTCCAGAATGGAAGAAGATCTGCTTCCAACAGATGAAACGAATGATGGTGTAGAAGTTACAGCCGACATTGCCGTTAAAGTTGCGGAAGATAATGATGCAGCTGATGCTTTGTCAGAAGATTTGGATGCTGTTGATAGTGAAGTTACTGAACAAGAAGAAGTTCTTGATGATGTTGAAACTCTTAGATACATCGCTTCTAATATACGTAAATTTGGTACCAATCCCGCTTCTTTTGATATTATTAATATGAATAATCGTCTTGGTAAGATCATTAACGAAGTACCTGCTCTTGAATCTCTATCTACTGTAGGTAGAAATGAATCTGAATCTCAGATGCTCATTTCTGGAATTGAATCCATAATAAATTCTTTCTATGAAAAAGCCGATAGCGCTGCTGACAATCTCATCGCCAAAGCAAGTTATGCTAACAAGAGAACTTTAGCACTCATTCCTAGAATGAAGAAGAAAATTGCTTTGGCAAAGAAGATGTTGGTCAATGCCAATCCAAATCCTAAAAAATTGGAAACTACTATAGTTACTAATTATGGTTACGGCAAAATGATGAATACTGTCAATGCAATCAATACTCTATTGAGAAACAGTGATCGTATTCATACTGCAGTAAATGTTAAGAACAATGGTACTATTACAGTTGCTCCTTGTACTGAAAGTTTTGGTACCAATGCTCTTTCTGCTCTAGGTCTTGGCATTGAAGAAAATAGAATTGTTAATACTGAAAAAGTCAAACGTAATAAAGTTAAACTCTCTGCTATTGATAAGCAAAAACTTATTCAACTTGCAGATCAGATAGCTACTGCCTGCGAAAGTTTTAAGACTGTTGAAGAAAATCTTGCTATTTTCAAAAATAGTCTTAAAGCCAAAATATTCAAAGATGCTACTTCCCAATCTAAAACTAAACAGAATCTTTATTTTACAAATAAGATGAAGAATCTTTATTCTTATCTTCGTGTAGTAAATAAAGCAGAACGTCAGCTGTGCAAACTTTGCAACAACTACGTAACTCTTTGTTCTGCATACGCAAAAGTAAAATAAAGATATTATTTTTCTAATTTATCGTTATAAGGAGTAAGAGTACGAAGTACTCTTACTCTTTTTATTGTATAAGGATTTTTATTTATGTTACACGGACTTACTCTATTAGAAGATACTATTGTAGAAACTCCTGATAGTGATGATGAATTCGATGTTTTTTCTGAGACTACTTTAGATGAAGCTTTTAATGATACTGCAACAAAACTTCTTTCTGAATGTCAAACAAATTTAAATACATATTTTCGCTATCAAGATCATATTTCTTTACTAAACACATGTAAAGATCTTTTACCTGCAAATAATACATATATTTTAGACTTTATGGAAAAAAGTCTAAAATATGAACAACTTTTTATCTCTAAAGATCAGCTTCACCAAGCAGGAATCGAATCTGTAATAACTGATATTCTTGATAAAGCAAAAAATTTACTTTCTATAGTTAAAGAAAAATTTAAAGATTTATATGAAAATATTGCGAATACATTACGTCAAATGACTCTTACAGTTTCAGATTGTGTACACGATTTAAATAATGCTGAAGATAAAGAAAGATCTGAATTAGGATATAAAACTGTAAAAGTTATTTCACCTTCAGTTCTTGGAAGATATTTTTCTGCAATAGAAAATATTAAAACAAAAACATCTACACTTTCTAATATCTTTAATTATAATCAAAGAACTGGAGAATTTGATGTACGTCCAATTGAATCCATATTTGGATCAGAATTAAATGCAATTGGTTTTAAATCCGAATTTGGCAAATTGAGCATTGATCACGGATCTCCATTACGAAAGAAACAAGAATTCCAATTATCTACTATTAATAGACAGGATCTTATTAAAATAGGAACAGGATTACTACAAAATCATAAGAATGTCGATATTCTTGTTAAGAATTTTGATGCTATTTTTTCTAAATTTCCTGATTTTAAAACTGAGACCCTTGATCCAGATACTGGAGATGCTACAATTACTTCTATTAATATGAATATAAGAAAACTTTATTCTAATTTAGTAAAATTAGCTCAAGATATTTTCAAACAAAGTAAGTTCATCACTAAAGATTATATCAAACTTTGTAAGGTGTGGTTGTCTTGATATAATTTGGAGATATATTCCCATGTTTTTACTTCCTTATGATACGCAAACTATTTCTGATGACAATACAATGTCTGATTTGTATTTTAAATATTTCAACGAATTATTGCTTATTGAAGATATAAAGAAAAAAAAATTATATTGCGATGAAATACAAACTTTAATCAAACAACTTTCTGTATATAAAGAAAATATAATGGTACAAAACGAATTTGTTTTAGGAACAGAAGGTACTTTAACTGGATCTATAGTACGTACAGCTGCTGAATTTTTAAAATCGTTTCTTATTTGGCTTAAAAATACTGCATGGAAAATTTATAGAAATGCTAGAGTATTTCTCAATCTTCATGCTGATATTTCAAGAAAGGCAGCTAGAATTATTAAAGATTTAACTTACATGAATGATCCAGTATTGACTCCTGAAAACAAAGAAAAATTTCAAAATACTCAAGCAGTAGATATTGAATACGAGAGTAATAAACTTTTTATATATTTTGAATTTTTTCAAAAACATATTGAAAATTTAAAACCAAGAGATGCTTCAGTAGCTATTAAAGATCCTAGACAAGATGATGAACTAGAAGCAAGTTATTATCCAACTCTCATTGCAGAACAATTAGATAGATTAAAACAAAGACAAAACTTAAATCCTTTTGAAGAATATACTTGTGAAAAAGTTAAGAAATTTGCAGCTAACATTATTAAATTATATGATTATTTGTATGCTATAGGACCAGATATTTTAAAAAATCATGATGAAATAATTCGTATTTCCAGAATGTCTGAAATAGAATTTCAAAAAACAAAAGTATTAAAACCATCAGACAAATCCAAATTACAAATTTATAAAATAAAATTACTTTTTTACAATCGTGGTATTAATTTATGTAAAAATGCTCTTGATAAATTATTAAAAATGCATTCTTTTATAAAAAGTAATCAACCAGTAAAATCTACTAACAACACCCATAACGAGACTTCGCAAAATAACTGATTATATTTTGTGTGTCTGTATTTTATTAAGGAGTATTTTATTTATGCATACCCTAAAAGGTCTTGAAAAGCTTAATTCTAAATTTTACACCATGCAGGAAACTGTAGTAGATATTGAAGTTAAAACTTCTGAAGCTGAAGAAGCTGCAGAAGAAGTCCAAAATATTTCATCTGAAATTGATGAAGATCTTGATACTGTCGAAGGCGCAAATGACGAAATAGAAACTCTTCGTCTTTATCAAGAACATCTTAAAAAATATCCTCTTACTAAAGCTAGTTATTCCCTTATCAATCTGAATAATGGTCTTTCCAAATATTCCAATCAGCTTGTTGCAGTAGAAGCATTCAATGCTAGTGTTACCAATGATGTAGTTATTGCTGGTATTGAAGGTATTCTTGATACTGTAATTGGAAAAATACAGGGTGTTGTAAAAGGCGTTATCAGTAAATTTAAGGCTTTGTTGGACAAAGCTAAAATGATGATCAGTGACTGGAAAAGTGGTCTTGAAGCTGCACAACGTCTTATTCAAAATATTCCAGACACTTCTTCCTCCAACGCTGGTTCACGTGTTGTTAATGGTGTAGATTTTAAACAATGTGATCAGGTTATCTCTAGTATTGAAACCATTTCTGCCAAAATAAAAAGTATGGGAGATATGGTTTACTTTGAAGGAAAACAATTAGCTGTTAAATCTGTTTTAGATATTTTTGATAAGAAAACTCTCGATACCATAGGTTTTGATAAATCAAAATATCCTTCAGAAACTAAAATTGATGCTGCAAAGTTTTCTAAACAAGAACTTTCAAGCATGTGTTCAAAGCTTATTAAATCTTGTCAAAGTTTGGAAGACTTTGGTAATTTATTGTGGAACACAATAAATCATGTACCAGAGTTACTAGATTCGATAACTAACAGAAGTCTCGGTGATGTTTTAATTAAAGCTATCCAAGAACAGTTCAATACAGCTGCTGGAAGACTTCAACGTAATCTTAGAGCTATGCTTAAACTGGAAACTGCAGCAGTAAAATCACTTTCTACTTGTAACAAATCTTTTATACGCATTGCTAAGGCTCGTGCTAACGCTTAGTATACAATTTAATTATCTGTGTACAGGGAAAATCCCTGTACACAGATATACTTACATTAAATTTATGACATTCATTATTTTTCACTTATATATAACTTTCTTGAATATGGATATAAAAATAAATCCTATTAACATGTAAAGGAGATTTAAAATGCAAGAAAAGATGCTTGAATTTGCTGGTAAGGTTGTTCTTGGTGTTACTGTCGGTGTTGTAACATCTCTTATTTTACAAAAGATCTATGAAATTTCTCGCAATGAATCTGATGAAAACGAATAAATATTTTTAAGGAGAATTAAATATGAATCTGTTTGAAAGAATTGGACAACTTGTTGTTATTGGTTCGTTACTGTCAAGTGCATATATGATTTTTACTATGTCTGAAGCTTCTTCTGAAGGAGAATCCGAAATGTTCGGAGGCAGATTCCGTATGCAAGCTCGTCGCTCTTCATATGGAAATAATAGCAATGTTGAAAATGAAAGTTAATTTTATATAATAAAATTTCATAAGAGCAGGGATTTTCTCCCTGCTCTTATGAAACAAATAATAATATTTTTTTATTTTTTAATTAAAAAATTGTGAATAGGACTTGTACTTGAAAGTAATGTTTGTTGATTTGATGACACATCAAATTTAAACATATTCATAATGAAATCATCGTGAATACTTTCAGTTCCTATTACTTGATTAATATCTACATCAACATCACCAACAACTGCGTCAAACATTTGTTGCGACCAAGAAACAATATCCTCAAGACGAGTAGATAGATTTGGTTCTCCACCAGTATCTAAAACAAGAGTATAAATATATACATCATCTGTTTGACCAATTCTATATACACGAGAATAAGCTTGTTTCTTATCAACAGATCTGAATCCTTGACCTACAAATATTACAGTATTTGCTTCAATTACAGTAACACCTGTAGCCATTGTTTGCATAGTACAAATAAGAGGATTTTTACTTGGATTTTGTTTAAATTCTTTTAAGATAGTTGGAATATCTTTACTTGTTTTACCATAAATAACGGAGGGATTCATACCCCAATCATCATGCGCAGATTTTGCTGCCACCTCAACCACATCTGTAAAAGTAGTAAAAATAATTGTTTTCTTGATTGCTTTTTGAATAATTTCTTTTACTGGTCCATATTTAAACATTTCCGAATACATAGCGGCTCTAAGTCTTGTGAGAAAATTTCCTATAACTTCTCCAAGTATGACCATATCCATATATTTGTATACGGATTTAGCTTTCTTAAATTTATTTTTTAATTCTGATGGTAATGAAGGAAGAATAACAGTTTTCTCATAAGAATTAGCTTCCTTCATAAGTCTTCCTTTTTCTTCCCAATTACTATATTTTTTCTTTCTGATAGTTTCTACTGTTTTTAAATATTTGTTATAATCGCTTTTATTAAATTGCGACGTAGAAGTAAAATATTTTAAACCTGCAAGATAGTCTTGTTCAAATTGTTTTATACCTTGATTATAATACTTTTTTCTTTCTTCAATAAATTTTTTAACTTCTTGTTGCACCTTTTTTAAAGTAAAATTTTCCCCATTAGGAATTTTAACCATAATGTCTTCTTCATGTTTTTCTGGAAGATCAAGAACTTCTTCTTTAGTTTTTCTATACATCATCATACCAAGACGATGTCGTACAATATCTGCTAATTGCATAGTACTAACGCCAAACGCTTTCTTAAATATTTGTTCAGCTTCTTCATCAAAATAAGGATCAAGTAATTTAAGTAATGGAATAAGTTCTGCTGGAGCTTGTTTAATAGGAGTTCCAGACATAGTAAGAATGTCAACACTTTGAGTATATTTAGCAATCATTTCAGCATATTTTACGCGTTCTGCATTTGCTGATCTAAAGTAATGTATCTCATCAATAATAATTCCAATATTTCCAGATTTTAATTCTTTAATAGACAGTAACTTTGACATAGATTCATAATTAATAATAAACCATTTTGCATCTGAAACAGGTTTTTCTTTTGTCCAAATCTTTTGTGGTGTTTTACAAAATTTATTAATCTCACCAGCAAATTCGTACACAACGTTATTTGGAGTAAGTACTACAATTTTTTCTTTATTAAGAGCAGTCATAAGAGCAATAGCGGTAGCTGTATTGTGCGTAACAATAAAATTGTCAGTCACATACAAATGCTCAGGATGATCTATCATAATGCATTGGGATTCTAGTTTTCCAACATATTTAATACTTTTAATAGCTAATCTTAGATTGTTGCTATACTGATTAGTAAATGTTAATCGTTTCTTTTTTCTTTCAAGTGTAAATAGTTCACTTGGATTTTTATATCTAATACTAATGATGTATGATAATCTTCCTTGTAAACGTTGATTTTTATATGAATAATAAGGAGTTTTCTTTTTAAGTTTAGCAATACCACCAATAGATCTGACTAAATACTGAATATTCTTAGCTAATTTAAAACTACTAGTACAATATCAAATAGATCCACAATTAGTATCTTTGACACCATCCACATAACCATCAGTGTCAAGTAATCCTCGTAATAGTTCAAGTTTTTGATTAAATGAAGCATCTTCCAAATATTCTTCAGGAATGTATTTTTCCCAAGATCTGCAACCATATAAATTTAAATTTTTTAATATATCAATAAGAGATAATTCAGATTTACTGTTTTTATTTGTAATTATTCTTGCATCTTTACAATAACTACAATTGTTTAATTTATAACCACGTATATTTAAAATCATGGAAGAAGGCAATTTTTCTTTAACTCGCAATAAAATTTCTTCATCAGTAGTAAGTGTAATAGACCCAGAAGAAATTGATCCATCACCAAGTAGTACACCAAGAACATATGGATCAATTGGAAGATCAATATCTTTTGTTATTTCGGGTTCAATCAAATCGACGTAAGTAAAAGTATTTTTTATAGAAAGAAGTCTGATTATTTCTTTAGTTTCGCATATTTTCCAATGAGGTTTATCAGGATAGCTTCTATTAATATTTTTGTGATAAACTTTCCATAAATGGGTTAGAGAGCATAAAGTAGATCTTCCATCCGCAAATGTAATTTGGTACATATCCTTTTTACCTTGCGGATAAACACCAAGGACATTTGAAGGAGTTCCATCTTTAGCAATAACTGTATCACCTACTTTAATATCTCCCATTCGTTTCCAACCATTTGGAACTTTTATTTTACATCCTACCCACTGATCTTTTCCAAGCCCAGTGTCGAATGCTAATAAATACCCTTTAAGACTATATTTTTGTTTTATTTTATCATAATTTTCAATAAAAGTTAATTGATAATCTTTTAATTCAAACTGAAGTTCATTTTTCATGACATTAAGATTAACATTTTCTTGAACAGGTTCATTCAATTTTTTAAGATAGGTATTTTCATAAATAAGTTCTGTAATTAACCGATAAACTTTTCTATTTGGCAATTGATTGATGATGTATAAAAAGTCAGGAAGAAAAAATTTATGAAAAGACATAAGTTGTCCACGACCAAAATGAAATTGTAATTGAAACATATTTTTTAGTTTGGTAGTACCCCATCGTTTCTTTATATCTTTCATAAATGTTGTCAGTGGTATACCTGTTATACTAATTTTATTTCCCTGTTCTTTTACACTCACTCCATACAAAATATTCATAAATCCCATATTAATTTTCCTTTTGTTATTTAATTAAATTGAGATATATATTACTTTTTTGTAAATAGGAATTTATACATATAACTTTAAAATTAAGGAGAATTTAATGATGCCTACTAAAATTAAAAAAATTATTGAAAATTTGTCATGTCCTGATCTTGATAACACTCCGGTTTATTATGAGGTCAGTATAAAACTATCTAAACGTAAGAGAAGAAGATATATAAAAAGACATGGACAAATTCCGCGTTATATTGTTTCTAGCTATGTAGAACTTGTCAATGTAGATGACAAAACACTATAAATGATTTTTATCAGTGGTATCAAAATTTAAACGTTGAAAAATTATAAAGGAGGTGAAAAAAAAATGATTTCTTCTGCAATTATTATCATCATTCATCTTGGTTAAAGATTAATATTAATCAATAAAAAAAAAAGAGATATTAAAATGAAAAATTTTAGTAAAGAAATTATTATTCTTGAAAAGTTAACGTATCTTACTAAAAATTGTAAAATCAAATGGAATACTAAATGGGGATTTAAACTTATTGATAATAATGAGTCCGGAGATGATAATCATGAGTCTAGTAAAATATTGTGCGTACGAGGTATATCCAAAACTACTATTGGATCGTTGACATATATACTTACACAACAAATACATGGAATTAATACAAACTTATCTTTCGAAATACATCAATGTTATTCACCCGCTATTACATTCCCACAAGGTGAACCAGGAACTTTCTATTTTTGTCAAATGGAAAAATTAGCAAATGCCATATATGACAATCCAAAACCTCCGATTACCTTGGATGATGTAATAGATCAGTTGCATTGTCTGTAAAAATCATACTATTGTAAAAAAAAACAATTTAAGTATATAAGAGGATACTCCATTTTGGAGTATCCTCTTATGAATATTTTTCTTTTATTTTTTTTTAAATATCTTTTACCCAAGAGCATTTGTACTCGTGTGATGTCAAAAGATCAAGAACTTCTTGAACTTCTGTAGTATCTCGATCATAAATCTTAATGTAAAAATATTTGTTAGTATCTAATATTTTAATAGAAGAAGTATTTAACCAAGGTAAAGCAAATACCTTTTCATTTGTTTTACCTTCTTGATAATAGTTTAATACAATATAAGTAAGTTCGGTATATGGTTCCATACTAGGAAGTACTTTCTTTACTTCATTGTAATACGGAATTAAATCTTCAATATTTTTAACAGCATTATACTTACCAAGAGCTATAATTTCACCAGTCCATGTAACCGAATCTCTAGGATTAATAGAAGTAAAGGAAACATTATCCCCTACTTTCAAATCAGTTGGATTTACAATTGCCATATCACTTTTTTTCCTCGACAGCTTCATCTGTCTTTTTATTCTCAACCCATGCAGTACCAGGAACAACCATAATATCGGTCATAATGATTTTGGAAACAACTTCATTAAGACGATCAAGGAGTTCAGAATAAAGATTACCCGTTTGAACTGGAGGATATTCAAGTTGCCATTTTGATTCAATATAATTATAATTTTGTTTAATAAGTTTATTCATATCAGATGAAAAACTCTTTAAAACAATCTTATTGAAATTTGGTTCATCTCTATATTTACGAATATCAAAATAAGATAAAGCATTTTCAAGCTTTTTATATTTATCTTTACAAAAAGCTGAACTATCTTTTTTAGGATCAATATCTCTATATAAAGGACCATACATGCAATTATTCAAATAAATAATACAATCTAAAAACAATTCCAAAAAAGAACATTTTAATTGATCTTCTTGAGATTTGTTTTCTTTATTACTGTATTTTTGAAGTACGTTGTATACTACTCGTAAAAATTTTGATGTACCATTAAATATAAATCCATATTTAACAGATGCTAAAGCAGCACCTATAGCATCCTCTAAAACAGGCATAGTTACAGCCATTTCATGTGTAAGTCCGCCTTGACACAAATACACACTCTTTTTAACACACATGATGGAAAGACCATCTTCAATATCATTAAGCTCAAAAGCATTTTTTACATGTGCTTGTTTTTGTTTAATGTAATATTTAGTAAGAAATTCTTTTGTTTCAGTATACCAAGGATAATCATCAGGATATGTTTCACCAGGATGAATGTTGGTATCTACAATTCTATCATCCTTTGGAGTAAGATTGTTGATGCAAAGTTGATGCCCATTATGAAAAACGGAAACATCATGAATGATACAATCTTCAATATTGTTTACACCATTGTATTCCGGTTTATTAGCTTTACCAATAAGTGCAAGTACAATAAAATTAATAGGAGAAGAATATGAAAGCGGTAAACCGTATGTACATACTGAAACATGTTTTTTTGTATTAAAAGCTAAAGCATCTATGTTAACAAGAACTTGTGTTCCTAAATAAGATCCACCAGGAACAAGAATAAGAAGTGGTTGAGCAGGATCAGAATTTTTAATATAACTATAAACTTCTTCTGTTTCTACAGAAGCATCTGCAAGACCTTTGGGGAGTACTAACAGATCAATATGATCCATTTTGTAGGTTCTTCCACGATCATTGTTGTAGTTCTGATATGTTGAAAACATGGAATCTAAATAAACTTCATATTCTTTCTTAAAAGCTCGTACTCTATATTCTCTTGATTCTGTACTAGGAGTAAGGGTAGAAATTTTTCCTTCCCAAGAAATAGGCGGCATATCTTTAAAATATTCTGAAACAGCCTTTGCAATTTCTTTATCTCCACCTGTGGAAGTATAAGCTTGTAAATAAGCAATGGCAGTGGCTGCTTCATTTATTGTACAACCATATTCTTGCATCAAAAATTCTTTAGTAATAATACTCGATTTAAATTCTTCAATAAGTTCATTATAAACAGATCGAGTTAATTCAAAAAATTCGTGTGTGGTACATACATTGAAATAATTTCGATGTTCATAAAAATGTTTTAATACAATAGATGCTAACAGCATAGCAGTAGTCGTACCATCTGAACAAGCTGAGTCAATACGATCTCCATAATAATGGATGGTAGACTTTAAATATTGTTGTACTGGAGAAATAAATTCAATGTTACGAATGATGTGAGAACCATCTTTCATAAAAATACGATTATCCATTTTTCCAGTACCAATAGGAGCCATAATTTCATTTGGTGCAATTTTGCATTGATAAATAAATCCGTATCTGGCAAATGGGCCATTAATAGATACAAGATAATTAATAAATTGTGATAATGTTTCATCTATTGTTTTAGTAAAATTTTCAGAATCAACTACATTTTTGATATTTTTGCAATCATTCATAGCAATACGCATATCTACTAAAACCTCCGAAATAAAGGGTTACTCTAAAAAAGAGTAACCCTCTTTTTTATTATTTTTGTTTTTTTATTTTTAAATTTTCAAGATCTCTTGTAATCTCTTCAAGAGATCTTGTTACTTTCGGTTTATATTCTTCATAGAGGCGTTTAATTTCTTGGAAAGTGAACAAATCGGTTCGCATAAAATCAGCAACACTCATATTGAGTTTGGAGCATATATCTGTATTAAGACAAAAACGAACCACATTTTCAAAATAAGCATTTGACACTAACGATTCGTCAGCATCCTTAAGACATAAGAATCCAGTATTTCTATTAAGTAGAATATCTTTTTGTTTGATATAACTCTGATTAAAAATATTTATAAGTCTAGCTTTTACTAAACCAGGTTCATTTTTAACCAGTTCCAATACTTTATTTTTTTTATCAATATAACTTTTTATATTTTCGTCGGTATCAGCTCTTACGCCATTAGCTGATTTACGACTAATATAAAAAAACTTTGTTGTACATCACAAGGAATAAGTCCACGAACAGCAGAAGTCGGAACTGCACCACAACGTGGACATTTATTATAGTTATATGCAATGAAAGATATTTTAGTTCTTTTAATAAAATCAATAATAGAATCCGCCAACTTTATCTCAGGATCAAGTTGTAGAGCATTGATTGTGGAAGGAAGTGATTCTTTATTGGTAAAGAAAATGTTTTTACCATTAGAATCTTTATAAGTGATTTTCTCAATAAACGGTGAGAAAATTCTAAAATATTTAGCTCTTAAATAACTGGTACAATCTGCATATGAATTTGTCTGAATTTTATCAGCCAATTCTGCGACATATGCTTCACCATCAAGAATTTCTTCCATAAAAGAAGGACATCTGATATCAAGTGACCAATTATCATTGAGAGTAATATGCTCACAATCTTTAAGTATATTCTTGTGATAATTTGCAAGCATCTCAGGTGTCTTAATAGTAGAAGAAGCACAAAATTCAAGAGCTTCTTTACCAAGACGAGTATAATCGTTAAATCTCATTTTAGCAATATCAATTTTTGCATGATCAATATTTCTACAAGATTCATTGTGGCAAACAAATTCTGCAGAAACTCCATTTTGGAACATAAGAGATGCAATTGCCCATAAACAAACATCAAAATCTGGAAAACTCAAACACTTTTCAAAATTTTCTTCCCAATTTTCTAAGTTACTAGAAGTAATCAGCTTTTTAAATAGTTTGATTCCTGCTTTACGAACATAGATATCAATAGGAATGTAATTAAGTTGACCAAATACATACCCAAATTCAAATTCCGTAGCACGACATTCAATATAGTATTCGTGAAGTTCATCCTGCGTTGCAGGACGAATGAACACATAAAATCCACTATTATAAAAATATACCTTTTTAATACCATTGATAAGAGCCATAGTAAGATTGAGTGCATTGTCTGCAGATACACAAGTACCAGTAGGAATCTTATCAATAAGAGATTTATTTGCTACGGCATCGCCAACTCTTTTTCCATCAATTGTAGCAGTACAACCTATGGAGTGTTGTTTTTCAATGATACTTTCTATGAAATCGTTATCTGACTGTCTTTGTTTGGTATGAAAATATTTGTATATAAGTCGCATTCTGTTTTCATATGTCAATGGTGAAAACAAAGCTTCATTCTTCTTTTGCACAACTTCTGGACTATCATTTTCAGTTGGAAAATATCCGTTTTCCCCTTCCATGATTTCAAAGGTAGTATCAGCATCCTGTAAACCAATAAGAAGAGGAGGAGGAGTGGTATCTAAAATAGATTCCGGTTGATATCCAGTAGTAGTTTTTGGTTTATTAAATTCGACTGATTCAACTGGTTCTGGTTCAGGATTTATTTCAATATTTACAGGATCAACTGGTTCAACTTGTGCTTGTTGTACAGTAGATTGAGTTAAAGTTGAAAATTCTTCATCAGAAATAAATAAAGGATCTTCATCTGTAGAAGATACTATCATTTCATCTGAATGATTTTTTGTTGTAAAATGAACAACTTCCTCTACTTTATTTTCCGTCTTTATATCGGGAACTTCGACAGACTCTGGTTTTGAAGACATAAAATTAATTTCCTCAATTTCATGATCTGAAACTGTGTTATGTGTTTGATTAATAGAATCATCGTTGAAATTATCAACTCGAACTTCTGTTGATATATTAACAATTGGAGTTTGTGTATCTATAGTAGAATCTTTTAAAATTTCTGTTGGAACTTTTTGACTTGTAGCTTGTTGCATGGCAAGATATTCTGCTTCATCTTGTGGAGAAACAGTATGTTCTTCTTCCTTTTCCTTAGTTGTCGGTGACACAACTCGTTTAGTTGGAACAAACGAAATTCCAGATTCTGAATAAATTGGATTGTGTTCCAATTGAGAAACTTGTGAAGTTTTACCTGGTTTAGCAGATGTTTTTATAGAATTGCTGATTGTTGATGGATCTACTGGAACAGTTTTCATACCAACTACAACTCCTTGAGTACTATTTATTGTCTTTATTTCTTCTTTTGTATTTTCTGAGTGGAACCAATTCAACAAATGGTCTACAACTTGTGATAACCACATTTTCGTCTTCATATCGTATTATACTTTTGAGAGTTAATCCATTGTCGGTCCACACAAATAATTTAGCAAAATTTTCAGCATTAGGTGTTTTATTAATAAACTCTTTTATAGATGGTCCATCAAGTCCATCAATATATAAAAAATGACAATCTATAAATTTTTCTTTAAATGCCGGTTGACCATCTTTTGTTACAAAATCCTCTGCTTTGATTGGATATGTTTTAAACCAGTTGGATATCAATGGTCCTTCCGGCATTTCATTAAAAGCATATTGTTTATATGCAAGAACTTTTGGATCAATTTCCGTTTCTTCAAAAAGATTTTTTCTATCCAATATAGAACTAACAATATTTTCAAGTTTCATCAAAATCAAACTATCGTTAATAATTTTTCCAGTAATATCTGTAGTAAAAATAACTTTATCTTTTAAAGCTTCATCAGTTTTTTCATTTTCTTCAAAAGGATTTTCTTCTTTATCAATTACAACTTCTTCTGAAAACTCAGATGAATTTTCATCAGTAAATTCAGTAAGTTCTTGGCTAACAACTTCATCACCGATCATTATTTTTATATTGCCTTCAGTATCGACAACAGATTGCATTTCTTCGATACGATTATTTCGCAATGCCCGCATAATAGATTCGCTTCTAAAAATATACGGAGATGAAGAATTTTTGATATGAAAAAATTCTACAAAATCTTTGTAGAAATTATAAGTCGCATCTTTTTTTATAGAAACCAAATGCATAGAAAGTGTTACTGGTTCATATTTGGTAATTAATGAAAAATCTGCATTTGTGACTATAATCAATTCTGGAAAAGCTGGAATATTACAATATATAAATTTATCGCCTCTTGCTGATAGAGAAGATAGATATCTTTTAAGTTCTATTTCAAATTGAGATTTTTTATTTTTCCGTGGTTTCTTTTCTTGAGAGGCCATCAGTTAGTTCTTCCTCTTTTTGAATTTCTGGAAATACTTCAGCAAGTACTTCATTTCCAATATTTTCTTCTTCAGAAGATATCGGAGCAGAATTTGTTTTTACTGAAGTTCCATTAACAAGATAAGGAAGTATTGTTTCTATATATGTACATACGGAAGCAGATTCTTCAGTACCAAGAGCTCTGATATCATCAATATATTTAGGCGCAAATTCATTGCAAGATATTACAATTTGAGGAAGATTATTTTGAATATAATTAAGTGGTTCAATAATCTTAGAAACAATAATTTTTAAAGCTTTATCAATACGAATTTGAGATTTAACTTCCTTAAGTGATTCATTGACAGCTATACATTTTTCTAAAACAGGTTTAAGTTGTTCTCCAAATTTAATAAGTTCTTTCCATTTTGTACTATCTTCAGTTTGTATAAAATTATTTTCAATTGGTTCGGAAAGGGTCAGTGAACACATAACCATAATACTTCTTAAAGAATAAACTATATTTGTAAGATCAGTAGTTGCCTGAATAATTTCTTCAGTTTGTTTTTTAAATTCAATACGATCCTTTTTGTCAAAAATAAAATTTATAGTATCAGATACTTTTGACGGATATTGTTTTTTCTTTTTTCCAACAAATCCTCGTTTAGACATTTTACGAGTCATATTGGCAGAAATACCACTTTTTTTAACACGTAGTACTTTATTATCGATTATATTTTCTTGAGACATATACGAAACCTCCAAAATAATAATTAAAATTTCCTTTACACAAAATAATACGTACTAATAAGTTTATACATAGTGCTCCAAATATTTGGAGCACTATGTTCATTTGTTATAAATAAGCAAGAAATTCAAATTGCATATCCGAACAAGAATTCTTTACTTTATCCGTACATTCAAAATAATACGTATTACAAAATGCTACTGTTCTGGAATGTACTGTTTCTGGAGATAAAGCTTCATATCCGTGTTTAAAATCATTGTTCATGTACATATCTTGTATATCAAATTTATTTAGATCAGGTCCAACATTTTTAATAAAATTTTGTCTGATTTTTTCTTTAAGAGTGGCTTTATCTGTAATAAGTGCAAGTTCTATGTCATCTTGAACAAGTTTAAGAAAAGTACTGTTTACATAGCCTTTATTTTTTTCCAAAAAAGTATGAACATTTTTTATAACATTCAAACGAATGTCTTCAGCAGACATTTTGTTTTGTTTTAAATAATGAGTATATTCTTTGAAAATAGAACGTAGCATTTGAATTCTGAGATTATTTTCAGTACTTATTTTAAAATTGTCACGCATATGAGCAATATCTTCATATTCCTCTTTAGAAGCCTTAGGTGTTAGTTGAATTTTAGTACTCATAAATAAATCTTCCTTTTTATCAGAATAAAATAAAATTTAGTATCTATAACCTATACTGAACTTATTGCATACCATTAAATAGGGGTGTTTACAATGACTGGTGTTGAACGAGAAAGTTTGATGCGTAATTATGTTTTTAATATGAAAAAATATTTAAAAACTTTTTACACTTATGTATCAGACGAAGAACTGGAACATTTTATTAAAGACTTTATATCACAAAATATACAACGACCTAAAGCTCGTGTCATTGAATATCCATCATACGGAAATGCTGAACTTAAAACAGTAGATCTTTTAACATTCATTAAAAAAATCAATGATAAAGTTATAGCTCCTTCTGGTACCATTTATCAATCAACCGATAAAGGCAGTCCACCAATTAAAATTTTTCTTGATGATCTTGTTGAAAGAAGAAGTAAAGCAAAAAAAGAAATGTTCAATTATACAGTTCAGGGAAATATGACTGCTGCTATACTTAAAAACTATGAGCAGGCACTTTATAAAATTAATCAAAATAGTGTTATTGGTGCTATGGGAACAGAGTTTAGTGCCATGTATGATTTAGAATCTTTTAATGCAGTTACTTCCCTTGCAAGACATGGCATTATTATGGCATATGCATTTGCTGAACGATTTCTTGCTAACAATCATTATTTTCCAGATATCGAAAGATTGCTTAACTATATAATTGTTTTAGCAAATGCTGCACCAAGCAAAGAAATTATTGATAATCTAGTTACTAAATATAATTTATTTATTCCTACTTGTATGGATATTTCAGAATCACTTTTAGAAAGTATGCAAAATTATGATCCTGGTTGTTCACAAGGATGGGTCATTACAGAAACCATTAAAAATTTTGCACCACACGAACAAATTTATATTTTTTATGCTAAAAATTTATATAATCTTATTACTTGTAATTCCGCATTTTTTAAGCAATGGATTACTGATTTCATGAATACGGATAAACAAGTTACTGTAACTGAAGATATTGATCCTAAAAAAATATTTAAAATTGATGAAGATCTTTTATGTGCCCTTACAACTATTTATGACTCATACTTGAATGGTATGAATATAAGTGAAACTCCTGATCTTGCACCAAATGCAGCAAGACTTATTGTAGCATGTGCAACAAAAATGCAACAAAAACTTGATGATCTTAATGATCTTATATCAACATTTTTACATGGAAAAGAATTTATCCCAGCTATTCCAGAAAATAGATATATTAAAAGAAAATGTGTTGCCATTTCAGATACAGATTCTGTTATCTATACAGATAAACATCTTGTCACCTGGTATCTCAATGGCGAATTAAGAATTTGTCAAAATGGATTTAATATGCATGCACTAGTCACTTATTGGATGACTAAAGCAATGGCAAACCTTATTAAAGTAATGGCAAAATCTAGAGGAGCTATAGGTAAAAATATTGATAAAATTAAAATGAAAAATGAATTCCTGTACACAGTACTTATTAAAACAAATCTTGGAAAACATTATGCGGGAAGAATTAAAATTCAAGAAGGAAGAATTCTTCCAAAACCCAAATTGGATATTAAAGGAGTTTCTTTTAAAACATCAAATTTACCTAAAGTAACTCACGATTTTACAGAAAGTATTCTTATTGATATTATCGATGAAATTGAAGAGCACGGCAATTTATATGCCGGAGATTATATTCATAAAGCACTTGATTATGAAAAGAAACTTTTTGATAACATTAATTCTGGTAATTTAACTTATTTTGGTAATGTATCAATTAAACCAAAAGAAGAATATCTAGATCCTGAAAGTAGTATTTATTTTAATTATGAACTATGGGAACGTATATTTGAAAAGAAATATGGTAAAATTCATATTCCTGGAAAATATCCACTTATTCCTATCATTTCAACAAAATTTAAATCAATTCGATATTTGGATTGGTTAAGAATGCGTGAAGAAGAAATAGCTATTAAACTAGAGCATTTCTTTAACGATCCAAAATATAAAAAGAAGCAAATTACTCGTCTTCCACTTCCAATTACATTAACAAAAATTCCGGAAATATTTATTCCGGTTATTAACTCACGATCTATTGTCTATAAAAATATGGCACCATGTCAATTAGCGTTACGTAGTCTTGGTATTGATTTAGGTAATCAGAAAAAAATGCCTCTATTTTCAGATATTTATCCTTTACCAGAAGATTAAAATTATATAAAGACAAGTGGGAATTATTCCCACTTGTCTTGTATTATTACTGATAATAACTAATAACGACAATATCGTGACTCACATCAATATCATCCAGAAATTGAATGGTTGTAGAAGTTTTTCCAGTAGTACCTACTTCTTTATATGTATGTTTTGAAACATCAGTTCCACATGTACAATAAAGTCCACTTAAATATACATCTAATTGATCTTGCCCTACTGTATATGTAGGAACAGTATAATTAGTATTTGCTTTAATGGTAGCTGTTCTATCACCACTTAAAGATTGTTGTCTCGTTCTACTTCCAGGTATTGTTATATTTTTTGTACCATCAAACGATACGCCATTGATAGTCCTAGCAGTAGATAACTTAGTAGCAGTAGAAGCATTGCCAGATAATGCTCCTTTAAATGTTGTAGCTGTTATTGTATTTGTGGATGGATTTACAGTAACATTGGCATCAAATCGAGTATATTCTGTTTTAGTAGCAGTAGGTGATGCGGTACTTGTAAACAACAATGCATATTCTGCATTAGTTGTTGTTACTGTTTGAGTAACTTGATTATTAGGAGTATAACTAAAAACAAGTTTCCAGCAACCACTACTTAAAGTAGAAGTTTCATATATCAATAAATGTACAGCATTTGCTCGAATGTAACCACCAGAAGTATTATTATTATTGTAATAAACTGGTTTTGCACCCAGATCATTAATATTAAGAGTTGTTGAAGCAACAGCATTAAAAGGAATTTTAATTGCTATAATCATTCCATTAAAATAAGATGTAATATTATCAGCATTTGCAGTAAGCGTAGCAGTTGAACTTGTCTCAGTAGGAATAATTAAAGGAATACTAAATGTTTTAGTAGATGTTCCTGCATTTCCACTAACATTAATTTGTTCTGGATGAACATGACCTTCTCTTGCAAATTTGCCATTATCAAGACCAGCTGTTGCTGTTCCTGCTATCAATGGAACAGCACTACTTGCCATAGCGTGTCCATATTTTGTTGCAGAAGAAACACCATATGTGGTTGCAGTTGAAGCATGCTCTACTGGAGTTCTGGAATTACTCAATCTACTATCATTACCTGCACAAGCAGTAGTTGCACTTGTACCATATGCTACTGAAATAACACCACTACTATTGGTAAGACCAGTACCTATTTTAACATGGCCAAGAGTAGAACCAGAAGCAACAACAGTCGTATGACTTGCTGGAGCAGCACTTACATCGGCAGCTGTTAATGTATCTACAAATTCTCTTGTAGCAAGTGTTTCTAAATTATCTGAAGTACCAACTTTAAACATATCTTCAGTTTCATCAAAAACCAATAAATAGTCAGCAGCTGTACCACGATCTATTTGAATTCCTGCTTGTCCAACAGTTACACCAGCTCCAGATTCACCTTTGTTAATTTCGATAATATTATCTTTAATTTGTAGTGTATTAGAATCTACTACAGTTGTTGTTCCTTTAACAGTCAAATTTCCAGTAACAGTTAAACTATCTACTTGTACTCCACCAGTAGCTGCAACAGAACCAATAAAATTAATATTAGGAGCATTGATATCAGCTTGTGTATTTGCTGTAACAGAAACTTTTGCTCCTTGTCCAGAAGCAACCATTTTAATATCTGCTGCAGATCCTGTAGATGAAATCTGTACGGTAGATTCAGATGTAATTTGAGTACTACCAATACCTGATGTTTTTACTTGTAAACTTTGATCTTGATCAGCTTTAACAATAATAGTATCAGCACTTGTTCCAAGTACTGGAGTATCACCAAGCCATAAAGTATCAACATCAAGTCTAGCTTCTTTAGCATAGAGTGTTTTAAATCTATATGTAGAAGAACCAAGATCTATTGTTTCATCTGCGTTTGGTACAATACTACCTGTTATTGTTCCGCCAGATACTGGAATAAATTTATCTGATAATGTTTCCCAAGTAGAAGTAGTACCATCTGTATGCAAATAGTGATCAGTTTTATTTTCTATAGATGGTAATATGTTATCACCAAGTTTATCAATAACTGCTTGTGTTAATGTGCGATTAACTTCGACAATGATTTCAGCATCTATAGGAATATCATCTAAAAATTGAATAGTTGTTGATGGTTGATTTTCAATACCAATTTCTTTATAATCATGTTTGTCTGGATCTATACCACAGGCTGCTCTTGCACCATTGATGTATACATGCAAGGAATTAATGCCAACTATATATTCAGGTACTGTGTAGTTTGTATTTGCTGGAATGACATCAACACGATCACCCTTTAATGATTGTATAATATCAGCTTCTGCCGCATTTGGAACTACCGTATCAGCAGCATTTAAAATACCATCTTGAGTAATACTTAAATTTTTACCAATTTTTATATGAACAATTTTATCTGTAGTAGGAATTTCAGTTACGTGTGATATCGGGGCTTTTTGAGAAATATTTAATATTGATTTAGGTAACATATTACTCCTCAACTATTAATATATATTTTTACAATTGAATAAAAATAATATTTTTTAATTTGTAAAATAGATATTTTTCACATTATAAGAACAAGAGCCTAATAAGCTCTTGTTCTTATGCAATCATTTAAAACTAATATCCACTGAACGTAGAAAATTAACTATAAATAAAATTAATCCACCAATAGCACCTATTATCCAAATAATATATTTACTTCCAAAAAAGAAATTACTAAACCAATTTCTATGTTGCGAAATATATTCAGTATCTTTCATTTGTTGTTCGCGCAAAATTTCTACACTTTTTGAAAGATCGCTATATTTAATATTAATTTCATTTATTTTTGTGACAATAGTATCAAATTTTTCTATAAATTTATTATTAATTTCGATAAGTAAAGCTTGAGTATCTGAATCAAAAGTCGTTACATCTACATTTAGTATAGTTGTAATTTCAGATAACGTATTGATTGTTTTGTAAAAACTAGTTACCGCTTCATTTACAGCTTCTACATCTTTTTTATATTTATCTGCTAAATATTTAGGAATTTCTTGAGTTTCTGAAATTTTATCAATAATAGTAGAACAGATATATTTATGTTCAGAAATATACTGAATATTATTGCTCATTTCAGTCTGTAATTCATGTAATTTTAAAGCTAGATTCATTAAATCTTTTTTGTGATCATTCGGATGTGCTTGAAGCTGATTTTTATGTGTGTGTAAGTCTAGCACAAACCACCTCGATACTCGTAAAATGTATATTTATACAAGATATACAATTAACGATGTTTCATCATCCATCGTTGTGTATCTTTAACTTCTTCAACTTCTTTTTTAAGTTCATTTACAGTTTCTTCCACATTTTTACAAATTGATAAACAAGCAGCTGTCAATTTTGTAAATTCGTCCAATTCACGTATCATTTTTGTAAGTAATTCCTTATTTATATCACATTTATCATTACACATTGTCGGATGTTCACATTTGGAATCTAATGTTGCAAGATCATTGTTTGACATGTTTACATTCTCCAAAAATTTTATATTATTTAAGTTTACTTGAAGTATGTCTTTCCCAAGCACTGCCAAAAAAGAAACCTACGATAGTATTGATGAGTCCATCAAAACTACCTAAAGATCTATCAACAAAGCGCCATGCTTCAGTATTCATATCGTTTGAATAAATAACTACAAAAAATTGATATACAAAAATAGCAACAATGCATATAAGAGCAATCATATTTGTGGACAATCCTTGCAATGCCAACAATATAGATAGTTTTGGATTTTCTTTTGCTTGTTGAGTTTTTAAAAATTCTAAAATTTGTGTAAGTTGCCGATCCTGTGAATTTCTAGCATCTTTAGTATTTTCAGTTGAAGTAGTATTAACAATATATTCTTTTGAAAATAAATCTTTAAGATAGGATTTATTTTCTATTATACAATCTTTAATCAATTGAATTTGTTCATCAGTAAATGTATTTAAATTTTCATTTGAATCAGCAAGGATAATTCCAGTTTTTTGTTCAATAAAAGATTGTAATTGTTCGGCTTCAAACACAGATATATCAGCACAAAGATCCGTTAGTTCAGAAAAGTTCTTACTCACTAAAAGATCGTTTAACTGGTTAATGATCGTACTCATAATCAAACTCCAAAGCAAACAAATCAATTAGCAACAATCATAAAAATCAATAATAAGTATAACTGCCTGCATACCATTGCAGGCAGTTATACAAACGTGTTTCAAAAAAAAAAACAAACGTGAGCTAATCGAATAATTTTAAATATATATTACTATTTCGAATGACGGATTTCCCGTCATTTGATCCTAGTGATTATTGAAAATGCATCTTAAGGTATTTGTACATGTACGTTCACCCGGATGCTCAACTTGTAGAAATTATCGATGGCGAAGAATTTTATTCATGTGATCCTATTGGTTTTTCAAATTACATGATCTCAAGAAATGGAACTCTTATCAACAGAACAACTGGAAAAATAAGAATTCCTAAAATTGTAGAGACTACGTATCGAAAATCTAAAAGGACTCACGCTATTGTTAATTTACGACAATATGAATATCGAAAAACTTTTGATATGACCAGGAATTATGGGTATTATGTTTGTACCTAATCCTCAGGGAAAATCAAGAGTTTATCGAATTAACAATGATTCTGCTGATTATAAAATCAGTAATTTAAGATGGGGAGAATATGATCATGATCGAAGACCAAAACATATTCGTTCCACTTCTTGTACTGATAATTAAAGGAATTATTGTTATTGCTGTATTTAAAAAACTTTTAAAGTAATCTTTTTAAAAAGAACCTGTTTATAAAAATATAAGGAACCTTTAATGTACCATTCTACTAAAAAGAACCTCAGGATCGAACATCAAAAAATGCATATCAATAATCACCATATAGAAGAAGGATACAAATTGTATCCTTCTTCTATATCGAATAATCTTTATTTTTTTTTTATTTATTGTTGTTCTCTAAGAAGTGCTGCTGCATCATATCCAGTAAAGATTACATTAGCTTGGTAAGGATCAGTAAGGGATGGTATCCACTTAGTAGCAACACTTCCTTTTTCAACTTTCAAACGTTTAAGTCCAGCTTGCATATCTTCATCTGTAGCTTCAAATATAAAACATACATATGCACTTTGTGCATTATCTGGAGCAACTGAAGAAAATGACACTTGAGTCCAATCTTGATATGTATCAGCCAAAACAGTATCATTTAAAGTAACTTCAGTACTGTTTAAATGATCTTTATCTTGATAACCAAATACTATTGTTAATGGAGCTTGTCGCGCAATGAAATTACCACTAAAAGTATAAGTTTCTCCAGGAGTTACTTCAATAGACATGGAAATAAATCCATCTGGAGCATTGTTTCCTGTGATAATAAAATAACAATTGTCATCTAAGACATAATCGTCTCTAAAAATAGATACTTTATCTGTACTAAACCATCCGGTCAAATTAACAATACCTGTAGAATTGTACAACAAATTATCATTAGTAAGAACATCTGACGATATAGTATCAGATATTGTTGTCAATTGTACTTCCTGTTCTTGTAATTTTTGTTCTTGTTGAAGTACTTGTTTTTTAACTTTATCAAATTCTTGTTTAGTCACCTCTGAACTTCCAGCCCCTTCACCTGAAGAACCTTCAGCTATCCAACCATCGTGTATCCAAGACATAATTTAAATTCCTACTAGATGAATCAAAAAATGTGCATAATCTGCCGTGGTATTTTTGATATGAAATCGTACATATCTACAAATAGGAAAACGTATTTGTTCAAGTTTTGGTGTAGTACTTATAACAATTGTTTTTGTTTCATCAGATGCTTCTAGACTTTCAGAATTATCAGGAACATTAAACCATACTCCTTTTGGATAATCTTCCTTTACAACATCGATATTCCACATATTACTGCATTGAAGTTCAAGATTCAAAGTACCACTTTTACAAACGTGTTGAATAGAAATGTGACCAAATGTTGCATTCATTCTCCATAAGTCGAATACATAGTCATATTCACCATAGGGTTTGATTTCTCCCCATTTATCAGTTCGATGATCTACAGTAACATCAGGAAGCTGTATCAGATAAAATCCTGCCATATAGAAACTCCTTAATAACAATTTATATAAAAATCATAACATTGTTTACTTTCAGTGTTTAAATATATTGCATACAAATAATAAATAGGAGAGTCCTTATTATAGGACCCTCCTATAAAATTTATTTAAAAATATTAATCTCCAACATCCTCAGTTTCATAAAGTGCGGCAATCTGAGCAGCACTTGGACCATTGATAATGATGGTATCGGTGTACATAATAGCACCTGCCGCTGCTACATTTTCAGCGTCAGTTACATCAGCACCTTCTTCAATACCACCAAGTTTTGTTCTTTCAACAGCAGTCATTATTACTTTAGTAGTACCATCAGTAATATTGTCTGCTGTATCAGTACCCTTCAAGAAAGCATCAGCAAGATTAGTTCTTTCCTGAGCAGTCATGAAGAGATTAGTTGTACCTTCGGTAATGGCATCAGAAGTATCGGTATCTTTTTCAAAAGCATTGGTAAGTTTGGTACGTTCTTCAACCGTCATGAACAAATTGGTGGTACCCTGAGTAATATTATCAGAGGTATCAGTAGTCTTATGGAAGAATACAGAAGTATCCACATCCATAGATTCTTCTTCACCAACTTTTACCCATTCACCTTCAACTGGTTCAACTCCACTACCAGAAGTTATACGCCACATATATTGAGCGGAACCAGTAGTTACAGTGGGATCATCAGTAGCATCCCAAACAAAAATTATTGATTTTCTATCTTCATCAGAAAGAGCATCACGTTCTTCAATATCCTGTACCCATTTAAAAGCAGCAGGAATTGTTACATTCTGGGTAAGATCATCTGGAAGAAGATCAATATTTAACTTACCATCTTCACCAAGAACAACTACACCATTGGCAGTGTTCTGATTGAGAAGCATAGTAATTTGAGCAGCAGTAAGTTCGGAGAATGGTACGTAGCTAAGCTCATTCCACTTCTTAGCACCATCACCAATTTTCATTTTTCCAGTATCACGTTCTAAACAAAGCTGATCCTTAAGAAGTTGAGGATTTGCAGAAGTCCAGTTAGCAGCACTATCAGCAGCAAGAGTTACTGGAACTGTAATTTGTTTTACATCACTTTTAATAGTAGCCATATAAGCATCCTTATAATTAAAAAATATTATTGTAACTCCATATACGCATGGAATTTTGACTATTTAACCAGCCATAATATTTATAATCTAATTATAAGGAAATTAGTATAAATTTTTATATTCTATAGTTAATACTACCCACTAAGTGGGTAGTATTAACTATACTTATTTAACAATAAAAATATTACTTCAAATGTTTTTAGTTAATGGTAGTACCAGTAGTAGTTACAACATCATTTACGGTTGTCGTTTTGGTACCAGGAGTGAGAACACGTTTGGTAGTATAGCTGTTGACAACAGCTTCGCCTACAACACTCATGGCCTCAATCTGACAAGCATAGAAAACGATGGCAGTAGCAGCTTTAAGATTGTGCAATTTGCAATCGTTCATGCAACCAGATTCCATGATAGCGTCAATCTCTTCAATTCCGGCACGTTTGGCATTTTGAATAGAATCCAGAACATGAGCCTTTATCATAATCTTACTCCTTTAGTCCATTTCATGTGTAGTAGTTTGTACAGTGGCCATAGTCGTACCATCAGTTGATCTCGTTGTAACTCTGCTAATTGTGGTAGTTACACTAGGACAATATACAGAGAGAGGAAGATCACTGAGTATAGTTATACGAATAGGGTCAAAACCAACAACACACTGAAATTCCGCTGGATTACAACCATTGTAAGGTAAGCAACCAGCTTGACGCATTTTCATAGCTCGGTACAATCTGTCAGCACGAACGTAGTTTCCATAACGATCATACATAACAGCATTATTTCCGTCGACATCAGACATAACTACCGGCATGGTATTCCCATATGGAATAGCTTGATCAAGCTGAATAACGAATTTAGGCGTAACAAGATCACCTGTAAATCCATTTGTAACAAGCACTAATTCTGCATTGTTACGTACTTGAATAGCTGTAGTAGGAATAACCGGATTGATACGTCTATTGAAGTTGAATGCCATAACAGCGTAACTCCTTTTAATGTTTCTTTTGTTCAGCTAATTTTTTCTTAAGACGATCAGCGATTGAATCTACTTTAGTATTCACTTCTTCTTTAACAAAAGAAGCTGCACCATCTACACTGTCTGGAGGATCTGAAACGGCAACACTCATAAAGTCAGTTACTTGTTCTTCAATATATCGAACTGCTGTTTCACAAATATTATTCCAGAAAGGTTTAATAAGAGGAGAATTTACATCTCTTCCTATAACTCTACTGGCAATTTGATCAAGTTGATTTTGAATATTAGCTCGGATGTCAGGATTAGCAGCATCAGCAACGATGGCTTCAATGACTTGATCAGCGAGATCATCAAATTGCTTTAATAACATACTTATTCTCCTCCGAGACTAGTTTTAAATTCTTCTAATTTAAGTGCTTGCTCTTTCAGTTTAGTATCTTGATCTTGCATGATTTTATTTTGTTGTACGATGAATGCCTCTAATTGAGAAATTCTTTCTCCCATAGATTGGAATTCATCAGTCTTTTGTTTGTCAAGATCTGCCACTACTCTTTTAGTTGTATCAAGTAAGTTCTGAGCCAATTTACGTCCTGGATTAAGTATGAATTGTGTTCCCTCAGCTGTATGACTAAGTGAATACATCAGGTACTTCTGCAGTAAGTTACCCAGTGCGATATTGTAATCTTCATTACTTTCAACAGCTTTTCTTTGATCAGTAGACAGATCTGCAAACAATTCATCGAGGTCATTGATTACTGTTCTAGGTTGAGTAACAGGCATTTGTTGCTGTTGACCAATTCCTAGTCGAGTAATCAAAGCCTCAATATTACTTTGATTCCCGGCAGGAAGACCAAAATCAAACATATTGACAACTTCCTTTATATCCTTACAATGTAAACATAATAGGTTTCATCAACTGATACGTCCATTCTTTCCTTGCATTCATTCGCGTTAGCTAGAGGTTAAGTTAAGAGATGCTACGTTTTGAAAAAAATCAAAACTGAGAATATTTCATATTAGGCGCAACCGCAGCCGCAACCACCATTGGAATAACCAGACCAGGCACCATCATAAGCAGCAACTGTATTGACGTGTCTGGAGAGAAGGATATTCTGACCAGCATTATAAGGATCAGCCATCTGGCAGGGGCTGATGAAAGGCTTACCACGAACAACGTTGCAAGTAGCCTTTTCGATATCAGCTGTGGTAAGAGCACGGCTAAGAGCGAATTCGGCATCTGTACGCTGCTTGTTAAGTTCGAAGGTAGCGCCAGTCTGAGACTGAACGAGATCGAATCTACCGTTAGTACGGCAATCGGCCAGATCGAACTTAGCATCAGTACGTTGCTGTGCCATAGCGAACAGAAGGTTATTAATAACCTGGTTCTTTTCATCAACTGCCTTGTTGACTGCACTTTCTTTTTCTAGGGCACATGTACGAGACATGATGGGGAAGATATATTTGTCAAGCATTTGAAGTTCAGTTTTGTAAGGCTGAACAGCAGCAAATGTCTCCAGATCGCAAGTGCGACCCATCATGGGGAACAGATACTTATCGAGCATCTGTAGTTCCGTAATGGCACGTTGCCCATTTTCCATTTTGGTCTGGCAGCAACAAGATTGTCCATTATTACCACCAAAGAGATTGCCGAGCAATCCTCTATTGGTGCTGCAGCATGAATCACCGTTGTTATTGAGGACACCACCCTGGAGAGCAGCTAAAGAGAGACCACCAATAGCTAAACCAAGAGCAGTCTTAGCGGTTGCAGAAGCTTTACGCTTTCCATCGCAAGCATTGTAATTGTCATGATCGTAGCGACTCATAAACTACCTCATTGTGAAGCCATGTCTACTACCTCAAAGAGCTTTCGTTACAGATAGTAACAGTTATTGTAATACTAGCAAATTCAAAATCCACACATAACCCTTTAACCCAATTTCATCCCTGCAGTAGATGAAATTGTTAAGGTTTTATTTTGAATTTACCAGCTCTTTTACTTATTATTTGGAATTTACAATCGGACTCAATTCAATCTAATATCTCTAACGTCAATTTAAATTTTTTCCGTTTTTATATATTTGGCTATACATCGGAAATATTAACGTGATTTGATATATTTTTATTTGAATGAGTCCGATTCTTTCCATACCATGCGATCCACTTTTATACTCAATATGTACAATACAAAAAAAAATCATCTGTACCAGGTTTTCCCCGGTACAGATGACATGTAATTAGTTTTTTTTTTACATACCTAAAAAATCAAATAAATTCGGTTCTTCTTGTGTATTTGAATCAGTTGTAACTGATCTTGCTGCAGATCGTACATATTCTAAAGTAATATATCCTGAATATGCAGACCAACTGTTATTGTTGTTTTCAGGTGTAGTCGAAATATAAATACTCGTCAAATCACAAGTTATATAAGGATAGGAAAATGAATTGTTAACCACAGGTAAAAATGAAATCTTACCATCTGTAGATTTGACAGAACCCGTAAATGATATAATCTGTTCCAAATTACTTATATTGTGATTAATAGTAATTGTTTCTCCATCATTAGGTAAGTTTACAATATGTATAGTTTTTCTATAAACATATCTTCCATCTAACCATTTTTTTCCAGTATTAAGTTCCTCTAAAGAATATCCAATTGCTTCTGTTTGAACATAAGGTGTATCTATCCAAGTATCAACTCCATTCCCTATTTTAAATTTAATAGGATCAACATCACTTGTAATAAAAATAGCACCTTTCATCAAAATAGGATTTTTTGTTTTCCAATTATCTTCTGTATCTATTGGATTTCCAGCAAGAATATTCTTTTCTTTAATTGTAGGTAAGAGAGAGAGTCCCATATAAAAATACTCCAATAGTACTAAATGTTCAAATCAAACACAATTGCAAAAATGCTGTGATCGATCGCAATATCATCATGAAATTGGATAGTTGTGGACATCGTACCAACTGTACCCATTTCTTTATATGTATATAAATCAGCGTCAGATCCAGCTATACAGTGAATACCATCAATAAATATCATTAATGTATTTGATCCCACTTTATATGACGGTACTGTAAAATCTGTATTTTTTGGTAATATTTCTGCTCTTGTATTTGGCAAAGATTCTAATTTAGTACCAACAAGAGATATTTTTTTATTAATTGTAGTAGCTATAGATACATCATCTGTTCCATCAAATGACACTGATCCTGCCACATCTCCAGTAAGAGATATAGTTCTTGCAGTAGCTAGTTTAGTAGCAGTTCCTGCATTACCTGTAATAGTAGTTTGTAATGGATGAACATGATCTTCTGCTGCATATTTAGTAGAAATTCCTATTGCTGCATCACCATTTGCTTTAGGTAATTGAGTAGCTTTTTCTATGTTATCCAATTTTAATTTATCTGCAGAACTCATCCATCCAGATGTCACCTGTGTAGCATCTGTTTTATTCATTAAATCGTGCAAATCAGACATGACATGTCTGATTGCATCATTTGTATTAGATGGTGGGCAACCTTCACTGATGTCAATACCATCAATACTTGTTATATCATCTGGATTTGGTTTAAAATCATTTATCGACATACTCATTATTCCTATATTTAAATTTTTTAAAATATAAATTTTCTTTATAAATTATCATTTAAGCATAAAATTTTCATTTTTAATATCAGAGTATATACGATGCCTCTAGAGGCATCGTATATACTTATTATGTTTAATTAACGAAGTTTTTTATATTCGTAATCAAGAGGTGTTCCTGTCGCAATACAGAAAGAAAGTTTTTTAATAGTTTCAACGTACTGCGCATTCTCTTTAATAAGTCTTTCTTTATCACTTTTTAGAATTTCAATAATTTCTTTATACTTATCAATGGTCATAGCGTCTTGTCTGGGATTTGAAAGTTCTTTAAAAAGTGCATTAGGAACAACAACGACATCTTTCTTTGAAGGATATTTACCACAACCTTTATGTTCAGGACACCAACCTAAATATTCACATCTTGGACCAACATTATCGAAAAGACCAGGATAATGAATTTTCATAAGAGTAGCCATCATCTTAGCAACATTACGTATTTCCCATTGAGCTCTCTGACAAAGTCTCATTTCAAGGAATCTATATAGTGCTGCAAAATTAAATGTCATTTGAATAGATGTTTTAACTCCTTGCATCAATACAAAACGTGCATCTTCCTTTGGAATATTGAGTTCAACAAGTTTAGAATAAAGATCATATACATTAATCATTGTAGTATTATATCTAGATTCTATTTCCGAATTCTTTTCAAAAAGTTTCAACATAGATTCTGGGATAATTTCACTATCCCGTTCTACTGGTGTATATCTTTGAGAATTCTGTGCGATCCCTACCCCTACACGTGTTCTGACAAGTTGATGTGACATTGTTCTTGAACCAGTAATAACAAAAGTCACTGAACCTTGTTCTAAACAAGAAGTATGACCACTTTCTTTTTTATCCAAAATAAATTCAACAATTTTATTTTGCCATTCCGGATTTACGTATTGTACTTCTTCAGGATAATTTTTAGCTAATTCATTAGACAATTGTGAATAACAATGTTTATATGCATAATAAATTTTCATCACATTGTCGTTCACTATATGAGTAATGTTGTCTTTAGCAAGAATTGCATCAAGATACATTACTTTAATACCCATTTTTTTATTATTAAAAATTGCATTTAAAACACTTTTTTTCGTAGCAGATACATCAGGTTTACTCATTTTTTAAATCCTTCCTTATGATAACAAGTTTAAAATTAAAGGAGAATTGTGTGGACTACATTGCCAAAATAAATGAATTGCGATCTGTTTCTATTGAAATTGACAATCTTATTGTCAATCAATCATGGAGAGTAAAATACTCCAATGAAGAAGAACCAGATAATCAAACTATATTAAATGAATGTTATTTAATAATTTTTGATGAATTAAGAGCACTTGGAATTTATATAGACATGGACATTTCAGATGCTCTACAAGATTATTACACTGCAGATGGTTTTGTAGCATTACGATTGTTTTTAGATGGAGATACTTTAACGGAACATTTTAAAAGATATCCCGAAGTTCAGATAAAATTTGAATCTCTTCTTGATACTTCCGATATTAATGATGAAGATTATTTTGCAGGATTTTACAATTTATACAAAACATGTTTTCCAGGAAAGCAAGAATATCTCATTATAGAAAGAATTGAAGATACTATTTATTCCACTAATGAGTTTAAAAATCACATTCTTGGTGTACTTCGTGATGCAGTTCCTTCATCTACAATAGTAACTGAATATGATGCTGATTTTCTTAAAGCTTATGTAGAAAAAATTATAGCTGGTCAAAAAATTTTTGATTTTGTAGTAAAACTTATCTGGGATAATATTCCAGATATCAATAAAGTGCAACTACAACGAGATATTGATACTTACGATTTTGAAAAAATTCAACCTATAAATATTAAAAAATATGCTTGGGCAGTGATGCATGAAAATGATGATACATTGACAGAAGAAGAAAAAGTATTGCAGGAAAAAATATTACTTCATCACAAACAAGCTAATCCACATCACATTGAATATTATCTTGTACGACAAGAAAAACCCAATAAAACAAGTATGGTGGAGCTTGTATGTCATCATGCTGAAATAGGAACAGATAAAGAAAAATTTATTCAAGAAGTAAAAGATATGGTTAAACAAGGCGAAGGACTTCTTGATGATTCGGACATCCAATTTATTTATTTTGTAGCAAATCAGGTTATCAAAACATATTTTAATGTACCTGAAAATTACGCCAAATTTAACGACGATCCAGCATATCAATTTGATTTTGATGTAAATTCTGATCCGTATACTGGAGAATAAAAATGCTTTCAAATGCTAAAATTACTTACTTAACATCAGCAAAAAGAAGACCTCAAATTCAATCACGAAAATATTGTAATGAACTTTTCGCTATGGCTGAACTTCCAGTTCTTGTTCAGCAGAGTAGCGATATCAATGGTGAAAAAATATTAGAACCTGGAACATTTATTCCAGAAAATGATTTGATTTTTTCTAAAGGAATAAATATAAATTTTGATTATTATCAAGAAAACTATATTCTTACTTTTATTGGCAACTATCGTGGTGCTATAACAATACAAGATAATCAATTAGGATGTCTTATTTTATCTCATAAAGATGAAGCTCCATATGCCCTTTATGACAGTTTTTTTCTTACTCCAGAACATATAGATAACTATAATAAAGAAGGTGAATTTACTACTGTAGGAAAATGGATAGCTAATCAATTTGTTCTTGTAAATGCTTGTCAAGATGCAATTCCATATATCAATACCAAATGGGATATTGAAAAAATTGAAAACACAATTGCACTACTTGTCAGAGATGGTAAATTAAGTGTTGAACAAGGTGGAAAATATCTTGACAATATGTTTTTTCTAAGCAGTGTATTTGGAAGCATAGCTGTTCCAGTGTTCACTGAAAAGGCTCTTGTTCCTAATCAAAAAATATTAGATCGTAGAGAAGAACTTTATAAGAAGTATCATGATAAACTTGATGATCCTACCGTTATGTCTATGATTGAACAAGAACTTATTACTATGGACAAAGAATATTTAAAAGATGATGATTCCATTGGATTTTTTGGGGATTCTGGTAAAAAATTTGATGTTCATAGAAAAAGACAATATCTTGTTGGTGGTATGGTAGAATCATTTGAAAACACCAAAGGCAATTATGATTTTATTCCAAAATCACTTGCTGAAGGTTGGGATCTTGATTCATTTGTAGTACTTGCAAACGAAATTCGTCGTGGTTCTTATGATCGTGGAATTGAAACTGCTAAGGGTGGCGTAGTTACTAAATATATGCTTCGCTTATTTCAAAATTCCAAAATTACTGCCGAAGATTGCGGAACAAACCATGCCATTACTATTAATATAGATGAATCCAATTATAAAGAATTTATTGGCAGATATATATTTATCAATGAAAAATCTACAAGCATGATGGTACTTAAAGAAGAAAACAAAGATCAGTTCATTGGAAAATCAAGGAGATCGCGCAGTCCTATGACATGTGAACAAAAAGATGGTTATTGTTTTAAATGTGTTGGTGATCTTTTTAGATCCTTAGATCTAAAAGCTATTGGAGCATTGCCACTTGAACTTGGTGCTGCATTTTTAACACTTAGTATGAAAAGTATGCACGGTACAGCTATGAAAACATATAAAATTACTGATCTTGATGAATTTGTTATTTAATCACATTCAATGTTATGTAAAAACAAATTAATTTGAATTCTCATTTATTTATTAAACACAATGTAAGGAAGATAACAATGCCTGCAGAAAAAAATACGACTCCCGCTACAGTATCCACAGCTACTATTATTAAAATGGGTAAAAAGAAGAGTGATAAACCTAATACAACAAATGAAATAAAAGAAGTAAAAAATGAACCCAAGGTAGAACCCATTGTTCATACTGCTGAAACTCCTAAAGAAAGGATTTCTGTTACTACTATGAAACCTACCGTTACAACTGCTAAAACCACGACTACTTCTGCTGAAAATATGACTACTGTTGTACCTACTGAAGTACAATTTATTCGTTCATATATTAAAAATTATTTAGATATGTACAATACACCACGTATGGCAGATCGTAAAAATTTAATGAAACTATTTTCCAGAGTTATGATTTATGCCATTAACAATCAGAATCAAGTCAGTGTTCTTAATGAATTGACAAGATTCTTTAAAGACAATAAAAATAAAATCTTGTCTTGTGAAAACGCATTACAAGGAATTACTTCTTTAACTCCAAATATCAAAGAAAAGGTACAAGTTGCATATACACTTATGTATGCTCTTGTTACTCGTTCTAAAGAACCACTTAATTATAGCTATGCTTCTGATGTTTTAGGAAACACAGGTTTTGTTTCTTATGTAAAATCTCGTATGCCTAAATAATCAATCGATACCATTTTTAAATATATATAATTTTATTAAAATAAGTGAGCAGTTACATCTGAGGGAAATTTCCCTCAGATGTAACTTATCCCAAGGAGTATTCCACAATGATTCAGGTTAACCGACAAACCCGAAAATACTGCGGTTTGCTGATATTAGCACGGAGGTCATATGCCTTGATTTATATTGGATTTTTACTATAAGTTCCGTCTCTTACAATAAAAACCAAAATAAACATATCAGCATACAATATATTGGTGTATTTACAAATAAACATTATTTTAAATATGGAGTTATTATGAAATCGATGTCTGTTGAAGATGTGATTGCTTATCAAGTGTTTATTAAGAGCAAAAACTTTTCAACATTACTTAAAATGGCTATTGACAAATATTGTACTGATCTTGATAAAATTACTGAACTTCAAGAATTGCTTTTGCAAAAACCAAAAGAACTCATTGAAAAATATGAAAAAGACGATAAAATTTCTACAATTGCACTTGCACTTGGAATAAGCAATATAGTAGACATTTATAAAAAACGAAAGCATATTGATAAACTACAATTTATTCAATTGCTACACACTTGTCGTTTGCTATTGCCAAAAGGACTTAAAGATATAAAAAATGCATCAAACGTTGAAAAAGATGGTCTTGATTTACTGATTTATTGTTTGTGTAATAAACATCATTTTAATTACGAAGATCCCTGCGATGTGATGTGGGCAATGTCTTATGGTCATTGGGAATATATTTATGATCTTTTAAAAGAACAAGGAATTAATATTTAATACTATTTTTATATATACTGATGGGGAATATTCCCCATCAGTATATTTTATTTGATTTCATAATCTTTGGGATCAAGTTTACATTCCGCATCATTGATAGGAGATATATCTTTATTAGAAGTACATTGGGCTTCCAATTCTCGTAACTCATCTGGATTAAATGGATTGTCTGGAGAAGCATTTTCTTTAGGTGATTTTACAATTTGAGAAGAACTGATTCGAGAAAGTAGTTCTGTAACAATAGCACCTGTTTGAGTATTGTTGGTAAGTTCCTTTTGTTTCAACCGAACATTAATACGAGATATGAAAGATTTTTCTTTACTTGTGAGTAATCGATCTAATGAATCAATTGCTGATAATTTTGCTGAAATAGCTTCAGGATCAGTATTTTCAAGATTTAAATTCATGGTAGAAACAGCATCAGCAAGTTTACCGATAGCAATGTTTCTTAATGTAGCCACATCATTTAATACAAGATCATTTTGATCAATCAAGCTCTCAATAGTAACTTGATTATTAGCATCTGTATTAATAACAATATCTGAATTTGTCATGAAATATTCCTTTTTATATATTAATACTGATTTTATCGACAAATATGTATATTACATATCATTTTATTTGATCAATAGTAATCTGTAACAAAAAATACATTCATTAAGGAGAAATATTTATGGCAGGTACAGCAGAAGCATTGCTTATTGTTCATTTGTTTTCTTCAGCTTCCGGAGTCCATCTAGTAGATCGTGCATATGAATTTTCATCAATGCAAGAATGTATTGAAAGTCTTAAATATGCACAAGTTAAAGTTTCTACTGGTGGTGACGCGGAAAGTGTCGGTGCGCTATATTGTGTTCCAAACGAATCGTTTAATCATTATAGTTATTTTAATGATAAGTATCAAAAAATAGTTGTTTTACCAAATAAATAAAACTAATACCTAGGAAGGGAAATAAATATTCCCTTCCCTATTTTATTTTTTTTTGTTCAAAAAGAGTATAGACATATATTATTTTTCAGATAATGTTGTACTTAAAAACAAGATGAGAGTATAGTTTGTACAAGTAATTTTCCTACCACTGCAAGGAGCATCACTGTGGCTAAACAGAATTATACTGAAGATAATATCCAGAAAAAAAGTTTCATGGACTGGGTTATACTTCGTCCTGAAAACCACATTTCAACAACAGATGAATATGGTCAATTTCATCTTCAAAAAGAAATTTTTTCAAACAGTATTGACGAATGTGAAATTTCTCCTGGTGGTGAAATTGCAATATATTTATTTTTAGATAAAAAGAAAAATACATGGCAAACTGCTATTCGTGATAACGGTCGTGGTGTTCCACTAGGTAAACTCCGAGATTCATTTATGTCGGAAATGACTAGTGGTAAGTTTGACAAAGATGCTTATATAACTTCTGGTGGTTTGAACGGCGTAGGAAGCAGTGTTGTCGTTGCATTATCTGAACATTTTAAAGTTATCTCCAAACGTGATGGTAAAATTGGGCAGTTATATGTGAATAGAACAGAAGAAAAAGAATGTACTATTATTAAAAATCCTAGACATTTAGATCATGGTACTCTTGTTGTATTTGAGCCCAGAAAAAATTTCTTTAGTAATGTGGATGTATTTATTGATTCTGGTTATGATCAATTAATTCATCTTGCTCAACTTATTTCATTGTTTTCTCATAATACTCACATTGTCATCAAAATGATCAACAAAAGTATTGATCCTGCATTTTGGACAATGGGTGCACTTGAAGCAGATGAATTTATTGAGAAAAATTATGATCAATTGTTTATTCCTTTGATGGATGGCGCCGATTATAATTCTGTTATTGCATTTCTTAAAGAAACTTGGGGAGTAGATAGTGACTTTATTTGGTCTATCGAAGATCAATATCTAGATTATAAGTATACTGGTGATATTAAGAAAGATATTGGTTATACACTTAATTTATATCTACCAAAAATTCATAGAGCTCTTTGTGCAACAACCTTAATCAACAATGTTCCTATTAAAGATCAAATGTCTTCACCTATAGTAGCGATCACACAAGCTATTAAAAATAAAATATTTCAGTATATTGAGAATCCAGAAATTCAAGAATATTTTTTAAATATTTATAAACTGCCTATGTGCATTGCTGTTTCCGTAAAATACGGTGATGTAAAATTTGACGGTTTAGCTAAACATGCTTTTAAAAATACATTTTTTGAAAAAGAATTTCTCAAGATTCTCAATGATGATTTTAGTGCATTAGATCCTATTATTTGGGAAAATTTATACAATTCTATTGAGAAAGATATTGAACTTAAATATAATATTTATTATAACAAACCTTTAATAACCAGTAAGAAAAATTCCGGTAAGCTTTCAGTAGAAATGGGATCTGTATTTTACGGTTGTAGTTCTAAAAGTGGCAAAGATGCTGAACTTTTTATTGTAGAAGGAATTTCAGCTGACCATATTGTTACCGCCAGAGATACAGATTTTCAAGCAATGTATATGATTTTTGGTAAACCCATCAATTCATATAGAAGTGCCAATATCAATAAAAGAGGCGGAAGTTCTCTTTCTGTTATTAGAAAATATCCGGCATACATGAAACTCATTGATATTCTTAATATTCAGCCTGGACAAACAGATTTGTCAGAAGCTAGATTTAAGAAAATCATTCTCATGTCAGATGCTGATGTTGATGGTAGCCACATTAGAGCACTCAATCTTGGTGCACTTTATATAATCAATCCTCTTATTATTTCTTCTGGAATGGTATATCTTGCCAATCCACCACTATATGAAATTCGTATTGGAAATGATAAAAAAGCTAAAAAGAAATTTGTTCGTGATAAAGAAGATTTTATCAATTTTAAAATTGAATGTCTTTACAGACCAACTCTTAAAATAAAAATCGGTGATGGTAATGTATTCAAAGAACCTGTAGAATTAATTGGAGATGATTATACTACATTTTGTCAACTTATCATTGACATTGGTGAACGATTTGATGATGTAGCTAAAAGACTTGCCATTCCACATATCGTTCTTGAAAAATTAACATATCTTACAAGATACATGCAACCTGGAAGAGAAAATTATGAAGAACTAGTCAGTGCATTTGGTAAAGGAACCAAATACAATAGTCGTCTTAATGCATTAACTGTCATCGATGGTGACAATGATGTATCATTTCATTTAGATGGAATTACAACAGCTCTTTATGATGAAGTACTTCCGGCATTGCACGCTATAAATTGGAAACATCTTAATATATATGCCTCTACAATTTATAGCAATTGTCTTAAAGATACAAGAATTTCCATTACTCAACTTTATAAGATTTTTGAATCATTAGATTCGAAACTTTCAGTAACACGTCAAAAAGGTCTTGGTGGTATGAGTCCTATGGATCTTAAGGAAACATGTCTCAATCCTAATACAAGATTGTTACATCATGTTACTGGTATTGGTGATTACAATCGAATTCAAGCTCTTCTTGGAGATGAAGTTAGTGCAAGAAAAGAAATTTTACAACGACGTGGTCTAGATTAAACATATATATCATTCATTTAACGTTATATAAGAATGGACTCTTGTTTTAAGAGTCCATTCTTATATTTTATTTATAACATTATAATTGGGAGGCATGTTGATTATGTTTCATTCCGTTTATTCCGAACCCACTGTAGAGGACATCAATTTTAGTCAAGCATTTGAAAAAGCATCTGAATCAATTATTACACTATCAATTAACACGTATGATTTTAAAAATCATATTTCTCTTATTGAAACAACCGAGCAGTTTACAGCTAAACAAATCAAAGACTTGTTGATTATTTTTAGTGTGGGACTCGTCGGAAATAAAAAAATGAAATCTGTTCTTACCGACGAAAATGCTATTGTTTCTATGGCACTTTCTCATTGGTGCAATGCTGCGTATAGAAACATAAATCTCATCTATAGTTTCATTGATGAAAAACTTCCATTAAATAAGGAATTTCGTGATATCTATCTTACTAGAACACTTACATTTTTAAATGAGGAGTATCATAACTATGATTATAAAAGTTATACTTATGTGTATATTTTTCTTACAACTCTATGGAAACTTATCTCTAATTTTTCAACCCGTGAATCAGGAACAATAACTAAATTTAAATCTATTTTCAATAAACCAAAACCCAGTTACTTTTTCATCAATTCAAGCGATACAAATCTATGCAAAGCAATTAATACCTTTATTACGTGTAGTGAAGCATATCTTAATATTTCTGAACATGCTCCGGAACTTGAAATAACTTTACAAACAGCTAAAATTCAAAAGAATATTATTCATGCATTTGCACATATTGTCAAATGTGGACTCATGCAATTTAAACAGGATTTTATAAAGGAGGAATATTTAACCGAACAAAGTATTGATGAATATATTAATCGGTTGAATAAAATTCATTATAAATTATAGCCTTCCCAAAGAGTACAGACCAATGAGTGAAGAAACACCATCTTTGAAACATTCGTTTTTACAGAGGTCAGCACAAAGAATACAACGGGTAAAAGCAAATATTACTCCAATAATACAAATAAAAAAAGGAAATCCTTTTTTTACAAAAGATGATATTTTCAAAACAAATAATCCAATAGCAAGATTGTGTCGATTCATATTTGTAGACAAACAAATAACTGATGTTGAATTATATGAAGCACATGATCGTAATGGAAGAGCTTTACAAAAAATTCCTAGAGACATAAATACCGACAAAGGAAATTTAAAGAAAGCTCTAGAAAAACCAAGAATGACTGTCAATCAACTTGAAAAAATTTTAACTATTTTGGGATTTCAAATAGTAGATCTCGCATATACTCTTAAAAATCCAACAACTGGAGAAATATCGACATACAGCTTAACAAAAATAGCCGAGTTCTTAGAAGAATCTCAACAAGATTCTTGGAATGGAATAATTGTAAGTAGTGAAGAAGATGGCGGTACTGTTTGTGATGAAAAAGATTCAAATCCTCCATTGGACGATATTTAAGAGGTACGCAAACCATGTACAATTTGATCCGTGATAAATGGAATAAGTTTTTTACTCAATTTCGAAAACTATTTATATATTCTAAAGAATACATCAATTCTAAATATGGTTGTATACCTATCACTAATGTTGGTGTTATTCTTGTAGACAATAAAATTTGTCATTTGCTTATTAGTGAAAATCTTAATATTCCAAATTATCTTTGGTCAGAAAAATATAATTGTTCTTTTAGTTTCAAATATTTTCCTGGGCGTAATAATTTTGAATATGGTATTGTATTTAATTCAACAGCATGGAACAATAAATATCGGGAGTTTATTCTACGTCATGAATTAGGACATATTCTTCTTGGACATGTAGATAAATCAGTTAATTATGAACTCACTAAAAAGGAACGAACACGACAAGACTTTGAAGCAGATGAATATGCAATGAAAGCATTACGAATGTCATCTGAAGAAGTCATCCATATTCTCAATTGCATTATTCCAAGAACAGTTCACGATATTCCAACAAATCTTCACGATCGTGTAAAACATCTTAAAGAATATAGAGAAATACCAATGGTATAATTTAAAACTAAGAGGGATTTGATGTTTATTACAAATCCCTCTTAGTTTTTAAACTTCAAGGAGAGATTTTAAATATGACTATTAATAAAAATCCTTTTATTCGTAACCTTTTTGATGATGTTGATCTTGAATCTGCTCTCAAACAAAATAGACGTAAATCTACGAAAAGGGAAAAATTCTCGTTTACCGATCATCGTCAAGCAACATTCAATGCAATTAAAAATCAAATTCTGGAAGATTACTGTTTTATCAACAATCTAGATAAACAAAATCTAACCAAAGAAATTTTGGAAAGAATACATCAGCGTGCAATTACTATATTTAAAACAGATTATCCCAATGTACAACTTCCGGAACATATACTCAATTATACCTTTGTTTCTTATGATGATATTTTAAATGATATCACTGATGAAAAGAAATTTAAAAGTACCTATTTTCAAATCGATGAAAATCCTACATACTTTAAATTTCTTTCTATTGATCCTAAATATAGCATTAGTCAAACCAATTATTTTGCAATAGTAGTCAGTGAGTTATCAGTAAACGGTCAAAAAAGAAAATTGCAACTTGCATATGACCTTTTTACTGGAGTTTGTGTAGGTACTCCTGAAATGGCATATCGTCTTTATTTTGAAAAAGGGGTTGAAGTTGCCTATCCATTAAATCCAACAAGAAAAGTTGCTAATATTGGCATACATCTTGACGGAACATGGTCTGGTTGGACAAACAATACTTTCCGTCATTTTAATATTGGTGATAACATAGAGGAAGATAAACCTACTATCATTCAATCTACTCAACAATCTAAAGCAGCAGCTATTCATTTTGTACAAAAAATTTTATCTCAGCAAAAATAATATTTTTTAATAAATCTTCTTTAATGGTATAGATAAAGGAGAAAAAAAACATTATGGAAACTTATTTAGCAATTATTCAAGTCCGTGCGAAATTTCAGGAACATGATGGTGAACCTGGTTATCATGTTATTTATCCAAGTGGACAAGAAGATTGGATTCCATTAGAACTTTTTGAAAAATATGCTTTTCGATTACGCGAATCTACCAAAATTACTACTGAAGATGTAAATCGATTTATAAAAACAGTAGAATCGGAGCAAATTGATGATCGTACAACTTTGACAAAATTAACTACGATAAGTGGCGTTGTTGATTATAGAACAAGTACTTGTGTAAGTCCAGAAAATTATAATACATCTATTGGTGAGCATTGTAATCTTACTCGTTTACAAGATGGTATTTTCGAATTTCTTGGAAAAGTATTAAAATGGGGATCAAACGGGCTTTCAAAATGATTCATCCTATTACTGTTGTCGTTTATACCACTAAGGAAAATTGTGATACCACACAATTTGTTATTGTTCCTGATAATTGGAACATTGATATTCCTGGTATCAACCATTCTCCAGCAAAATGTTTATCTGATTTTACCGACTTGAAAGATGAAGTAACTCATATTTTTTCCACACTTGACAATGGAAAAGATTTATTGGAATCTTCCTGGTCCACTACTAAAACAAACGAATATTATTTAAGAAAATATTTTAATGACGATAAATATTTACACAAATTGCTTGTTACTCTTTTTATCGATTCTTCTGAAATGTAATATGTAAAATACAGATAGGTAGTGTTTTAGCACTACCTATCTGTTTTATTCGACATTTCTTCAAAATTCTATACAGAATAGACTTTACCTATTACTCTAAAGAAGGAATGTTTATCGTGGCAAAAATAAAATATAACACTGAATTTAAATCAAAGGATTTGTCAGCAGATCAAGTAGTAAATATTTGTATGACGGATTATACGCTTGATGTGGCAGCCAATAAAATACCTTCCATATTTGATGGTCTTAAAAAAGTCCAAAGAAGAGCTATATGGGTTTGTAGAGATAGTCTTGATAAAGATATTCCTATGATGACTTATATTGGTGATGTGCTTAAATCACATCAAGTCGGTGATATAAGTGTAACAAATGCATGTATGCGCATTGCACAAGACTTTTCTACATATGTTCCTATTTTGTATGGAGAAGGAAATATCGGAAGATATGAATTTAAAAAAGGGGGTGCTCCACGTTATTTAAAGATTCGTATTTCTGATATTGCTAAAGATCTTTTTTATACTGGAGTTAATTTAAAAACGCTTCCCATGACTTCTACTATGGATACCATGGGTCTTGAGCCAGCATATTTTATTCCCAGACTTCCAACAACACTCCTATTTGAAACATTGACTATTGGCGTTGGAACAAAGTCTCAAATTTTGCCTTTGTATTTTGATAATGTTTGTGAACTTGTAAAAAGGTACATTGATGAACACGCAAAATATCCACTTCATACCCCAACGTTCTATGGGTGTGAAAATTTATTTATTCCAGATACTCCTATTTTTAATACTATCCGTAATACATCTTTATTGCTTGATTCATATAGACGAGGAATTTACGATGCTTCTGTTCAAGTAGATGGAGAAATTGAAATTTCCCCAAATACTCTTGTTATTAAAACTGTTCCTTGTACTATTTCATTTAGTAAAATTACAGAAGCTATTGTAAGTACTTTAAGTGATAAAAAATCTTGGCTTGCTGAAAATTATACGGAATATGTCAATCTTGCCAATGAACATACTAAAGGTGCTCTTTCTATTACTTTCAAACGTAATGTAAATATTTTTGAAGCTCTTCAAAAAGTAAAAGAAGTCATCACTTTTACAACGGGAATAAAACCCATTTATAATTTTGTCAATAAATATGGTTTTGAAGTACAAGCAACTCCACCAAGTCTTATTGATCGTTGGTATAAAGAACGATACAGTAGTCTTGTAGGAGGTATCAAATATAGTCAAAGCGACAACATCAAAAGTATTTATGAAAAACAAACTCGTTTGTTAGTAGCTGATCATACAGATGAAGTCATTCGTATTCTTCGTTCTGATAGAACAAAAGAAGAAATGTATAAAATTCTCATGGATAAATTTGAACTTAGTAAAAATCAAACTGATGTTCTTTTCAATACAAGTATTAGTATTTTAAGTAAATTTAATAAACAAGCATTAATTAAAGAAATTGAAGCGTTGTACATTAAAGCAAAAAATCTAAAAGATATGCTTGATGATGTTGCCAATGTCATCTATAAAGATGCTGAATATTTTCAAAAGAAATATCATAGACCTCGTATTGCCAAAATAACACCATATATAGGATATATTTGTTATCAAGGAAAACAAATTTTACAATTTGATAGCATTGACGAAGCACTAAGTTTATTGAGTAAATTTCCTGATAGCACGATAAAAATGTTTTGTGATGAAATGCCTCATAGATATTTAGTTTCAGCAAAGCCAGTTATAGAAAAAGTTAAAGATTCCAAATTTGATATTCCTAAAGTAGTAGAAGGTTCTACTATTTTAGAATCCCCATCAACAGATATCTATACATTGTGTATTAAAGATAAAACTATTAGCTGTGTCAAAGGACTTTTTAGTAACAATAGTACGGATACATTGTTCATACCAATCACTGAAAAATTTACTGGAATTAATAAAAATGGTACTATTGTCAAGATGAACGTTAAAGATGCTGCAATACGAAAAACAGCTGATGCTCATGGTAAGATGAGTGATCTTATTTATGCTATTCCATCTTGTTATAAAAATCTATTTATTGTTCATATGAACAGCATAGATCCAGAATTAGTTCGTTTTGATTATATAAAAGTAAACCAAACAGAACGAGTTATGTTTATTGATTCTGGAGAAGAAATCGTTCTTGGAATCATCCCTATTGGAGCCGGCAAACCAAACGAGTTTATCTTTAACTTTCCAGCATGGTGTCCGTTTAAATTCTTGTATATTAAAAACTTTAAAAAATTACAAAACAACAAAACTAACTTTACTTGTACCATTAATAGAAGAAGTAAAAGAAATGATACTGTTCGTTCAATGATTGAATTATAAGTTCAATAACTTTTTATTGTCAAAATAAAAATAGAATACTTCACGGAGAAAATTCTCCGTGAAGTATATAAAGAATAATTTATTTTTTTTTTCGTAAAACATTATTCACAATCAAATAAGAAATTATATGAAAATTATCTTACATTTGTTGTCTTATAAAAAATAAGGATACTTACAATGACTGAGAAAAGAAAACTTGTCCAAAATAAAATTTTTGAATATATGGATTCATTAGATGATTCTGGATACAATCGTGAAAGATATGAAAAAATGTTTGCTAATATGTCCGATAAAGAATTTGATGACTACATGAATGATTTAAAAGACAAACGAACAAAACTTATGTTATTTACTCCAAACATGAAAGTTGTTCTTAAAATGAAAAATATTATAGAAACTTCGAAAAAGACCAATTCCATTATCTTTGATAGAATTTGGATGGTCGATCCTGTAACCAAACAAAAATATCTAACCAATTACAAGTATCTTATTTTACGTCTTCCTATTAGAAGAACAAGACAATTTCTTATGCATAAACTTTCTGTCGCAGAATCTGACAAACGTATAGATTCTTTGACTGGTCAGGTTGTTAAACCTGATGCTGCATCTTCTATATCTTTCGTTGAAGCACAGCTTCTTTATGCTAGAGGTGGACTCGAAGATGTTCTTGTTGAATTTATGAAAGTACGTGGTGGTGATATACATGCCTATGCAAAATTTAAACAACAACTGGAAGAAAATGGTTCCGCATATTTATCTTCGTTGGATGATAATACCAGAGTACGTAGTGCAATCGTTATGTCTACTATTTTAAAATCAATGCTTTTAGACAATAATTTAGCTGATTAAACAAAGGTGACTTATGCCTGATATTTCTGGAGCTGTCAACACTGCAACAAATGTAGCTAATAATGTTACTAGTAATATTGAAAATACTCTTAAAGCAGCAGCAATGTCCAAATTAACTGATCTAATGGGAAAAACTGGATTATCTGCTCAAAGTCTCCTTAATGCAGATCCATCCAGTATTGCAAAATCATTTACAAATACTGCTACTAAATTTGCAAAAAGCACAGGTGTTCAAGATTTATCTTTAACTAATATTCAAGATTCAATTTCAAAAACAGCTTCTACTGCTACAAGTAATCTGTCTGATATGGCAGGTGGTATTGGTAAAATGGTAAATGGAACTTCCACTAACCTTACCTCAGGTCTTAGTGGTGTAACAAAAAATGCGGAAGAAGCAGTAGTATTTGTTACTTCTACAAGTAAAAAAGCAATAGATACAGTAAGTCTTCCTCTTACAGATACATTATCTGGTATAACTGATTTTACTTCATCCCAAATAACTAAAATTTCTTCTATTACTGGAAGTATTGTTGGAACTGCCAGTAATGCGGTTAAAGCAGTTACATCAACTGTAGGTGGAATTGTCAATGCTGGAATACAAACAGGAGCACAAATTCTTGGATCTGTTACAAATGTAGCTAATACTGTATTAACACCAGTAAAAGATATAACAAGTGCTGCTGAACAAATAACCAATCCAAACAATGTTGCTGCAATTGTAAAAAATAGTGTAGGTAGTTTACCTTTTGGTCTTGGTGATGTTATTGCAAATAAAGCTGAACAAGTAGCAGGAAATCTCCATGATAAAGTTTTAGATATTCAAGGAAAACTTAGTTCAGTTACAGACATAAATGCTCAATTGGAAAAAATTGCTGGCGGACAAGCAGATACATTATTTAACCTTTCTGACAGTAATGGAAACTATGTTTCTGGATATAGTAGTTCCGGAAGTTCATTAAAAGAGATTGGTGCTATTGCTTACGATATCAAAAATCTTTGTCCAGAAATCGATACTGGAATAAATGATATTGTCAACTTTGGAGATATGAATACTATTTTTGATGTTCTTGTCAACAAAGCTATGCAAAGCAATGCCGGAAAATTACTTGAAGCATTAAAAGATTGTGGAAAGTACGGAACATCAAATACCACTAGAGTTGTACGTCAAAATCTTGATAGCGTATCTGCTGCTGGAGATGCATACACAGTGTCCGTAGCAAGTGAACTTATTGGGAACAGTAATATTAATGATACGACGTTACTTGCTAAAAATACTATTGCTTATAACACATATGACGAGAATACAAAAAAAGAAATTGATGATATGCTTGTTCAATTAGATGTTGATTACAATTCTCTTTACAAAGATACTTCCTATACAAAAACAAATGTATATGATGCACAATCTATGATCTATCTTGCTAATACATCTACTGGATTCATAGATTCTAAAATTGACAAAGAAACAAGAAATACTGCGTTAAATGTGTATAATTATTATACTACAAATGACAATAAAAATGTTTTTATTATTTAAAACGGCACAAGTATACTCAGGAATATAATTCCTGAGTATACATTTTATTCAAAGTAAGTTTAAACATATATTATTACTTTGGTATCAAATATCTTTAAAATTTTAACAAAGTGACGTAACTATGATTAAATACTTACATCCAAGTCGAGTTTAGTTATGTCCATAGAGAGTGTAGAAGATACCGAAGGATTTGTGCAATATCCTATCGGAAATAGCACCACTCTATCCTTGTTCATGGAATTAGGCATTCATAACTACACTCAATACGTTTTGTATGTCTGTGATTCACATGGAAACTGTTCAACTTTAGATCCCAGTCCAGGTGCAGGATACTCAAAACAACATGTCGTAATTTCACATCGAAAAGTTGAATTGAAAAATCGACAATTCAATATGAATGGTAAAGAAGTTCCTGCAAACAAAAAGGGATTTTCTATTCAACAATACATAATTCCATTAGAAAAACTTACAAGCGCAAATTGTATCTATCTTCCTAAATTGGAATTATGTATCGGCTTTAATGAAAAATGGCTTTATGAATTTCATCCAAAACTTCATCATAACATTCAACGAAATATTCAAACTGTAAATAAAATTTATAGAGATGGTATTGAATCTGCACCAATCAAAATCATTGCAAATGATCCGTATGGTAGAATTCAAAGATTATTTATCAATTGGGGTCAGCATGTAGTAAGTATAAATGTATCGAATGAAATTCATCAACAAATGTTTTGTAAGGTGTATATTGGTACACAACCCGGTGAATATTCTGAGTATGAAATGGACTTAAACAAAATTTTATCTATGGAGAATAATGATTGTGTAACCAATAAGGGTGTTTTCTGTATTGCTCCAACAGCACAAAAAGTATATGCTTGGTTACAAACAAAAATTAATTCAAAAGAAGAATTATTCACAAAAGCGGATGTTCAAAAAATTATTGATAGTACCGAACAAAAATCTAAATTTAATATCCGTACATTAGAAACTAAAATTGATCAGCTTGAAAAAGAAATTTCATTCCTTAAAGCAGAAAATAAAAGTTATGTAGATACAATCAATAGCTACAACTTAAAAGATATTGAAGCAGAAAAAAGAAAACTTAATGAAGATAAGCAAAATTTTGAAAGAGAAAAAATGCAATATGCTTATGAACAAATGAAACATGAACGAGAAGAAAGTCAACAAAAGAAAGACTTAGCAAACATTAATTATTGGACAAATATAGCAAAAGCCGCAACCGTAGTAATTCCAATCTTAATTACTGTCGGTGCAGTTGCAAAAGGATTTATGTCGTCTACTAAATCATAAGGAGAACAAATCGATGTCATTTCAGATTTGGGATGATATTATCGAAGAAGTAAATCATCGTATTCCAAATTTAAACGAATATTTAATTAAACATTATCGAAAAGAACAAATTGATAATTGTATCAATTACATAAAAATGACTTTTATTGAAGCCGCTAAATTATTTGAAGGTGAAATTAAATTTAAGGATTATCGTATTTTACGCCCGGATGAAAGAATTCATGAAATGCTTGATAATCCAAAATATGCACCTACAATTGACATTACTCAAACTGAGTTGATGCTTGTTGAATTTCGTTTCGAAGTAAATAAACAAATTTTTTCAACTCTTATTTATCTGCCTTATTTATATAACGATGCGATCATTATTAATGGTAGTAAGTATTATGTACAATTTGCATTGACTGATAAAGTATTTTATCATATTTCCAGAGAAAATGGTTTAGGTATTAAAGTACTTCGTGCACATCTTCGCTTTTGGAGAAATTATCGTCACAGATTTCAAAGTGTTTCAGGACACCAATATTCTGATAACATACTTATTGTTAAAATTCATATGAAAGATAGAAAAGCTACTGTTGATGATATCAAAACAGCACTTATTCTATATCCTCTTTCAAGATTTGGTTGGAATTCAACGTTATCTAGATATGGTATTGTACCAAACCAAATCCAAATGACTACGCAATATGACGATAATGATACTGAACACGAATATTTCATTATTCGAGAAGGAAAAGATAAAAACGATCGTCACCTTTTTATGAAAGTACACAAAAGTGTTCTCTCTACCAATCCTACGATAGAAGAAAAAATTAAACTTCGTGTTGTGTCTGCTATTCATTATGTATTGCAATATTTTGTTCGTTGTAAAAATACTATTTATACAAACAATACCGAATTAGCAGATCTTCTTATGAATGATCCTGAGCATACTGTTTGGCAAATTATTCTTGGTAGAACTATTTATGGATTTGATTATAAAACTGAAATTCAAACTTGTGCAAATACTATTCAACATCTGACAAGTTTAAAAACATATCTTGATCCATATACCAAACAAAAACTTGATGAAATCAATGTTCATTGTAACGACATCTATGATCTTATTGATCATATTTTTGTAGAAATGGACAATTATGTAATTAATTATTTTCCAGCAGATTTGTATAAAAAGAGATTGAATGTTTTAGATCTACTGCTTGGTAATATTGTTCAGGGAATTTTTCATAGAGTTTATTCTCAAACAAACAATCGTAAAGGAGGCAAAGTTACAACAGACGCCAAAGACATCATTGCTTTGTTTAGAATGGGAACAAAAGCAATTTCTCAAATTCATAAAGCTACTGGTGTTATTGCAGGTAATCCATCCGTATATAACGATAATTATCTTGTTACAGTTGGTTGCAGAAAAACAAGAGCTACATTTAGTACCCCAAATTCTAATAAGAAAAATGCTGCAGGACAACTAGAAGGTAGCACCAAAGGAAAACAAGTTAACCTCATGAGCAATTCTACACACAGATATCATCCGTCACAAACGTATGTGGAATCTATGTTACACATCAATCATCAATCTCCAAGTATCAATGGAACTATCAATCCTTGTGTTCCTATTGCTCCAAATGGAGATATTATTAAAGAACCATATGCAAGCGATATTGATAAATTAGCCAAATTCATTATCACCGAATAATCTTTTTCTAAATATGGAGGTTATACGACAATGGCTCGTGATGGTGCGCACATTGAAGATGTGTTTATGGATATTGCTGGAGATTTTGTTGATAAACTGGAACGTAAAGAAAATCTCCCTTCTCAAGTAGCAAATGAAATTTATAGAGCTATTGAAAGTAATCTCGATGCATTGTTGAGAGATTTTAAAAGAAGTGAATTTTATCCAAGACGAGGAGATATCACTACTCAAGATGTTGGAGATTATATTTTCGAAGCAGCAGGTCCAGATATAGCAAATCAAGTACTTCGTGAAATTGAACGTGAAGAACGTCGTGCTTATCGTAGAGATTACAGAGACGATAGAAGAGATTATAGAAGCAGAAGATCTTATCTTAGAACCGATCGTGGAAATGATGTTGCTATTAGCAATGCTGGATTTGTAGCAGCATTTAAACAAAATAATCCTGAATTCAGTGAGCAACGTCAATCTGAAAAAAGACGTTCCAGAAATAATAATGAAGAAACTTCACGTAATACACAACAAGAAGTTTCACAATCTCATAACTTAAATCCGAACAGCATCGCTAGAGTTATTGGTGTAGACGATAATGACATCATTATCAAGAATCTTATATATAGTGAATCTGAAAATGATAGTAATGTAAGAGAATACAATCAAAATATTTGTTTTATTGTAGATGATGGATCGTTTGATAATGGACAATATAGTATCAGTTATAAAGAGATTGCTTGCCAGATTCCATTTTACAAAAATGTTGATGCCATTCAAATGATCAATGATACTGTCCCAGATACTATTTCTCCTGCAATTTATTTTAATAATTTCATGTTTGATTTTGTACAAACAGTTAAACTTGGCGGAGCTAATGACGTTAAAGAAGCTAGAGCTATAATTGAAAAGATGGCTGAGCAAATAGAAAATCTTCATTCCATGAGTGATATCAATAAAAAGATTGTACCTATTTTCAATTTAATGCAATCCACTCCGGCAAGAGAATATCTTCAAAATCTTATCTTCAAAGAATTCAACAATCAACATTCATTATTCTTATTTAGAGTAGACAATCCAAAACAAAGTTTGGAAATTTCTACTTGGCAAGCATTTTTGTCAATGGCTGGTGCCACTAATTTTGCATATATTGAATCGTTGAGTACTCAAATAAAAACTGATTTGAATACTCTATTCTTTGATATCATGCTAAATACGTTAAAGACTTTATTTATTCCAAATTATGGAAATGCTGTAATAACAGCAGCCAATGATAAAAATGTCATTGTAGCAAATCCTGGAATTACTCTTTCTTCTGGAAAATATACGGTTCGTGATTGCTGCGACATGGAACCTGAACTTTGGAACAATCTTGCTGAACGTATTGATAATACGTATCTCATACACAAAATTCGTAGACGTATTGTTACAACTAATTTGGATATTAGTTCTGCAAGAATCACTGGAAATGCTTGCATTGAAATTGTAAAGCCTACGCATCCTATTCATGTATGTCTAAAGAAACTTTGGAACAAACCAGCAAATGAAGTTGTAGAATGCCCAAAACTTATTGTATATACACATACCTCAGAAGTACCGACACCTATTGCAGTACTTTCATTTGGTTGTCATGTTGAACGCGGTTATATCAAAATTACTCCAGATAAAAGATAGCAATAATTAATAGGATATACTACCAGGGAATTCCCTGGTAGTATATCCTTATTGTACGATATTTATTTTTTTTTACAAAAGAAGAACGTTACCATCTCCAATAGTAAAGATACGACTTCCGTTATACGTAGGAGATACAATGGTTGTACCAGTATTACAAACCTTATATGCTAATTGAGTATAAATTGCTTCAGTATATGTAAATTCCGCATTATTAGAATCATACCCTTGAACAGATCTATCTTCTCCAGAATAAATTCCAATTTCAGAAATCTTGGCCATAGTCATATCGCCATCATACAAAACCTCAATGGCTTCAAGAACTTCACTACCAAGCCAATTAAGCTCAATTCTGAATGATACATTTACTTCAGTAATAATACCATTTTGAACACCTGAGGTAGTTGGTTTTACCGGAACTGGTGTAAGATCACTTGCGGAAATTTCATAATCTGTGGTAATCTGTGTATCAGGATCTGTTTGTAAAATTTTAACTGTAGTATCAAGTGGAGTAATTTTCTTTAAATAATAACAATAATAATCAAGACCATTAACAGTACGTCTTACACGCATTCTATAATTAGCTCTCTCCGCTTTAGTAAGATCTTGATCAACTGGAACACATCTGATAGGAATAGGTTGATATAAATCAAGCTCTTTTGCTTTAGGAACATAAGGTTTACCCTTATTGGTATCGTCAACATTATAAAAACCATTAATACCTAATCCAAAATAAAGAAGAATAGGTACTATCTGATTATGTTCTTGATGATAATTCTGATATTTAAAATTAATCGTAGATTGTGGAACAAACTGATACTCTGCATTGACTGCCGATTGAGTACTATTCAACATCCACATAAGTGTTTTAGTAATAATTTCATTGTCCTTATCGCTAACAGCCATTACATAGCTCCCTATTTAAAAAATATAAAATATAAACCCATAGTTATAATACTTATACTGGTGCTGCTGCAAGATTACAACCAACATGAAGTTTTATATTTGAAGTATCTACTATTTCACCATACGATTTTAGTATTTTCATTTGTCTCAAATTATGGCGCGCACTATCTTTAACGGATACCTGATTAAGTTCTATTCGATTAAGATCTTTAAAATCATCTATTTCAGCATTTTCTTCAATTCGATAATTTTCAAAATTCAAATCATATTCTGATCCAATTAAAGATGTATAGATAGTTTCGCTAGTATCCATCTTAAACCAATTACTACCAGCGCTACCAGCAAAGGCATCAAGATCAGATGCTTCTTCAGTAAATAAAGACGAAGACGATTTTGTAATATAACTATATTTCGTTCTGTCAGTATCTAAAAACAATAATCGTTTAGAACACAATTGAATAAACAATTGTTTTATTTTTCTATAAAATTCAGTATCATCAGTTAAAGATCCACTATACGATTTAAAATCATCTACTGTTTCTATAGGAAGAAGATTGCTTAAAATTTGTTCGCAAAGAATATGGTAATACTGAGGATCGTTATTTAATTCATCAGTACTATCTATAAGTAATTTTACTTGTTCGTTTGAATCTATCCAATTTTGATAATTTTTATGAGTTGTCAAATTAATATCTAATGTTTCATGATTAACTAAATATCTGCTATAAAAATGTAACATACAATCTTGATATCGTCTATTTGCAGAAGAACGTACTGCTCTAGTATGTTCTATTCTTACTGTAAATTGTTTACCAAGATGTGTAACAAAATCACTAGCTGATTTAAATGGTCCTGTGCTAAAAGGAATATCCTTTATAATTTTATTAACATCAATAATAGTATCAAATCGATATGAATAATTATTAAAAACAAATTTATCATTATTAATAGTTTTTATATCTGGTTTTTGTAATGCATAAGGAACACGAGTTGTAAACAATTTTTGAATAACTATTGGTGATTGTCTCAAATATCTATAATGAGCATATTGCCATAAAAGAAGAGCATCTGCAATTGAGAGCTCCATATTAACGCCGGTATTTGTATCGGTAAATTTAATAGTATAGCTAAGTGTTCCCTTTATAAAATTATAAAAAAGAGAATCAATAATAAATTCTGTCATATGTGCAAGATATCTAGTATCAAGTACATATTTTCTAAATTCCAATATTCTTGTAGGAAGTATATTGAGCATACTGTACCCAAATTTATCTTCCATTAATGCGCTATCATCTGCTGAATAATCTGGATACAAGTTTTCTTCATAGATTCTAAAAAGAATCTTATCCATAGTTTCAAAAGAATCTTCATCTCTAGAATTCATCGACGAATAATTCACAATAAGTTCATTGATAAATTCTGGAGTAGATTGACATTCTTGAAATTTAGGATTATCAACGCCAACTAATTCTTGATCACCATCATCACCAATTTCTTGATGGAAAAATGTATCTACTGTTTGTTGTAAAATATTCTTGCCAACAAGTTGTACTTTAAGATCTTTTAATAGATTATCAGCAAGAATTTTTAAATTCGATTTTTTACCTTTGTTTTGTAAAAGATAATCAATGTTTCTATACATAAACAAAGATTGTTTATTTGTGAGAACATCTTGATATTCTCCAAGTCCTTTAGAACCAAGATATTCCCAAATATGAAGAGGATGTACCTGTTCCGTTTTTATGTTACGAATTCTTTGTGTTGCAACGACTTGTGGAAGCAATGCTTCGACAACACCCATAAAAGCTAATGGATATCCTACTTCATAATCATAATCACGAATAAACCATCGTTCTTTAACAATCCATAAAAATTTATTTATTGCTGACATGATCGATTCTCTTTCATTTTCATATAAAAGAGATTCATCACAATTCACAATAGAAAAATCCTCCATAGCAATTACATCTTCGACACTTGTTCCAGGATAAACTATACTTTTAATGAGTCCCCGTTGTTTGGGATAAGTCAAACATAATGTGTCATATTCTTCTGAAGGTATTTTATATATAGCAGCTGTTCTTGGTGAATTATCTTTTAAATGAATATCGAATAATATTTGTTTATTTGTTTCAATATCCGTTACATACATAGGTTCGTCTAATGGAGAATACAATCCGGCAAGATTAATATAATAAGGATTGTCCAAATCACTTGTAATAATTGTACCATTGTTTGCGGATGTTTCTACCATATATTTCGCAAATGGCGAAAATTTTATAGTTAAACTATTTAAAAAATTAAAAATTTCTTTCCAATAAGCAGTGTATTCTACAGACATATTGAACACCACAATCCATATTTAGGAGATTAATATCACATGGCCAAAATTATAGATGTTTTAAAATCTTTTATGGGTTCTACACAACCAGTATATACAAGATCACAATTAATTTCTCCAATTGTAAATACAAAAACACAAACTGAGTTCATGCCAATGCAACTTTATGAATTGGCAAGAAGAAACTATGTCAGCAGAAAAAAAATCAATGATCTTACTCCAGACGATTTAAGCAGTACTAATCTTCTTAATTATTTTGCACCAACAGCGCAAAATAGTATTCAACTTGTACAAGATGCAGAACGTATTCGTGAACTAGCACCTGAAATTGTACAAGCAGAAACTGTTATGGTGTCTGCTATTATGGCACCAAACGATTTTCAAACAGCTCAACCTTATTTTACAATTGGTGGAACTCCTTATATAAAACCAGAACTTAAAGATACGATTTGTAAATATCTTAAAGATTACTTTGTAACACAATATCGTATTGATGAAAAAATGACGAATTGGACAAAAGAAGCATTATTCCGATCTGGAGCTGCAGTAACACTTATTCTGCCTGAAGGAACATTAACCAAAATGGTTAAATATATGGCAGATAACGATAGTGGTCAAGAAAATTTTACTATCGATCCCAGTCAGCTTACAGAAGAAAATTATTTACAACTTCTTCATACCAATGTATATTCTGTTTCAAAACCAAAAACACAGGGTTCAGAACATATCGAGTCTTCAATACCATCAATACCAATAAATTCTAAATCTCCAGCAAAAAATCAGAATCTCAAAGATAAGCTTACTAAAGAAAATCTTAATCTAGTTGAAGGTGTAGAATCGTTTCTTGCTCAAGAATATAAAGATTACCCGGAAAAATATAAAAAAGAATTCTTAAATGGATTTGAAGAAATTACTGCTAGACTTATTACAACTATTGAAGATGGGGATATTATAAGTATTAGTGAAAATCCGGAAGTACTTCGTTTTGGAAGTGCGGTTCGTAATTATGCTAAAACAAAACTTAATAAAAATTTAAGTGATCTCTATAAAATTGATGAACATAGAAATCAAATTTTCAATAGCAGTAACAGTAAATTGAAAGAAATGGAACAACCTCTTATTGATATGACTCCATTTTTAACAACACTTAAAGAACAAAAATCACATCCTTTTAGTATAGAACTTCCTGCAGAATCCATAATACCTATTTGTGTACCAGGATCTGTAGAAGAAAAACTTGGTTATTTTGTTCTTATTGATAATTTAGGCCATCCTATTGATGCTAAAAATTATCTTGGTGCTAATGGAGGATGTTCTATTTCAGGAAGAATAACAAATGCTTACACCGCTATGTTTGGTATGAAACCTACAAACATGAGCGGAATTCGTTCTCCTTTTATGTCAGCTACAACCAATTTTGCTCAAGTAGAAAATATACAAGATCAAGCTATTACAAAAATATTCAACTATGTTCTCGATGAAATGCTTCATCGCAAATTACGCAATGTTGGACTTCGCGATGTTGACATGGGTAAATACGAAACAATTGCTACATGCATGTTTTATAGATTATTAGAACAAAAAAGAACTTCTCTTCTTTTTGTACCAGAAAATCTCATTACCTATGTAGCATTTGATTATAGAAGTGATGGAAGTGGTAAATCGTTGTTAGAAAGTATGGAATTTATGCTTTCTTTACGAGTTACTCTTTATGTTGCCAATATCATGGCCATGATGAGAAATGCCATTTCAAAGAAAGACATTGAAGTCACTTTTGATCAAAAGCAAACCAACTATATGGCAATTTTGGAACAAGTTAAAAATGCTGTTACACAAAAACTTAAATTTAATCTTTCATACGATCCGAATAATATTGCACAATCAATCATTAGTCAAAATACTTCTATTAGAGCATTTGGTCAACCTAATGCACCAGGATTTAATGTAACAAGTACTGATACTCAAGCACAAGCTGTAAAAGCAGATACTGATCTTCTGGACAATCTAGATAAAAATATTTCCGTTATTCTTGGTATTCCACCATCTGCACTCAATGATCTTGGTAATATAGAATTTGCAAGATCTCTTATTACGCAAGATCTTTTCTTTGCTAAAAATACCATGAACAAACAAAAAATTCTTTGTGATCACACAAGTAGTCACTGTAGATCTTATTTATTGTACGATCCTATTCTTATGAAAGGATTGAAAAAAATTATTGAAGGACGAGTAACTAATTATAATGTAGATGGTGATGAAAATCAAGAACTTACGACTTCCGTTTCGCCATCTACAAACAATAAACAAAATATTCCATATTCTAAGATTATTACTGATATTATCAAAAATTTAGAAATAAAATTACCTGCACCTAATCTTGCTCCAGGTAAAGCTCAAAATGATATCTTTAACGAATATTCAGATATCATCAATAATGTTGTAGATAAGTTCTTCCCACAAGAAATTGTCACCAACCAAAATGATACTGATGCATATAACGCTTTCAAAGCATTCATCAAATCAAATCTCATTAAAGAATATGCTGTAGAAATGTTACCAAATATCAATATTAAAAATATTGATGATTACTGGATCACTTCACGAGATGAATTTTTCAAAACTCCTCGTGTTATACGAAATATCAGCAAAGCTATCCAACAGGACAACAAAGCAAGAACTTCAAATAATGAACAAGAAGGTAGTACTTCAGGTTCTGATTTTGGAAGTGGCATGGACTTTGGTGGCGGAGACGATTTTAATTTTGATACTGGACCAACCGAAGATCTTGGTGGTGGAGATTTTAACAGTGATATGAACGATACCGATTTTAACTTCAATACCGAACCTACAGAAACTTCGACTGAAGAAAATAATTTATCTCTCAACGAACCTACAGAACAATAATTAATGACATAAGTGGCAAAATTGCCACTTATGTCATCTCAAAGTATTTGAAAAAATATATTATCTTTTTAATATATAGTAAAATGTTCAATTTAACCATATAAGGATAGACACATGATTGATCTTAACAAAACTGGACTAAAAATAGCAGTTCACAATGGTGTTATGCACGCCGATGATGTGTTTTCAGTAGCAGCTATAGCTATTGTCAACCCTTATGTCAATATTATTAGAACTAGAGATAAAGCTCTTCTTGATATATGTGATTTACGAATTGATGTAGGAAATAAATATGATCCTGAAACGGGAGATTTTGATCACCATCAAGAAGGATTTAATGAACGCAATCCTGCACCTTCTCCCAAATATAGTTATGGACCAAAACTTTGTGGATTTGGTTTGATTTGGAGACATTATAGTTCCAAAATTATTCTAGCAGTACTTAAGAAAAAACAACTTATTTTAGACGATAAAGAAATTTCAGATTACACGCTTAACACTATAGCAGAAGCTATTAGAAAAAATTTAGTAGCTATTATAGATGCAGGTGACAACGGGGAATTACGATCTTTTTATCTTGATACTGGAGCATATAGGATGCCTAGTATTATAAGTTTTATACAAATGCATAATCCAGATGGTAAATCTGCAGCAGACGAAGCATATTGTCAAAAATACTTTTATAAAGCTGTTAAAACAGCTAAAGGTTTTTTGACTATGCTTATTATTAAAGAATACAATATATTTTTATCAATAAAATATCTTGATACTTTTATTGATACTAACACAATTCACGATGGAAAAATTTTAATTTTACCTTATTTTATTCCATGGTCCAGATACTTTACTGAAAATGCTGAAAAATGTAAAAATATTTATTTTATTATATTTCCTAGCAATGAAAGTTGGATGGCACAATCTACTTATTACAATAGTAAAGTTGATGCAGGAAAATTCAGTGAAACAATGAAAGATGGATCAAGAAGAACTCTTCGTTGTCCATATCCAGAACATATCTCCGGAAAAAGAGATGAAGAACTTGCCGAACTAACTCATATTCCAGATGCTACATTTGTTCACACTTCAGGATTCTTAGGCGCTGCTACAAGTAAAGAAGGCGCAATTAAACTTGCTGAATATGCACTTTCTCATATGGAGGAAAATTAATGGATCTTAATTCTATTGATGATATAAAAACATATTTGGAAAATAATAATATTGCTTTAGAAGATTTGTCAGATGAACTTGGTGTCAATTCGGATTTTTTAAAAAATATATTTGACAAAAAATATTTATTCATGGATTCTACAGATATAAACTATATACAAGAAGCTCTTTTACGTATCATAAATTCAAAATAATGTATGTATGAAGTGATTAGGAATGTTAAACCTTCCTAATCACTTCTATAACCATATAACTTAAGGAGACATTAGAAAATATTAACAAACAAAATTTATTTAAATCTTACCAACAAGTGTACTATATTTGTTTTTAAATATATAACGAGATATTATTATAGCTAGTCCTTATTAACTAATTACAAGGAGTATTGAATTATGCCATTTATAGATTTTGCCAAAGAAGAATTGAAACGTATTGGTTATAATCCTGATCCAGATCCAAATTCTGATGATATAAATGATTATGCTGTTATTTGTATTTTGGAACTTTTAGAAACTTTTGCAAAACAAGAACATTCTAATTTTTCTGCCCATTACATTTTAAAGATATTTAATAAACTAATAAAATTTGAACCGCTTTCTCCATTGACTGGAGAAGATGATGAATGGATAGAAATATACACTGACAAAGATGAAATCACATATCAAAATAAAAGATGTGCCAGAGTATTTAAAACTATTACTATTAAAACAAAAGAAGAAAAATGTCATCTTAATGATCATTATGTTTTTGTAGATAAAAATGGTGACGCTTTTACTAGTTATAAAAGTAATTTAACTATTGATGAATTTCCATTTACTATTCCAAATAAAGTATATATTCACGAAGGAACTGATGAAGCAAAAACGTGGATAGAAAAACATCAATATGATCCGTTTGATCAAAATTAA